ATTAGCAAGAATAATTCCGTTTGTACCAAATCAATCTAAATCATATGTTCAGAAAAGAGGATTAGAAATTTACGATGAACTTGAAAAAGATGAATCAGTAAACGAAGGTAAGCACGATGCTATGTTAGACAAACTTGCTGATATCGTAAAAGGTGCTAAATCATTTATGGATATTGGTAAGGAATTGAAAAAGAATGGAATCAAGTATTCATTTGGTACTAATATGATACCAATGTATATAATTGATAAGCCAGCTAAGATTGCAATTCTAAATAACAAATACGCAGATGGTGCTGAAAGAGTTGTTGGTGATACAGCAATCGGATTAATGGAAGTTGTAGTAAACGAATCAGAAAAGTACACTGTTGTTAATCCAAAGAATGGTAACGTAATGGGTCAAGGAATGAAAATTCAGGCCGTTAAGTTATCTAAGAAAATGGGTGGTGAGAAAAAAGGATACTTTGTAATTCCAGTAAAGAGCGCTTTGAAAGCAAGAAGAGCTTTGGAAAAATATAAATTTGATATCAACAACCCAAAACTAAAAGACATTATGTCTGACCTTTACTTTGAAGAAGTAGAAGGTAACAAATCAATGAAACTTACTTCTATCGTAGAAGGATACACTACTGAAGAAAAAAGAATCGTAATGATGGCAGTTAGAAAAATTTCTAAGTATATGAATGTTGATATTAAAACTGCTATGATGTATGTACTTGGTGCTGGCGAGGAATTGCAGAGAGACATCGAAAAAGGTAAGGTGAAGAAATAATGGACAAAGCAGATATCTTACAAGACATTTCAGTTGACTTTTCACAATTAGTGAAAAAACACATTAAGAACATTAGAAAACTTGACGCTAAAACACAAAAAGAATTTGGTAGAGCTTTCGGAGATATGAAAGACCTATTAGATGATTTATCAGAAGGAATTCAAAAATAACTAATTTGATTAAATTTATTTTTATATTTATAAGCACCTATCGCAATTAGTGGTAGGTGTTTTTTATTTTTAAACTACACTATATGGCAAGAAAAAAAACAAAAAAAGAATCTATGATTATACCTGGCGTATTTAAGGGAGCTAAGGTTATCAATGGAAATATCGAAGCGGCATTACGTTTTTGGAAAAGAAACCTAAAAGAATCAGGAGTTATCCAAGAACTAAAAGACCGAAGAGAATACACAAAACCAACGACTCGTAGAAGAAAACAAAGAAACGATGCGATTCGTAGAGAGTACATAAGGAGAATCAAAGAACAATAATAGTAAACACTTTATCGTTTTTGATTTTTGTTATATACTTATTGTAGAATAAATACCACTCCCATCTAATGAGTGGTCACTTACGAAATAGTAACACACTATTAAGATTCCCAATAATCTTACTGTCCAAAACAATAATTTAGGAGATTTGTAATGGCTAAATCTGATTTATTAAAAGAGGCTATTGCTGACGCTAAAGCGGTTAAAGAAACTGCATTGGCAAACGCTAAGATGGCTCTTGAAGAGGCTTTTACTCCAAAACTCCAATCAATGCTTTCTCACAAACTAGCTGAAGAGTTAGATGAAGAAGATGAAGTTGAAGAAGAAATGGAAGAAATGATGGCGGCTGAAGATTCACACGAAGGTGATGACGCTGAAGTTTCTGAAGAAGAAGCAGAGGTTGAAGAAGAGTTAGACAACGATGAAGAAGAAGAGGTAAAAGATATCGCTTCTGATGAAATTGAGTCTCACGAAGAGGAAATGCACGATGAAGAGTCTGAAGAAGAAGTTGAAGAAACTTACAACGAAGAAGAAGAAGTTGAAGAGATGATGGATGAAGAGGAAGAGGATGAACTCGACCTTGAATCAGTAATCGCTGAACTTGAAGCTTCTTTGAACGAAGAAGAAGATGAAGAAGTTGAAGAAGGTGATGAAGAAGAATCTATCGAAGAAGAATTAGACTCATCTGATATTGGTGATGGTGAAAACGCTGAACCAAGTGATGATGCTGCTGATTCATCTGAAGTAGAGAATGATGAAGAACTTTCTTTAGAAGAAATCATCTCAACTTTGAAAGAGATGTCTGAAGAAGAAGAAGTATCTGAAGAAGAAGTAAAAGAAGAAGGTTATAACGAAGAAAAAGAAGCTGAGTTAGAAGAAGCTTACAAGACTATCGAATCTTTAAGAAACACTATTAACGAAGTAAATCTTTTGAACGCTAAACTTCTTTATACTAATAAAGTATTCAGAACTTTTGATTTGAATGAGTCACAAAAAATGAAAGTTATTGAGAATTTTGATAGAGCTGCTAATTTAAGAGAAGTTAAATTGGTATTCGCTACATTAGGTGAAAACTTAAATGTTGCAAGAAAACCTAAAACAGTTGTTAAGGAGTCTTTGGCTTCAAAACCAACTACATCAACTGCTCCTAGCAAATCTATAATCTCAGAAGGTAATGATGTGGCTGACCGATTTAAGAAATTGGCCGGTCTAATTAAGTAAAATTAAAAATAGAGGAAATAAAAATGGATACAAATTCATTATTAAACGAGTCTGCCGGTTTCCAAAGAAAAATGTCTGAAGAGACAAAAGGATTGGTAGATAAGTGGACACAGACTGGCCTTTTAGAAGGTATCGAGTCTGAATTCGAAAGAAGCTCTATTGCTACTCTTCTTGAAAACCAAGCTAGAGAGTTGGTAAAAGAGGCTTCACAAACTGGTACATCTGCAAACTCAGAAGAGTGGGCTGGTGTAGCTTTACCATTGGTAAGAAGAATTTTCAGCGAAATCGCTGCTAAAGAATTCGTTTCTGTACAACCAATGAACTTACCATCAGGTCTTGTATTCTACTTGGACTTCAAGTATGGTACTGCACAACCTGGTTTTGAAACTGGCGCAGGTAAAGATTCACAAACTGACTCAGTATTCGGTATTACTGAAACTGGTTCAAACGCTGTAGAAGGTCTTTATGGTGCTGGTAGATTTGGTTACACAATCAACGAAACTTCATCTGCAGTTATCGCTACTCCTGTATCAGGTGCTATCGACCTAGGTTCAGCTGCTGGTTTCGGTATTGTAAACTACGATTCTAAGTTCTCAGCTTCAATGGCTAATGCTACTTTAAGAACAGTGTCTGTGCCTGTATCTTCATTGTCAGGTTACGATTCAGAAGGTGTAAGAGCATTTGAAATTTCAGGTTCGAACATTACTAACTACTTCCCAGCATACACTGCTATTGTAGGTTCAAATGTAAGATTCGTTGTTGAAGGGTCTGACTCAATTACTAATATTGTAGTTAACTACCAAAAACAACCAACTGATATCACAAGAGGTGATTTCGAAGATACTACTTCTGGTGGTACTGACTTAGGTATTCCAGAGTTGAACGTAGAATTAAGAAGTGTGCCAATCGTTGCTAAGACAAGAAAGTTAAAAGCACAGTGGACACCAGAATTCGCGCAAGACTTGAACGCATACCACTCAATCGATGCTGAAGCTGAATTAACTTCTATGTTATCAGAGTACATCTCACAAGAGATTGACTTAGAAATCTTAGATATGTTAATGTCTAATGCGTTGACTGAAGGTCACTGGTCTGCTAAAGTAGGTGATGAGTGGAATGGTTCAGCATTTGCTGCTTCAGGTACTGCTGCTAGATACACTCAACAACAATGGTTCCAGACTCTTGGTACAGTGTTACAAAGAGTTTCTAACCAAATCCACTCTAAGACAATGAGAGGTGGTGCTAACTTTATGGTAGTATCTCCTGATGTTGCTACAGTGTTAGAATCTATCTCAGGATTTACTGCTGCTGGTACAGGTAACGAAATGCAATTTGCTATGGGTGTTTCTCAAGTAGGTTCATTCGCTAACAGATACCAAGTGTACAAGAATCCTTATATGAAAGAGAACGTAATCTTATTAGGTTTCAAAGGTTCACAATTCCTTGAAACTGGTGCTGTTTACGCTCCTTACATTCCGTTAATTATGACTCCGTTAGTATACGACCCAACTAACTTCCAACCAAGAAAAGGTGTAATGACTCGTTACGCTAAGCAAATGGTGAGAGGTGAGTTCTATGGTAAAGTATACTGCGCAGGTTTGGATACTTTAGGGTAATCTAAATTAACCATAATGATATAAAAGGGTGGCTTCGGTCACCCTTTTTTATTTTATATCCTTATATTTATATTAGACATAGACTTGTAAAACAAAAGGATATAACAATATGCCTGAAAATACAGAGAAAAGAGTTCCAAAAGGAAACATCAGATTTTCAATTACTCTATCGGAAGAACAAAAATTAGCAAAAACCGAAATCAGACAACATCCATTTAATTTTATTTTAGGAAAAGCAGGAAGTGGTAAAACGCTACTAGCGGTTCAGATTGCTTTGGATTCGTTCTTCAAAAGAGAAGTAGATAAAATTGTTATAACAAGACCAACGGTCTCAAATGAAGATAATGGATTCTTACCGGGTTCATTAGAAGAAAAGATGGAGCCGTGGTTAGTTCCAATTCGTTCTAATATGAGAAAGGTTTACAATAAACCAAACATTTTAGAAAAGATGGAAAAGGAAGAATCCATTGAGTTGGTATCCTTATCTCATTTTCGTGGAAGAACTTTTGATAATTCAATAGTTATAGTAGATGAGTTTCAAAATCTTACCAAACAGCAATTAGCTATGGTATTGGGTAGATTAGGTAAGAATTCTCGTATGATACTTTGTGGAGACCCTCAACAAATTGATTTAAAATTCAATAACGATTCGGCAGTACACGAAGTTCATAAATTAAAAGAATCAGAATATGTTTATAACATTGTTTTGAAAGATAATCATAGACACGAGTCTTTAGATGAAGTTTTAAAATTGTTATTTTCTTATGAATAAGACTGATTTAAGATTCTACAACTATTTATTATATATTAAAACCAAGTTTGTGAGGAGTATTTAATGTCATTTGACTATACAGGTTCATTTAGTGGGTCATTTTTTGGAGAAATTACCGCATCAAATGGTGTTATTTCATCATCTGCGCAGATTATAGCTAATTTACCAAGTGGTGTTATTTCATCATCTGACCAAGTTAGTTATGATGGTACGGGATTAATATCATCATCAGCTCAGATAAGTTATACTCAAATAGCAAATAAACCAAACGTAATTTCTGCGTTCCAAAAAAACTCTATAACAGCTAATAATAGATTTAGAGAAGTAACTTACCCAACCGATTCGGGTTCGGTTTCTTCGAGATTAACTACATTAGAAAACGCAACTGATAGTACTGGCTCAGATTCACAAACACTAAGTTTTAATTCAGTAAACAATAATCTTACTATTTCAGATGGTAATTCAGTTGACCTTTCATCACTTGCTGGTGGAGGTGGTGGAGGTGGTTCATCTATTTGGTCTACTGGGTCTGATTACTATTTTGTAAATGCAGATTTACAAGTAACAGGTTCATTACACGCAACATCTTTAACAGGTTCTATTGATTATGACAACCTTACCAACGTACCAAGTGGTATTCTAAGTTCATCTGAACAATTACCAAGTGGTCTTGTATCAAGCTCAGACCAAATACTTCCAATTACAACTTCAAGTATCACAAACTTTGATACTGAGGTATCTCGCTCGGTTGCAGAAGCTGGATTTGGTAGTGGTGGTGGAACAAATGACTTCAATAGTCTAACTAATGTACCAAGTGGACTTGTATCGAGTTCGGCACAAACAATAGCAAATTTACCAAATGGCACTATAAGTGCTTCTGCTCAAGTATCATATAATAATATTTCAGATGTTCCTTCAAACATATTAAGTTCATCAGCTCAAATTGCAGATGATATTTCAGGTTCACTTTCAGCAACTGCTATTGCAGGTTTAGCTGCAGGTATTATTTCAAGCTCAGACCAAATACTTCCAATTACAACTTCAAGTATCACAAACTTTGATACTGAGGTATCTCGCTCGGTTGCAGAAGCTGGATTTGGTAGTGGTGGGGCAGGAAACGCATTCCCACATACAGGTTCAGCTGAAATAACAGGTAGCTTACGCGTAGATGGTAGAATCACAGCATTTGGTGAGGATAATGTATCCACAACCCGAAACAATATAGTCTTCCCTACTAAAGGGTTTGGGATGGCGGCTGATGGATATCAACACATAACCTTTACAAAAACAGGCGGTCAATTATCTCTTAGAGGTAAGAGTAGTGTTGGTGCTGGTGGAAGTGATGGTGTGGGTGGTGTTAGTATAGCTAATAATGGTGGTACTAAAGTATTTGAATATTATGATAGTGGCAGTAACCTCCAACGAATTAGAATGCAAACTGGCGATGGTGGTACTGACCTAAAAGTAGAAATTACAGGCGGATTGGGTATCACAGGATTCCCTAATGTCTCGGCATCTCTTGCCGAAGCTTTATCAGGTGGTGGTTCTGGTGATATTACCGCTGTAAACGCAGGTCTTGGTCTTGAAGGTGGTGCAAGTAGCGGAGACGCTACACTAACATTAGATACATCATCTACTCACTTTACAACGGCTGTATCCGCATCAGCGGCAACTGCTGGATTTGGGTCGGGTGGTAGTTCTATTCCAGATGGTACGATTTCATCATCGGCTCAAGTAATATCAAGTTTACCAAGTGGTACAATATCAAGTTCAACACAAGTTGTAGATAGTTTACCAAATGGTGTGGTATCAAGTTCAGCTCAAGTATCAGCATCGGCTGCTGCTTCAGGATTTACTGGTGACCAAGTGTTCGCCGGTGGCGTTGATATCACAATAAATTCAGCTAGTGGTCTTGTTGAAATTAGTGGTTCTGAATTTGATGGAAATAGAACTGTTTCTAATACCGACTTGCCAAGTGGTATTTATAATGTAAACTTTGGAACAAGTGGGTCATTATCAAACTTTATTGAAAAAGTATTCTTCCCAAATACTGTACCATCAATTACATCTCACGGATTCACAATCGAAGAATTTGAAGTAAGTGGTTCATCAGTTGGAACAGTTGTCGCTTCTGATGCTGAAGGTCAATCGGTAACATTCAGAACATCAAGTGCATATACTGATGATTTCTTTAGAATATCAAGTGGTGGGGCTGTTACCTTAAATGTTAAATCAACGGCTTCTATGAATACTGACAACACACCAAGTTCAGGTTCACATCCATTCTTAGTAGAAGCGGTAGATACGTTTAATGGTGTTGGTTCAAAAACAATATACATTAGAGTAAATCCAAATACTGCTCCAAAGTGGAGAGAAGTTTCAATCGCTGGTTCAGTAATTACAACATTCACATCATCTTTAAATGAAGACTCAGCCGCAGGTAGTAACAAAGCAAGAGTATTCTTTACGGATGATGAAAGTGATACAATCACAATTGGTACCGGTTCGTTATCAACTGACTTTACTAATAAATTCTCATTAGACATTGAATCAACATATGTTCAATTAAATCAATTAACGGCTTCGTTAGATTATGAAGATATAACTCAATACGAATTTGTATTGACAGCAAGTGACCAACATTATGAAGATGGTGATGATATTGAATCAATAAAATATTTACCATTCCAAATCGCAGTTGTTGATAACATTGGGCCAAGTGTAAATAATCAAACTCTTAGCGGTGTAAATGAGAATTCATCAAATGGTGCAAATGCTGGTACAATTAGTGCAACTGACCCTGAGACAAATACAATCACATTCTCTAACTTTACTTTACAAGAAGTAAACTTAGATGGTGGCGCTGATATCAAAGCAAGTTTGGATGCTGGTGCTGGTGATTTGTACAATCCCGCACGTGACCCATTCCAAGTAAGTTCTACGGGTGTGGTTACAAGAAAGATTGGAGTATTCCTAAATTCAGATGTTGCCAATAATTACATTTATGAAGTAACGGTGACTGACGCATTTAATACAACTACTGATACAGGTTTGATTACAATTCCTATCGCAGATGATTTAGCTGCATCAATTACGGACAATTGGGATTCATTACACATTATGGAATCCGTTGGTGAAAACTACTATGTTAGAAAAGAAAATGGTATTTTAGGACTAACTGGTACATTTGCCCAATTAACATCAGCCGGTGGTTCTGTGATACAACGATGGGAAGTTTCATCTACTGGTGATATGATTAAAGCAAGTAATGTTACTGGCTCTGCTACATACTTACAAGCAAATCAAAATATTAGTGGGTCTATCTATACATCAGGAAGTATTATCGCACTAGCGATAACCGCATCAGAACACTCATTTGAAACTACAAAACAATACTTTGATTACACAATTAAAGTAGAACCAAATAGTGCTCCAGATATCATATTCACAAATACATCGGCTAACCTAAATACCAATGGTGCAAGAAGTGGTAGTACTCTGACAACAATTTCATTTAGTGATGTTGAGAGTGATAGTATAAATCACGATGTATTTACGTTTACTGACCCAAGTGGTCAATTAAACTCTAAACGTAGTGGTGCTACTTACTTAGTACAAGCTACTGAAAATTTAAGTGGGTCTACAACATACGCTATTACGGCGAGTATTGAAGATACTCACGGATTTAGAACAAACACGGAAGAACATACATTTACCATCGCACAATCAACAGTGGGTACTTTGACAGGTGATACTAACTCATTTATTATATCAAATGCTGTAAGTGGTACAAATCTACAAAATGTTACTGGTGAAGGTAATGGTAGTGATTCCGACTTAAATGTATCATACTCACCAAGTTACAACTCACAAGCAGTTTCATCATTCACATCATCAAATTCAGCAATCGCAGTTGATAGTAATGGTGGGTTGTCAATGAATGTTGATGTAAGTTCAACAACATCTGGTAGTGGTGATACAATTACAACGGATATTACATTCCAAGACCAGTATGGTAACTTAGGTAGTGGGTCAGTTACTGTTAACGTATTCGCGCCTGATACTGAATTATATGGTAAAGTATATCTTTATGATGTTGGATTTAACAACGCAGCTTACAATACTTCAGTAGGTATTAGTAGCGAAGATAGTTCAACTCCACCAGTTGCTACACCATTTAGTAATCAAGGATTTGTTGATGCAATTATTAACGATAACAAAATTGGTAGTAGTTCATTTGATTATACCTATGGTTCAACACGAACTGCTACGTTACTAGCATCGGGTAGTGGAACAAATGTTCACGATGTATTAAGGGGTATGGGTAGTAGTGGTACTATTTCTCGTAACTCAAGTGTTCACTTTGTATTAATTATGCCAAGTGGGTCACAAATGTCGGGTGTACCAACAAGTACTCGTGATAGTTATGGTGGTTCTACTGCTGGAGAATATGTATTAGAAGTTGGTACTGATGGAACAACTATTGATGGTACAAATACAATCGAAACATCAGAAATTAATCAATTTGACTTAGTAACAAGTCACTTTGGGTATACAACTTGGTTTATGGTAGGTGCGGCTAATCAAGTTTCATCTACAACTAATATTAACCTTGGACTAAGCCCATCAAGTGGTTCGGGTGGAGTATAATAGGAGTATATAGATGCCAAGCTTTAATTCAAAATTAGTATTATCAACCGCAGCTCAGAATAACAATACGCGTTTAGCCGATATTGATAGAATCAGAGGTGCCTTTAGAGTATATGATACTGCTAATGAGATGAATTCTATACACCCAAACTATTTCTACGATGGGGATATAGTTTATGCTATTGATAGTGCTTCATTATACAAAGCCAATGTTACATTAGCAAATCCAGGTGAAGGTATTTATGAAGATAGTGTATCTTTTACTGAATTTTCATTTTATAGTGGTTCATTTGTATCCGCTTCATTTGATGGAGTAAATACACTAACATTCTTTGGTCAAGATTTGATAGGTTCAACTCGAATCTCATCTTCAGTAGATTTATCAGCATTGACTGGTTCAGGTGGAGGTGGTTCAGGCGATATCACAGGCGTTACTGCTGGTGATGGTTTAAGTGGTGGTGGATTGACTGGTGGCGTAACTTTAACATTAAATACTTCATCAGTACACTTCATAAACGCAGTAAATGAATTAGGATTGTTTAGAGCTACTGGCTCAGCATATTCTACAACAAACGATATAGAAATAACAGGTTCTCTTTCAATAGCGGATGGGTTATTAAAATTAAAAGAATACTCAACATTACCAACAGCAGAAGAAGGTGCTATTGCTTATTCAGCATCTTCGTTTTATTTTGGTATTGAGTAATGTTTTAAATAAAAAAAATATACTTATATAAAGTAAACAAGTTACGAATTGATATATCAATAAAATAAAGTGTTAACACAAAAAAAAGGAAAACAAAATGGCAAGTTGGAAAAAAGTCATAGTTAGTGGGTCGAATATCTCACAACTAAATAACGACTCGGCATACTTGATTGACAACGCAGGTATCCAAGCGTTAGGTGCAGGTATTGTTTCATCTTCGGGTCAGGTATCTGACTTGGCAGGTGTGAACAATAACCAAATTACCATTACGGCAGGTAATGGTATCTCATTCGCTTCAGGCGATGGTGTATTTACATTGAACCAAGGTTCTGATGAAACAATCGCTGACATCGCGGTTGATTTAAATGAATTAGGTACTGAAACTACAATTGCACAAGATGATTTTATCGCAATGGTAGACGCAACTGACAACGGTTCACAAAAAATTACATTCTCTAACTTAGAAGATGAAATCTTTGGTAATGTATCGGGTGATGCTACAATCGCTGCAGGTGGTGCTTTAACTATTCAAAACAACGCCGTTGAAGCGGATATGTTAAACAACAACATTATTTCAGGTCAAGGTCAAATGACAGGAGATGTTGCTGATACTGATGAATTATTAGTTTCAGATGCAGGTACAGTTAAAAGAGCTGACTTTAGTGTTGTTAGAGACGCGGTATTTAACGATATTAGTGGTGATGCTACAATCGCTGCAGGTGGTGCATTGACTATCGCTAATGACGCAATTGATTTGGGTATGTTGAACGATGGTGCTTTATCAGTTACTGCTTCTGGTGATGTGGCTGGTCAGGCGGCTCTATCTACTGACGCAGTTCAAATCGCATTGACTATTCAATCAAACGCAGTTGAGAACTCAATGATGGCAGATGATTCAGTTGATTCTGCAGAAATCGTTGATGGTGCTATCGATAACGTACACTTCTCAGCGGGCGCTAAAACTGCTATCTCTGGTGCATTCACTACTGATTCATCTTCATTAGCGTCAAGAATCACAACTCTTGAAGGTTCTGATTTCGTTTACGACCTACAAGTAAGCGATGGTGGTTCTGGTAATGGTGCAATTAGTGATGCAGAAACTCTTACTATTCAAGGTACTTCAAATGAAGTAACAGTTGCTTATGCCGATGGTTCATCTGCATTTACAATTGGATTGCCTGATGCAGTAACTGTAACAAACGTAACTGCATCTCTTAAAGGTGATGTAGATGGTACTGCTGGTAACGCATCAGATTTACATAACCAATCTATCACTTCGGGTGAAGCAAGTCAGATTGGTAACATCAATTCAGTAACAATCTCAAATACTCAATGGGGTTACTTAGGTGGTCAAGACCAATCAGTTGCTACATCAGATTCTCCATCATTTACTAACTTAACTGTAACTGGTGATTTAACTGTTGAAGGTACAAGAACTGAATTACAAGTAGCTAACTTAAACGTAGAAGACCCGCTTATCCTATTGAACTCAGGTTCAAGTGGTGGTGCTGATGTAGGTATTATCTTCGGTGGTTCTGGTGATAGTGCTAATCAAGGTCACGCTATTGGTTGGGATGATTCTGCTGGTAACTTTATCTTTGCAGAAGATGTATCTGCTGGTGATACCGATTGGGAAGGTGGCGGTGGTGCTATCTTGAGTAAAATCGGTGAAATTCAAACAACAAATGGTGCAAACCCATCTACAGTTTCTTTACAAGGTGTGGGTGCTATCAATGTTAGAACTGATGATGAAACAATTTGGATTTATTCTTAATTTTTAAATAAATTTAGTTATGAGTTTACATAAAAAATTAGATGTAAAAAAACAAGTTAAACCCAAAAATGTAATCAATAATGAAGTAATCCTCAAGCTCTCTCAACAAGAGCTTGAGGTTTTACTTTCTTTAATCGCAAATTCTACATTTCAAGGAAAAGATTTAGAGTCAATGTATAATTTGGCTGTAAAATTACAAGTTATGTTAAATCAAGAAAAATAAAATGTTATGAAAGCTTATGAAGGTTTAAATCAAACTGATTTGAAAGTTATAAGAATGGCTTTAGAAAAGCTACCAATCACAGGCGCTGACGCAATGATGATGGTTGACTTACAAAGAAAAGTTCAAATGGAAATTGATTTATTAGAAATTCCAAAATCTAAAAGACCTAAAAAAGGTGATATTATCACAAAAGAATAAATGAATCCCCACCTATGGGGATTTTATTTTTTAAATTTAATACTTATATAAGTAAAGTAGAATAAACCTGGTTGTTGGCCCGAATGGGAAGTGGGCACGTAAGTGTAACCAACCGCAAATAGGAAGAGAATATGCCAAATTGGAAAAAAGTCATCGTTTCCGGAAGCGATGCAGTATTAAACGAAATAACAGCATCTGGTGGAATACTCACATCCCAAGATATTATGCCAGATTCGGATAACACCCTTTCATTGGGGTCATCCACACAACGATTTCAACTGAATGGGGGAACTCCTGTTACAGTAACAGGTTCAGGTACCTTAAATTACATACCAATGTTTAGTGGGTCTACGGAGATTATGACATCTTCTATATTCCACAATGAAGAAAAGACTGAAATAATTCACGATAATGATGGTAATGATATCTTTATTGTATCTGGTTCAAATGGTGAGTTAATCAAGGTAACTGACACCATCTCAGACACCCTCTTCCAAGTAAATGATGGGTCTGGTATATCTCAGTTCGAAGTTTCTTCAAGTGGTTTAATAACAGCCGAGTCTGCTTCTTTTTCGTGGATACAAACCCCTGAATTAATTCCGTTAGCATTTGAATTCCCAAGTTTTTATCTAAGTGGATTTGCACCTTGGGCTGGTATAAATGCTACATCACTAATACCATTTGGATATAATAGATGGTACGCTCCGTATGATGGATACATAAAAGAGATTATAGTACACCCACATCAAAATGCTCTAGGTGGAAATCTTTCAATTACTCCATTCTTAAATAGCACGGGCCTAACTACACAAACTCAAACTATAAGTAGTACAGCTGGTGCATCAACAACATATACATTTGGCGCAACCAATTATTCATTTGATAGTGGCGACCATTTAAGTCTCTTTGTTAATAGAACAAGTTTATCGAGAGCATCAGGTTATAGTTTTAATGTGGTTTTAATCCTAAACGTAACACAATAAGGGGTATAGATTATGGAATTGATACACGGATTACATAAAGATACCTTAATAGAAATCAATGGAAATGTTACCAAAATCGGTGACATTAAACTTGGTGATTTCGTAAAGGGTTATGATATTGAAACGGGTCTCGTTAGAGATAACCGAGTAGTTTGTATAAGAACCTCTAAAGTTGACTCGTATTTACAAATCTCACTTTCAGATGGTACTGAATTAAAAACATCACTTGATGTAAAATTCTTTCAAAATGGTGAATGGGTATCTCCGATTGGAAACGCTTATTCGTGTGATTGTGAACACGGATGTCCAACTCACTTATTTTACGATAATGTAAAAATAACTTCACTACAATTAGTAGAAGAAGAATTAGATATAGTAAGTATAGAAGTAGAACCTGACCATAATTACTTTGTAGGTTCTATTCTAATGCATAACACCGGCCCAACGGGTGCTAAGGGTCAAAAAGGGCAAAAAGGTAACACTGGTCCAACTGGTCCACAAGGTACGAAAGGCCCGCAAGGAGCTCAAGGTGCTGCCGGGTCAAAGGGTCAAAAAGGTGCTCAAGGCCCAGCGGGTTCAACCGGCGCTCAAGGTAGTACAGGCCCAAAAGGCGACCAAGGTGCTCAAGGGGCTTCACCTCAAGGAGCTAAAGGTCAAAAAGGTGCCACGGGTGCTCAAGGTTCAGCAACCCAAGGGCCAAAAGGTGATACAGGTGCTCAAGGTGCACAGGGCCCACAAGGCCCACAAGGTGCTCAAGGTGCTTCACCTCAAGGAGCTAAAGGTCAGAAAGGTCAAAAAGGTGCCACGGGTGCTCAAGGTTCATCACCTCAAGGTGCTCAAGGTGCTCAAGGTAGTACAGGCCCAAAAGGCGACCAAGGTGCTCAAGGAGCATCACCCCAAGGAGCTAAGGGTCAAAAGGGGCAAAAAGGTAATCAGGGTGGTCAGGGTGCTCAAGGAGCATCACCTCAAGGTGCTAAGGGTCAAAAGGGGCAACAAGGTGCTCAGGGCCCACAAGGTGCTCAAGGAGCATCACCCCAAGGTGCTAAGGGTCAGAAAGGTGCCACAGGTGCTCAGGGTCCACAAGGTGCTCAAGGAGCATCACCCCAAGGTGCTAAAGGTAATCAGGGCCCAACAGGTGCTCAGGGCCTACAGGGAGCTCAAGGGGCTTCACCTCAAGGAGCTAAAGGTCAAAAGGGGCAAAAAGGTAATCAGGGTGGTCAAGGTGCTCAAGGTTCAGCAACACAAGGGCCAAAAGGTGATACAGGTGCTCAAGGTGCACAGGGCCCACAAGGCCCACAAGGTGCTCAAGGTTCATCTCCCAAAGGTGACCAAGGCGCGCAAGGTGCCACAGGTGCTAAGGGTAATCAAGGTGCACAAGGTTCATCACCTCAAGGTGCTCAAGGTGCTCAAGGTAGTACAGGCCCAAAAGGCGACCAAGGTGCTCAAGGAGCATCACCTCAAGGAGCTAAGGGTCAAAAGGGGCAACAAGGTGCTCAGGGCCCACAAGGTGCTCAAGGGGCTTCACCTCAAGGGTCTAAAGGTCAAAAGGGGCAACAAGGCGCTCAAGGTGCTACTGGTGCTCAAGGTTCAAGTCCTAAAGGAGACCAAGGTGCACAGGGCCCACAAGGTGCTCAAGGTGCTCAAGGTTCAAGTCCTCAAGGAGCTCAAGGTGCAAAAGGCCCACAAGGTGCTCAAGGTGCTCAAGGTTCATCACCTCAAGGGGTTCAGGGTGCACAAGGTGCGCAAGGTAATCAAGGCGCTCAAGGGGCTTCACCTCAAGGAGCTAAAGGGGCGAAAGGCCCGCAAGGAGCTCAAGGTGCTCAAGGGTCATCACCTCAAGGTGCTCAAGGAGCTAAAGGGCCGAAAGGTGACCAAGGGGCTCAAGGTTCAAGTCCTAAAGGTGACCAAGGTGCACAAGGTAATCAGGGTGCTCAAGGTGCTCAAGGGTCATCACCTCAAGGTGCTCAAGGAGCCAAAGGGCCACAAGGTGACCAAGGGGCTCAAGGAGCTTCTCCACAAGGTGCGCAGGGTGCTACTGGTGCTCAAGGTGCAACTGGTGCTCAAGGTTCATCTCCTAAAGGAGACCAAGGTGCACAGGGTAATCAGGGTGCTCAAGGTGCTCAAGGTTCAAGTCCTCAAGGAGCCCAAGGGGCGAAAGGCCCGCAAGGAGCTCAAGGTGCTCAAGGGTCATCACCTCAAGGAGACCAAGGTGCGCAAGGTGCTCAGGGTAATCAAGGTGCTCAAGGGTCAAGTCCTCAAGGTGCACAGGGTGCTAAGGGGCCAAAAGGTGACCAAGGTGCTCAAGGTTCAAGTCCTCAAGGCGCTCAAGGGCCAAAGGGGCCAACGGGAGCACAAGGTGCTCAAGGGGCTTCTCCAACTGGCGCTCAAGGTGCGCAGGGTGACCAAGGGGCTCAAGGTGCTCAAGGGTCAAGTCCTCAAGGTGCACAGGGTGCTAAGGGGCCAAAGGGTGACCAAGGTGCTCAAGGGTCAAGTCCTCAAGGTGCACAGGGTGCTAAGGGGCCAAAAGGTGACCAAGGGGCTCAAGGAGCTTCTCCAACTGGAGCTCAAGGTGCTCAAGGTGGAACGGGTGCTCAAGGTGCACAAGGTTCATCACCTCAAGGAGCTCAAGGTTCAAAAGGACAACAGGGTGACCAAGGGGCTCAAGGAGCTTCTCCAACGGGTGCACAGGGTGCGCAGGGTGACCAAGGCGCTCAAGGTGCTCAAGGTGGTAGTCCACAAGGTGACCAAGGTGCACAGGGCCCACAAGGTGCTCAAGGTGCTCAAGGTTCAAGTCCTCAAGGAGCTCAAGGTGCGAAAGGCCCACAAGGGGCTCAAGGCGCTCAAGGTGCTTCTCCAACAGGTGCTCAAGGCCCGCAAGGTGCACAAGGTAATCAGGGTCAACAAGGCGCTCAAGGTGCGCAGGGTGTACAAGGTGCGCAGGGAGCTCAAGGAGCCGCTGGAGCACAAGGTGCTAAAGGGCCACAAGGTGACCACGGCGCTCAAGGGTCAAGTCCTCAAGGAGCTCAAGGAGCTTCTCCAACTGGCGCACAAGGAGCTCAAGGAGCTCAAGGTTCATCTCCACAAGGAGCTCAAGGTGCTGGTGGCGCACAAGGTGCTAAAGGGCCACAAGGTCAAAAAGGTGAATCTGCGTTGGGTACAACTATTAGTGGATTGGCAAATGGTGGGTTTGCATTTAACACGAATAGTGGTTTGTTAGAGTTTTCGAGTGGTTCATTTACCGGAATTGTTCTGATGTACCAGAGTGGTTCAGTATAATAATTAAAGGTATTAATAAATGGGTTTTATAGCATCATCTGACATATTACTGAATACCCAAGGTGGGTCAAACCAAATTAATAATATCACTTCAGGTTCTACCATTATTGGTGTACAACTTAGTGGTATAAATGATACTTGGAATAATGAATCTTCTATTCAATGGACTGGAAGTTTCAATTCACCATCAGGTTCAACTAACGAAGCATCTTTTTTAACTACTACCAATGTAACAGTAGTAGGTTCGGGTAGTTCTGTAAATGCTGAAACTGTATATACATTAGAAACTGATTCTGGCTCTATAACTCTTTCAGATAGAGAAAAAATATTAACAGCACTACCCACAAGTGGGGATAGTGGTTCAATTGATTGGGATGTTTCTTGGAAAAGTCTTGGAGATATATCACCAACAAGTGATTGGTTGATACATTATGATACAACATCTAATTCATTTGAATATGTAAGAATAGAAAACGCATTTACCGAAGTAACCCAACAAACAACATATCATATCAATGTTGAACCTCAAGATATCTACATTAATGATGGATTTGTAGTTCACAACGCAAAAAGCTGGGTAATTCAAAAATGTGGTGAAGAGGATACTGACAATTTAGCAGACCCCCTCAGAGCTTTAGGAGTTGGGTCTGTAGTTTCATTTCCAAATGGTGAGTTAGATGGGTGTTGGGAAGTAATCGAGTTAACCGATACAGGTAATAGTTGGGACTACGATGAACATACAAATTGTACTACTTGTGAAAGCTCTATCGGAGGTGGAGGCGGTGATTTAGACTTAGGAACAGGCCCTCAAGGTTCAAAAGGTCAAAAAGGTAATCAGGGTGGTCAGGGTGCTCAAGGAGGACTTGGTGCTTCAGGTGCTCAAGGTGCTGTAGGTTCTGCGCCGGGCGGTCAAACCGGTTCTCCAGGTTCAGGTGGTGGCCAAGGTGCGGTTGGAGCTCAAGGGGCTAAAGGTAACACAGGTGCCGCGGGAGCTACGGGCGCAAAAGGTATAAAGGGGCAAAAGGGTAACACCGGCGCAAGTGGTGGGGGTGCTTCTAAGGGAGCTAAGGGTAATACTGGTCCACAAGGTACATCGGGAGCTCAAGGTTCTGCTGGAGCTGCTGGTAATCAAGGCCCTCAAGGTGGTAAAGGACAAAAAGGCCAAGGTGGCGGTCAGGGTGCCGCAGGTGCTACGGGCGCAAAAGGTAATACTGGTGTAACTGGTGCTCAAGGAGCAAAAGGTAATACAGGTGCAGCTGGTAATCAAGGCCCTCAAGGTGGTAAAGGACAAAAAGGCCAAGGTGGGGCAACTGGAGCTCAAGGTGCCGCTGGCGAGCAAGGTCATCAAGGCAGTAAAGGCCAAAAAGGTGAAATCGGTGGGACTGGTTCCCAAGGTGCCGCTGGTAATCAAGGCCCTCAAGGTGGTAAAGGCCAAAAAGGCCAAGGTGGTGCTACGGGTGCTACGGGTGCTGCAGGTGATACAGGGCCAAAAGGTGCACAAGGTGCTACTGGCCCAGACGGTGATACTGGTGCTACAGGTGCAGCTGGTAATCAAGGCCCTCAAGGTGGTAAAGGTCAAAAAGGCCAAACTGGTGCCAAAGGTCAAACTGGTGCGAGTGGTGGTGGAGCCTCTAAAGGTTCAAAAGGTAATACTGGTCCACAAGGTACTTCAGGAGCTCAAGGTTCTGTTGGTGCTGCTGGAAACAAAGGTGCTAAGGGTAATCAAGGCGCTCAAGGTGCACAGCCCGAAAGTGCTGGAGCAACTGGTGCTGCTGGAAATAAAGGTCAAAAAGGTAATACGGGTGTAGCCGGAGCTCAAGGGGCTAAAGGTAACACAGGTGCCGCGGGTAATAAAGGAACAAGTGGTCAAGCCGGTGCAGCTGGAGCTACGGGTAGTTCGGGAGCTGATGGAGCTGCTGGTGATACTGGCTCTAAAGGACAAAAAGGTCAAACGGGAGCTACTGGAGCCGTTGGTGTTAGTGGAAATGCTGGAAATAAAGGCTCTAAAGGTAATACTGGTAATCAAGGAGCTAAAGGTCATATAGGTTTAGCCGCGAGTAAAGGTCAAAAAGGTAATTTAGGCCCACAAGGTAACAAAGGTAATACGGGCGATGCCGGTAATAAAGGAAGTAAAGGCGCCACAGGTGGGTCAGGTGTTGGTGGTGGAAAAGGTGCTGCTGGAAACAAAGGCTCTAAAGGTAATACTGGTAATCAAGGAGCTAAAGGTCATATTGGTGTAGCTGGCGACTTAGGAGCTCAAGGTAACACAGGCCAAAAAGGCCAAAAAGGTAATACGGGCGCTGCCGGAGATAAAGGTTCTGATGGAAACCCCGGTACAGTAGGTGCTAAGGGTAATACTGGAGCTACTGGAAGTAAGGGTTCTAAAGGTGCTACTGGCGTCAAAGGCCAAAAAGGTGCGGCTGGTGATGCTGGAAATAAAGGTTCTAAAGGTAATACTGGTTCTAAAGGTAATCAAGGTACGAAAGGTGCCGCTGGAAATAAAGGTTCTGATGGAAATCCTGGTTCAGTTGGTTCTAAAGGTCATATTGGTTTAGCTGGCGACTTAGGAGCTCAAGGTAACACAGGTCAAAAAGGTAATCAAGGTGGTTCAGGTGCTGGTGGTGGAAAAGGTTCTAAAGGTAACACGGGTGGTACTGGTGTAACCGGCTCTAAGGGAGCCGCAGGTAATAAAGGTACGAAAGGTGCTATTGGTATAAAAGGCCAAAAAGGTGCGGCTGGTGATGCTGGAAACAAAGGCTCGATTGGTACTATGGGGTTCAAAGGTAACAAAGGTAATACTGGTGCCGCGGGTGATAAGGGAAGTACGGGTAATCAAGGACATACTGGCTCAGTCGGTGGTCCAGGCGCTGCTGGAAATAAAGGAGCTAAGGGAACAACTGGTATCAAAGGACAAAAGGGCTCAGCAGGTGATGCTGGAAATAAAGGAGCTATTGGTGTCTTAGGTGTTAAAGGTCAAAAAGGTCAAAAAGGTGCCACCGGAGCTCAAGGTGTTGATGGATTAGATGGGGCTATTGGAGTTAAAGGTCATATTGGTGTGGCTGGTGACTTAGGTTCTCAAGGTAATCAAGGATTTAAAGGCCAAAAAGGTACAACAGGTGCCGCAGGTGATAAGGGAAGTACAGGTAACCAAGGAACTCAAGGTGATAAAGGTCATATTGGCTCGGTAGGTAATAAAGGAATAAAAGGTCAAACTGGTAACCAAGGTGATAAAGGTCATATTGGTGTAGCTGCAAATAAAGGTCAAAAGGGTAACTTAGGCCCTCAGGGTGGTAAAGGTAATACTGGTGCTGTTGGTGCTCAAGGCGCCGATGGATTAGATGGGTCAACGGGAGCTCAAGGTGGGCCAGGTCTTACAGGTAACTCTGGTAGAACAGGTACTGTTGGTAATCAAGGTGATACTGACTCTGATGGTGATTTGGGTGATAAGGGAAGCGTTGGTTCAACTGGTGGGGCTGGTGACAAAGGTCAGAAAGGTGCCGCTGGTAACAAGGGTTCTAAAGGTAATACGGGCTTTACTGGTTATTCTGGAGCTAAAGGTTCAAAAGGAAATCAAGGTTTAAAAGGAAACATTGGTGGCGGTGGTCAAAAAGGCGCTAAAGGTAATCAAATGACTGGCGGTGGGTACTTTGAAGTATTAGATGGTAATAATGGTGGTGAATTAACATTTAAACCAAATGGATGGACAACTGGAGACCCTGTATATATTATCAGAACATTTAATAGTGGTAGTATTTAATAAATAAAAAATCATATTTATATATAAAGAAATTAGTTATGAATAAAAAATTCTCATTTAGCCGTAACTCATATAGGCAAGATGTAACTTTCAATGATTATTATTGGTTCAAAAATGGATTCACTCCCCAAGAATTAGTACTCATTGAACAAATGACATCCAACTTAGAATTTCAAGATGCTGTAACTGGCGAAGGAGATTCGGCAAAAGTTTCAGATTATAGAAAATCAAGAATAAAATGGTGTCCACAAAATTTAGAGTGGGCTTGGGTTTATGAAAAACTACATAATATGATTACTGAAGCTAACGATACTATGTGGAAGTTTGATTTAAGTACTATGGAAGAAAAAATTCAATATACTGAGTACTATGGAACTAATGAAGGTGGTTATGAATGGCATATGGATTGTGGTGTAGATATTCAAAATCAAAGAAAAATATCAGTAACTGTTCAATTGTCATCATCCGAAGATTACGAAGGTGGTGATTTAGAATTCAACATAGGTAGACATATTACAGTTCCTAAAAATCAAGGAGCTGCTGTGATTTTCCCATCATTTTATTTACATAGAGTAAAACCTGTAACCAAGGGTATTCGAAAATCGTTTGTACTTTGGGTGGGTGGTGAACCATATAGATAAATTATGAGAAAAACAGGACTTCCAACGGCTTTGGTTTATGGTTGGGATAGGTTTGGTGAACACCAACTAATATCAGATGTTTATTTTGAGGAAAACTTATATGAAAAAATAATTTTATACTCATATGAATCTTCAATTGATTTTAAAAAACACTTTGCTAAACATAGACCTGATGTAATACTTGTTATAGGTGAGTATCCTAATCAAATTTTACAAATGGGACACCACACGATGATTTCAAGTAAGATAGTATCATATGATAGTATCCCAGCCGACAACATTTTGGCTAATGATGTAGTGTGTCAGTCAACATTTTGGTCTTGTAAATCACAAAAAGAAGTTTATGGTGATAAAGACACACCAATATTATCAGTATTTACTCCAGCGTACAAAACAACTGAGAGGATTTTTAGAACATATGAAAGTTTAGTAAATCAAACTTATGAAAATTGGGAATGGGTTGTTGTAGATGATTCACCCGAAGGTCATAATTTAACTTGGGAGTACTTACAAGATATAGCTGAGACTGATTATAGAGTTAATATCTATAAAATGAGTCCAACTTCTAATGGAAATGTTGGCGAGGTCAAACATAGAGCGGCGATGTTGTGTAATGGTGAGTGGTTATTTGAATTAGACCACGATGATGTCCTTATTTCAACTTGTTTGGAAGATGTTTTAAACGCAAGTAAGAAATATCCAGACGCTGGGTTTGTTTATACTGATGTAACTGAGATTGAAGCCGATGGGTCACCAAGACAATATGGTAGAATTGGTGATGATTGGTACGCACATCCTGAAAATGGATTTGTTTGGTCGTATGGAGGTCATAGTTGGGAAGAATTTGATGGGCAAAAATGGTTAACACATCATTATCCTGAAATAAATCCAAAAACAATACGATTTAATATCGGAATGCCAAATCATTGTAGAGTTTGGAATCGAGATACTTATCATAAGATACGAGGACATAGTAGAAATATATCAGTAGCTGATGATTATGAGTTAGTTGTAAAGACATTCTTAGAAACTCGAATGATTCACTTAAAAAAGATGTTGTATGTACAATATAATGATGGTAATTCTACAGTTGACAACAATAGAGTTGATATAAATCGTAGAGCTAGACTAATTAGAGATTATTATGACCCATATATTCACGAACGGATTCAAGAGTTGGGTAAATTTGATTGGTCTTGGGATGAAGAAAACAATAAGTCATACCAACTTCAAGCTTGGATGGATAGAAGTAGGTATTTTGATAGAGAAGAAGTATTAAATTATATAGTAGAGTAGTATGAGAGTATTATTTTGTTTAGGTTATCAAAAAGAATCAATAAATAAACAATATTGGTTAGAAAACGGACTTGGTGGTTCAGAATATTGTGTTATAAAGTTAGCTGAAGAGTTTGCACAAAATGGTCACGAGGTAATTGTATCGGGAGATGTTAATTCCGATTATGATTCTGGTGTTACATTCACGGAGTATTCCGATTTAGAGGGTAATACTCACTTTGATGTTGTAATCGCAAGTAATTATATTCATTATTTACCTCTATTGGATGATTTTGGTATTACATATGACAAATCTTATTTTTGGATACATAATAATGAGTTTTATGGGTGGTATAATGGTGAAATGTTACCAAATAATGGATTAGACTACCTAAAAGACAATAGAATCACAAACTTTATAGCAGTATCAGAATATCAAAAGAATATTTTGTGTGATACTTACAATATTACTCCCACACGAGTGAAAGTATTGGGAAATGCTATAAGTGTATCTGATTTTGATGAAATTGACCAAGAAAAATATAAAAATAAAGTAATATACACATCAGCAGCAGATAGAGGTCTTGAAAACTTATTAAAAATTTGGCCTAAGCTAAAAAGTATAAATCCTCAACTAACTTTATGGGTAGCATCACCACCATACGCTATGGAGTGGTATGATGACTATAAAAAAGATTTAGATGATGTTAATTGGTTAGGAAGTTTGTCACCAAGAGACTTATATAGACAAATTAAATCATCCGAGTATTGGATTTACCCATCAAAGTATGATGAAACATATTGTATCACAGCCCTTGAAATGATGATGGGTGGTGTAAAGATAATATCTTCAGATACGGGTAATTTAGTGTCACTATTGGGTGGTAGAAGTACTTTGGTAGATTCAACCTTACCAACAAACGCAATGAACGAAGCAATTGTATCATCTTATTTATTCTTAAATGAGCGAGATGATATATCTTCTAAACTTTTAACTTTAGCTGAAGAATTTGCTAGAAATCAAGATTGGTCAATTAGATACAACGAATGGATTGATATGATAGAATCATCAAATAGATTACATCCTGAATTATATAGTTACTATGATAACCCAGATGAGTGGAAGCGTAAGTTTATAGCATATGCTATGAGAACAAAAGAATGGGAATTGATAGTGGATGAGCCATTTGATAGTTGTTTTAATTTCCCACTATTTACAGCCGACTTTTGTAGAATGATTCGTGAAGAAGCCGAACACTCAAACTCTTGGACTGTTGATAGACACGAAAACTATCCTACAACCGATATGATTTTAGAAACAATTGGAATGCAGGATATTTATATGGAAGTTCTTCGTGAATATGTAATGCCACTTGGAGTTTATATGTGGGCATTGGAAGGACCTGGTTGGGATAATTTAACATCTGAAAACTTTTTAGCTAAATATACACCAACTGCTCAAGGTCATTTATCAATCCACCACGATAAGTCAGACATAACGTGTTTGGTACAACTTTCAGACTTAGATGAGTATGAAGGGGGTGGTACTTGGTTCAGAAGACAAAAGCAATTAGTAAAGGCACCAATAGGGTATGCTAGTCTACATCCTGGAAATATTACTCATAAGCACGGAGCACGAGCTACCACCGATGGAACACGATATATCGTAGTTTCTTTTATGAATAATTTGGAAAGGTAAGTATTACCATATTTATATACATAAAGGAGATGTAAATGTCAGTAAATATTCCAATATGGCCAGGTTCTGGTTCATTTGTCACAGGTTCATCAACTCCTTTCGGATATTTTGATACGGATACACAATTCCAATCAGACGCACCGAAAGTAGCTGAATGGTGTGCTAAGAGATTAGGATACCCAATCGTTGATGTTGAACTTCAAGACATCAATTTCTTTGCTTGTTTTGAAGAAGCAACAAATGAGTATTCATCTCAAGTGAATCAATATAGAGCTAAGGAAAATTTATTATCACTTCAAGGTTCATCTTTGGATTTGGATTTATCAAATACCAATATGAACAACAATATGCAAAACTTAGTAAATATCGCAAAAGATTATGGTACTGAGGCATTGAGTGGTGGTAAGGTTACTGTCTATACAGGTTCTTTCCAAATGGTTGGTGGTCAACAAATTTATGATTTGGGTAATGCTGATGTTGTTGATTTAGAAAGTGGTTCAGTTTCAAATGGTGTAACTCTTCGTAGAGTATACCACACTCAACCACCGGCAATCATTAGATACTTTGACCCATTCGTAGGTACAGGTCTTGGTTCACAACAAATGTTACAAACATTTGGATGGGGAGCTTATTCACCGGGCGTATCATTTATGATGCAACCAATGTTTGATGACCTTTTAAGACTTCAAGCTATTGAGTTCAATGACCATATTAGAAAATCATCATTTGGTTTCCACGTTGATGGTCAAAGAATTAGATTATTCCCAAAACCAACGAGCGGTGATGAAGGTAGTAAAGTATACTTCGATTATACATTAGATTCAGAAGTGAATTCACCAATCGCAGCTTCAAATGTTGTGAGTGATTTATCAAACGCTCCATTTGGAAGATTAGAATATAATAAAATTAACTCAGCTGGAAAACAATGGATTGCAAGATACACATTAGCATTGGCTAAAGAGATGTTGGGTGCTGTAAGAGCTAAGTTCTCAGCGATTCCAATTCCTGGCGCTGATGTAACTCTTGATGGGTCTGACCTTCGTAACGAAGCATCTGCTGAAAAGGAAACATTGATGACTCAATTAACTGAGATGTTAGAATCTACTTCTCGTAGAGCATTGATGGAAGCTAAAAAAGAAGAATCTGAATATTTAGAAGAAACACTTAATAGAGTCCCAAGACCAATTTACATAGGATAATTAAATGGCATTATTCGGTGGACAAAGAGATATGTCGTTGTTTAATAAAGTAAACAAAGAACTTATCAATGATATTGTTGATACGGAGATATACTATTATCAAGTCGCATTGACCGAAACTAAATCTAATTTATATGGTGAGGGTAAAGATAAAGTTTATAACCAACCAATAAAAGTTCCTTGTTTAATAGAAAGAGGTCAAGCAGCTCAAATATCTGATGACTTTGGACAATCATACTCTCGTGAAGTTCAGTTTAGATTTTTAAGAGATACTTTAGTTGATAAAAATCTTGTACCTGAAGTTGGTGATATTATTCAATGGAATAATGAATATCATTTAATAGATGCTTCATATTCATATCAGTATTTTGCTGGTAAAAATCCAGATACTTGGGATGGTGGTGATACACAAGGTCTTAATGTATCTATTATATGTGATGCTCACGTTACAAGACAATCAACTATTAAATTAGTAGATACTTATAAAGGTAACTCTCGACAAAACGATAACGAAGTACCATTAGGATTATAAAATGGCAATAAAGTATAGAAACGAAGATAAATCAAAGCCAAGAATTATTCAAACTGAGTCTTCCACTACGGTTGACCCTAAATTAAATAAGGCTAAACAACTTCGTAGAGACCAAGATAACGTAAAGAATTTTTCAGTTGGTATCTACGATGTAGATTCTGCGTTTAAAAACTTTTTAGAAAAAGATGTTAAACCTACTGTCGAAGATGATGGTAGATTTTATCCAGTACCAGTAATGTATGCATCTCCTGAAAAATGGGCTTCTGCTCAAAGAGATGGGTTTATGAGAGATGACAATGGTATGATTCTAACACCAGTTATCTCATTTAAAAGAAATAATCTTTCAATCAATACCGAGTTGGCAAAATTAAAAGTTGCTCAAAATGAAGATACTCATCAAATGTTTGAAAGAAAATATACACGAGTAAATAGATACGACCAGTTTTCCATATTAACTGAACAACAAGAAAAGAGAGAGTTTATGTCGGTTGAAAGACCTGATTATGTAAACTTAGAATATGAAGTGGTTGTTTGGTGTGATTATATGGAACAAGTAAACAAGATTGTAGAACAAATCGTGTTTTTCCAAGGTCGTTCATTTGGTGATAGATATAAATTTGTGATAAAGGGTGATTCATATTCATTCGAAACTATTTCAGAAATGGGTCAAGATAGAATCACAAAAGCAAATATTAATCTAACTACAAAAGCATACATAGTTCCAGAATATGCGGCTATGGCTAACAATACTAATAGAAAAATATCTATTGGTAAGGTGTCTTGGGGTGAAAGTCCAAAATTAAGTGGAAATGAATCATACCCAAACATAGGTAATGAATAATTTTTTCATATTTATATTAGTGAAACAAACAATTAAATAAGTGTTATGGCAGAAAAAGTAGTAAAATCGTTTACCAACGAAGAAAAAGAACGAATATTAAGTATTCAGTCAAAGGTTGTGTCAATCACAGCACGATTAGGTGAAATAGAAGTAGATGTCCGAGGGTTGGATGATAGATTCAAACAACTTAAAGATGAAAAGGAACAATTATTAGGTTCATATGGTGAGCTTAAATTGGAAGAATCTAAATTATCTACTGAATTAAGAGAGAAATATGGTGATGGAACTTACGATGTAACGACCAATACCTTCACACCTACTGAATAAATAGTCGTTTTGAGAATTTTTGGAGTATTTATATAAAGGTAAACCCAAAGATTTAATTTAGGAGAAAATAATGGCAGAAAGAATTGTAAGTCCAGGTGTATTTACAAGAGAAAAAGACCTCTCATTCTTACCACAAGGTATTGGTGAGATTGGTGCGGCTCTTATAGGACAAAGTATTAAAGGCCCTGCGTTTGTACCAACTCAAGTAGAGTCTTTCCAAGAATTCCAACAAAAGTTTGGTGGTCTTACTGAAGATTCATACCTTCCGTATACCGCTCAATCTTATTTAGAAGAAGCTGGAACAGCTAATATCGTAAGAGTATTAGGACAAGAAGGATATACGGCTAAACCATTGGCTTTAGTGATTTCATCATCACAAGGTCAAAAAGTAGCTGCTGTACTTCACCCAACAACTACCTCTACAACTGGTGATTTTGATTCATCATCAATTGACTCAGTTGCAAGTGCATCATCATTTGTACTTACGTTAACAGGTAGTGATGTTAGTGTGACAAACACATCTGCATCTTTAAATCCAACAAATGCTAATTACATTACTAAAACATTTGGATACTCTCCTAAATCTTCTAAAGACGCGTATACATACTTAAACTTTAACACATTCCAATCAGCATCTTTCGCTACTGGCGAACAAGTACTTGTTTCAGTTGAACAATACGATACTGATTACACAAAAGCTTATTCATACGCTTCTACTCCTTGGATTAAATCACAAAAAGTGGGTGGTAATGCTACTAACTTATTTAAAGTACATACTTTATCTCACGGTAACGCTACTAACTACGAATTCAAAGTAGGTATTAGAGATGTAAAACCAGCTTCTGATGTTCCTGGCTCAGAATATGGTTCATTCAGTCTTATCATAAGAAGAGTAGATACTTCTAAGATTCCTAACTCAATTTTTGGTCAAGGTGTACAAGATACTGACTTGAGACCAAACATTGTAGAAGAGTATACAGGTCTTAACTTAGACCCTAACTCACCAAACTTTATTTCAAGAGTAATTGGTGACAAATATATTACTGTTGACGCAAATGGTAAGTTGTCTACTAATGGTGATTACAACAACGCTTCGGCTCACATTAGAGTTGAGGTAACTGATGATGTTAAAAATGGTTCGGTTGATTCAACTTTAGTTCCATTCGGATTCGGCGCAGTAGTTTCACCATTACATAGTGGTCACACATTACCAAGTCCAACATACGCTGTATCTCAATCATTGAACGATACATACAATAAAAGAGTATTCTTAGGTTACAACTTTGACTTTACGAATACTGATAACTTAAACTTCTTATACCCAACTCCAGATGCTAACACCGAAACTGTTGGTAACGATTTCGACTTGGCTGATTGTGAATCAAATGGGTCACCTATCACATTAACTTCTGGCGTAGATGATAAGAAATTCTTAGTACCATTCCAAGGTGGATTCGATGGATGGGAGCCAAATAGAGTAATCAACGTGGGTACGGATATTGTTGCTGGTAACACACAAGGTTTAGATTGTTCTTCGGCTACCGCTGCTGGTACTGTTGCTTATAGAAAAGCTATCAACGCTATCTCAAACCCTGATGAGTTTGATATCAATATGTTAGTAATTCCTGGTGTAATCAATAGACTACACTCTTCAGTTACTACATTCGCTAAAGATATGTGTGAAGATAGACAAGATACATTCTATGTAATGGATGCAGGTGGCTACCAAGATTCAATCGCTACTGTGAAAAACTCACTAACTTCGTTTGATTCTAACTACGTTGCTACTTACCACCCTTGGGCTAAGATTTTAGATACTGATAAAAACAAACCAGTCTGGGTACCACCAAGTGTTGTAATTCCTGGTGTTATCGCATTTAACGACTCAGTTGCTGAACCTTGGTTCGCACCTGCCGGTTTGAATAGAGGTGGTTTACCAAACGTAATTGAAGTAAAAACAAGATTGACTCACGCTGAGAGAGATGACTTGTATGAAGGTCGTATTAACCCAATCGCTACGTTCCCTGGACAAGGTGCTACGGTATTCGGTCAGAAAACACTTCAAGCTAAACCATCGGCATTAGATAGAATCAATGTAAGAAGATTGTTGATTGCATTGAAAAAATTCATCGCATCATCTTCAAGATACTTAATCTTTGAAAATAACACGGCTGCTACAAGAAATAGATTCTTGTCGATTGTTAATCCTTACTTAGAATCAGTACAACAAAGACAAGGTTTGTACGCATTTAGAGTGATTATGGATGAAACAAACAACACGCCAGATGTGATTGATAGAAATATATTAAAAGGTGAGATTTTTATCCAACCAGCTAAAACTGCTGAGTTCATTGTACTTGATTTCAACGTACTTCCAACTGGCGCAGCTTTTCCTGAAGGATAAAAAATAAAAAAGACTATTTATTAGAAAGAGATAATAGGAGAATATAAATGGCACAATTATTAGACCCAAATGAAATTATGTTCACTAACTTTGAACCTAAAATGTCAAATAGGTTCATTATGTACATCGAAGGTATTCCTGCGTACTTAGTGAAAACGGCTGCCAGACCAGAGATTCAAAATGGTAAAGTGACTATTGACCATATCAACGTAAGAAGATATGTAAAAGGTCGTTCAGAATGGCAAGATTTATCAATCACTTTATACGACCCTGTTGTCCCTTCTGCGGCACAAGCGGTAATGGAGTGGGTAAGACTACACCACGAATCGGTAACTGGTCGTGATGGATACTCTGATTTCTATAAGAAAGATATCACATTCAACAGTTTGGGTCCTGTTGGTGATAAAGTAGAAGAGTGGACACTCAAAGGTGCATACGTTCAATCAGCTAATTTCTCAGATATGGACTACGCTGGTGAAGACCTTGCAACTGTTGAATTGACATTAACTTACGACTACGCTATCTTACAATATTAAAATACGGATTGTGATAAATGTGAAGTGAGATTTGAAACCCCCTTTTTAGGGGGTTTTTTATTATTTATATCCATATTTATAAATGGTTAACCAAAACAAGGAGAAAATATGGCACACAATTTAGTTAGACAAAAAACCACCAACATAATCGAGTGGATTGGTGAAGGTTTTACGTTTGAGGATGTAGCAACTGATGGTTCGGGTAGCGCTACTCACTTTTCAATCGTTGAAAGAACCGCTGAATGGGGCCTACCTGCTAATGGTTGGGATTATGGTTCAAGAGAACCTCTAACTATTGCTACTGGCTCACTCACTATTCCAGAAGATTTCCAATCAGGTACTACTGTACTTAATGGGTCTGATGGTTCATATACTTGGGCATAATACACGAGTATAGATTAAAAAAAATAAAGCCCCTTCACTTTGTGAGGGGGTTTTTGTATTAATAATTTGCGAGTTACATATATATTAATACACAAGTTGTATAAAAAGGTTTTATTATGAGCAAACAACAGTTACAAGATGATTATCCGATGACCAATGAAGAAATGGTCAACAAAGCAAAACAAGACTTCGAACAAAAGGAAGTCAGAGACTATAAATTTCCAACGGAAGTTATAGAACTACCCTCAGGTGGATTAATTTATTCACAAGATAACCCTCTTTCAAGTGGTAAAGTAGAAATGAAGTATATGACCGCTAAAGAGGAAGATATTCTCACAACACAATCATACATTAAAGATGGGTCTGTACTTGATAGACTATTCCAATCACTTATTATTGGTAATGGTGAAGGTAAACCTATCAAATATGTGGATTTAGTTACAGGTGACAAAAACGCAATTATGATTGCTGCTAGAATTTTGGGTTATGGTAAAGATTACCAAGTAGAAATCGAAGACCCAACATCACCAGGTGTAAGACAAAAGGAAACTATTGACCTTACTCAGTTTGAGAATAAAGAATACGATGGTTCAAATCAAGTAGAACCACATAAAAATGAGTTTGAATTTACACTTCCAACTTCTAATAGAAAAATTACTTTTATGGCTATGACTGAAAGTAGAGAAAGAAGAGTAAAACATCAAGTTAAAGAATTGAGTAAAGCAAATCGTAAATTGAAAGATAATACTTCAAGAGAACTTACTACGAGGTTGAAGAATATGATTCTTTCAGTTGATGGTGAGACCGAACAAAAAGTAATTAATCATTTCGTTGATAATGAATTATTCGCTGTAGATTCAAAAGCCCTCCGAGCGTATATCAACGAAGTAATTCCTGATATGGATTTAACTTGGGAATTTATTTCGGAGGAGACTGGGGAAGGGAGGGATATGCAACTACCGTTGGATGTCACCTTTTTTTGGCCTAACTCCTGATTATAGAAAACATTTACATTCTCACATCTTTGATTTAATCTTCCACGGAAATGGTGGGTTTACTCATACTGATGTGTATAATATGCCAGTTTGGGCTAGAAAATTCTATATCAATAAGATTATAGAATACAAGAAACAAGAAAAGAAGGCTCACGATGCTGAAGCCGCTAAAATTCGTAGTAAAGTTAGAAAGTAAGAAAGACCCAACATAATTGTTGGGTTTTTCCATATTTATACTATATGGAGAACGTATGAAAAACACCAAACTTGAAAATATCATTGAATCTCTTCAGAAGAGGGGTATGAGTGAAGGAGCAGTATCAGACTTTTTGAACTCCATCAGGATTGCTATAAAGAAAAAGCAACTTGATAAGTTGACTAATGACCCTAAGTATCAAGCGATATTGAAAAAATATAATATTGAACCTGTGCCATATGGTAAAGATTTCAAATTAGGCGACTTAAAGGCGTTTAAGAAAAAGTAAGGGTTTAAATGGCCAACAAAGACACTCAAGCAAGAATAAATGCGTTAAAGCAAGAAGAGGTACTTCAAGCTAATTTAGCTGAACAACTCAAAAAAAACTTAGACTATCGTACCAAACAAGGTAAGGTAGCTAAAGAGCTTGCGCAAACTATGGCTGGCCAAAAAGACTTAGAAGACAAACTACAAACTGTATTACAAGCTAAACAAGATTTATTAGAAGGTAACTTCAATCTAACAGAAGACCGAGCAGAAAAACTATTAGAAGAGTTAGAAACTACTGAAGAACTTTTAAAATTAGAAAAAGACCGAAAAGACAAAAGTCAAGAAATCGCAGACCTTGGTGATAAACTTCAAGATGGGTTATTAGGGTCAGTTGGACTATCCAAAGATATGCTTAAAAATGGTATAGCGTTTGGTATCGGTATGGCTATTGCTAATAAAGCAGTCGAATTCTTATCCAACACTTTAAATAATACCGTTGGATTAGCCAAAGATTTATATATCAATATGGGAGCCTCCGCATCTGAAGCTAGTAGGTTGGGAGCTCAAACTCTTGCCGCTTCATTTAGTATTGAAGGATTATTATATGGTACTGAAGGTATAGCAAATGCCGCTAAAGAGGCGGGTGAATATTTCGGAACTACAAGAGGTATAACTGCTGATATGCAGAAAAATATTGCTGAGTTAACGGCTTTAACTGGTGATGCATCAAACTCCGTAAAATTAGATAGAATATTTTCAGACGCAGCTGGCAATGCCGCTGATATGACTGATGAAATTAGAGCTATAGCCGCCAAAGAAGGTGTAAACGCTAATCTACTATTCAAAGAAATGGCTGAATCGGCTGATATGTTAGTCGGCGCTTCAAAAGAAGAATTGGCTAATTTGGCTAAAAAGACTGCTGAACTTCAAAAGCAAGGTCTTTCTATGAAAATGATGGAAGGTATCTCAGACAATATGTTAAACATTGAAAGTTCAATGCAAGCTGAGATGAAAGCCAGAGCGATGGGTATGGGTGACTTAGCAGCACACGCTCAAGATGTCAGAAGTGCGGCTATGGAAATGAGATTTGGTGATGAGGCCAAAGGTATTGAGATGATGGCAAAAGCCTTCGATGAAGCTGGACTAAGTTCCGATAAGTTAGGAGAAATGTCCAAAGCTCAAAAACAAGCTACTGCTGCTATGTATGGATTAGAAGCATCTGAATTAACAAAGATGGTTCAACAACGTGAAGAATTTGCTAAGTTAGAAGCCTCCAATCCTGGAGCTAGTCCTGAAGAATTGATGGCCTTACAAGAGGCCAAAGAGCGACAACAGGCACTTTATGGTACAATAAAAGATGGTGCTGGTCAAGCCCTTGCTGCTTTGATACCGATGGTGGCTCAAGTGGCCATTATGAACAAAATGCAAGGTAAAGGAAGTGGCTTAGGAAATCTAATGCCTGGTGGTGGTAAACCAGAAGCTCCATCTATGCCAAAAGGTGGTGGAGGTGGTGGTATGAGTGGTATGACTGGTGCTATCGAAAAGATTGACGCTAAGAAACTAATCGCAGGTGGTGCCGCACTTGTACTTGTAGCCGCATCCGTGTTTGTATTCGCTAAAGCAGTTCAAGAGTTTATGAATGTTTCTTGGGAAGCGGTTGGAATGGCAGTTGTATCTATGTTGGCACTCGTTGGAGCACTCGCATTAGTTGGTGCTATTATGATGTCAGGTGTGGGTGCTGTAGCAATCCTCGCTGGGGCAGCTGCTATGTTAGTTATAGCATCAGCGCTGTTTGTATTAGGAAAGGCTATACAAGAAATAGCCGTTGGATTTGGTATGATGGGTGAGTTGACCACACAACTAACAAGTTTGGTAATGATTGCTCCTGGTCTGATTGCATTGGCTGCTGTATTTACAATGTTAGGGTTATCTATGATTCCATTAGCAATTGGATTAGCGTTAATTACTCCATTCTTAGGTACATTGGTCGTATTAGGTATGATGTTACCACTAATTGCAAGCGCATTTGGTCTTGGTGGTGATTCTGAAAGTGATACTACTACCGCAGGTGGTGGTGAAAGTGACCCATTGTTGGAAGAGATTAGAGGATTACGACAAGATATGCAAACACAACCAATTCAGATTGTGGTTGATAATAAAGTTATTAGTGAGATATCGAGAGTACAAAAGGTAAAAAGTAGTAGGAACTTATAATAATGGCATTGAAAGATTTAAAATCGGATTTATCTAAATTTAGAAAACCTCAACCGAAACCATTAAGTGACAAACCTCGTGTTGAACCTTCTACATTTAATACTACTCCTTTATCAGATAAGGTACAAGGAAAGAAAGCTCCTACCCCAAACCCAACTCCTGAAAAATTAGGTGTCACACCAACTGAAGTAAAACAAGGTGATAAGTTCAAAGGTGAAACTACACCAAAACCAATGTCTTTAGAAGAAAGATTCTTAGGTCAGACTGAAACACAAGAAATAAAACAAGGTGATAAGTTCAAAGGTGAAACTACACCAACTGAGGCAACTCAAGGTGATAAGTTCAAAGGTGAAACTACTCCGAATAATTTTACATTTACTCAACAATTCTTAGGAGAAACTGAACCAAGAGAATTCACATTCAGTCAACAATTCTTGGGTGAGACTACTCCAAATACATTTGACATTTCATCTAAGTTTTTAGGTGAGACTGAACAAATCAAATCAGACCTATCATCTAAGTTTTTAGGTGAGACTGAAACTACACCAATTAATCAAGGTGATAAATTTAAAGGTGAGACTGAAGTTGCAAGACTCAATCAAGGTGATAAATTCAAGGGTGAAACTGAAGTTGCAAGACTCAATCAAGGTGATAAAGAAAAGGGTGAAACTACTCCAAATGATTTCAAATTTAATCCAAACTTTGATTCACAAGCTAAAGACCCTAAATTTGTAAACTTTATTACGGATGATAATGCTAAAGGATTTTCACCATATCAACAACCAAAGAATAATTCTACATTTGTTGGGGTAGACCCTTCACAAACGGAATTTGATGGTGCTAACTCTTTATATGGGTCAATCAAAGACACTCCATATGATGTTAGATTAGATAATGACTCAGGATTAGGTTCATTTTATTCTAATAGTATATTAAGAGATACATATAATAAGTTTAATCTAAAAAAAGATTCATATAAACATAGTTTGTCCACTATTCAACAACCATTTATACTAAGTGGTATTCAGAAAAAGAATGGTGAACCTACAACTCTTGGATTAGGGTCAACTTCATTTATTAGAGGTGGTGCTCTAACTTCGACTGCAAGAGCCGCATTAGATGTGCTTAGAATTAGTGAGTTTTTATTGACTCCTCGTGGTATTATTTGGTCTCTAAAACAAGTTGGAATGCAGAGTAGTCAAAAACACCAAACAACGTGGACACCTGTAAATTTACTTGCTACAATTGGAGCTCAACATTTGGGTGAAAGACCTGAAAGAGCTGGTGTTAAATTAATTAACGAAATTACGAGTTATCTAAAAATAGGTAATCCTATTCAATTACAAATTCCATCTGATTCGTTGAAAAGTTTGTGGGGAGATGCTCGTAAAACTCAAGTTGGTGGTAATTGGAAATCACAACCTGGTGGGTTTGATTCATTATATGGTCTTGGTATAACTGATACAAAACGTAACTACAATACATTTATTATTGATGGTAAAACTGATATTGTAACGGGCAACAAAAATACAGGCCAATCAAATTACAAACAATTATTCAACCCATTAGATATTCTTAATGACAAAGAATTTAAAGATACATACAATAGTACAATACCAACTACTGATGAAGAAAAGTTAAAATTTGGTAGAACTCTTAGAGATGATAAGTTAGCAGATGATATCGATGAAAAGAATAAGTTAAAACCTAAACTTTTAAAATCAGATGGTATTGATGCTGACCGGCCGGATATCAAAGATTATCAAGCGATATCATATGGTAAAGTAAAAGAAGTGGCTGAAGGTAGAACAGCGGCTGGTACAAAAGTACCACGAGACTTTAGAGATGATTTGGGGTCACGTTCTCAAGAAAGGGCTAAATCTCAAAACTTTAAAGATGAGAATATTGAAAAGAAATTTAAATTTGGAACTCCCGGTGGAATTGTTCCCGATAATATCCAACAAAAAATTGCTGACTTTAGTAAAAAGAATGACCTTAAAGGATTCTATGATGAAGTTAATGCTAAATTAATTGGTGATGCTGATGATGCTGATGATATCGTACCATTAATTTTCCAATTAGGTAGTGATGGTAGTAGATTACAATTCAGAGGAACAATATCAGGTTTAAGTGAAAATTTCTCACCAAATTATACTGAAGTTAAGTATAGTGGTCGTGCTGAACCCGTGTATATTTACGATTCATTCAAAAGAGATATTACATTCAATTTTAAAGTATATCCAACATCACGAGTTGAAATGCAACCTCTATACACAAAATTAGAAAGATTATCTACATATACTATGCCAAGATATGAATCAAGTGGTGGCTACAGTGCTCCGGGTAATAGTGCTAGTGATAGTGAACTTTTATTAACAATCGGTAAATTATATAATAAAACACCAATGATACTAACATCTCTATCATATTCGTATTCGGATGACACGGCTTGGGATGTTGATTTTGGATTACCAATGGGTATTGATATACAAGTTGGATGTACAGTTCTTGGAAATAATATACACGAATATGACAGTGAAAAAGTATTTGCATTTGATGGAAGTTTTAGAGTTTAAGTATGAAACGATATAAAGATATAGAAAGAACAAAAGTTGATGGTAGAAGGTCTACCAACACAGTCGTATATCCGATAATTACGCCAAAGATATCTGATACTTATATAATCACATCATATGGTGACCGATTGGATAACTTATCTTGGGAGTATTATAAAGACCCAAGTTTATGGTGGATAATCGCAAGAGCAAACAATATTAATACAGGTTCTTTGTTTCCTAAAGTTGGTATTCAACTTAGAATTCCATCTGATGTTCAACTTATCATTCAAGAATACAAAGACCTAAATAACATAGAAGTTTAAGGTAATTTTGTTATGGGTGTTTTCGGCCAATCAGGATTAAAATCTCCAACTCAAAGAATGGAATCTACTACTATAAAGGGAGTGGGTGTTCATAAACGTGCCTTTGCTAAACTAACATATGTTGGTGGTGGAATTGGTAAATGTAGTGGTACTATAAAATCAATAGAAAGTGATGTAAAGAAAAAACACTCAGAGTTATTATCATCTGAAGGTGGTAGGGTTACAGCCGCTCCAAGTTTAGAATCAATTTCTATTTCAAACGATGGTGGTCAGAATATTGAAGACGCTATGTTATTCCAAGCTGATGTAAAGTTAAAATGTTATAACTCATCAGACTTTGATGAAATTGAAAAAACATTTATGACCCCTGGACATAGATGTAACATTGGTATCGGATACGCAGGAACTGGTTTAGAAACAATTCAAGGTGATGTTGTTGGGTTTAATTTTAGTATAAATTATGACTTGAGTTATGATATTACTATCAAACTTGGTGGTGTTATGGATTCAGTACTTTCAGCGGATTTCTTAACATTATCGGCTGATACTAAAAAAATCAATAACTACAAAGACCCTGAAAGTGGAGATGAAACTGTTCCAAAAGATATTATAGGTAATTTAGTAGGAGAAGCTTCTCAAGTAAAAACTAAAGCTAAGGATGGTAAGGCTAAGGTTGTGGGTAATATTGGTTTAGTAAATCACCAAATGGATATGAGTTGGTGGCAAAACAATGATAATAATATATCATACGTTACTTTACAATATTTAATTGATAAAATCAATGAAAATTCATCATCAAAGGGGGCGAAAGTTAAATTTGATACATCAAAATTAACAGTACCAAATGGAAGCCCACCATCTGAGATTCAATCAGCAAATCCATTAGAAATGGTATGTGGTTGGTCTGCTGAATATGGCCCAAACGCTGATTATAGTGCTTTGACCAATAGCGGTATTGCTGGTAGTTTGTGGTTAGCCATTCCAATGATAAGTAATGTATGGAATCAGTTAACCGACCCTGGTGGGGGTGGGGTAAAACCAAAACCAGCTACAACAGCATTTTTAAATAAAATATTCCAAAAGATTTCTGACTTAACAGGTGGGTATCTTAAAATGTTCTTATATAATGACCCATCTTTATCTAAATCTCAAGGAGACAAATTTTTTGTTGCAAATAGAGGTACTGCTATCCAACGTGGTGATGTTACATCAATATCTGTAAAAGCTGGATATAAAAATGGTATACGAAATGTAAATGTATCATCCAACCTGGATTCGGAATTAATAGGTATGGCATTAAATGCAGCTCAATCTGGTCAAGGTAGTAAACAATTGGATAAGGTGTACAAGAATTGTTATCCTGATGCGGTGAATAATAATGAAGTTGCTAAAGACTTAAAAGATGCTATGGCTACTCTTGGTGATAAAATTGATGAACAAGAAATCACTACAGTAAAAAACGCATTATCAGCATATGTAAAATCAAAATCTGATACTTTTCAACCAAATATAATGTATGGTTTAGATGTTAGTTTTACTTGTGATGGATATTTTGGTGCTCAGTTTGGTAGTAACTTTACACTTGATAGATTACCAAGTAGATTGAAAAAAGCATATTTTGTTGTTACAAAAATTGGTCACGAATTTAGTGGTGGTGATTGGACAACTGATATAACAGGTACAATGATGTTGGATGCATAATTATGGCAGGAAGAAAAAGAATATATTATCCAAGTGGAGCTATCCAAAAAGGCCTTTACACAAGTGGTCAAGAATTAATGTCGGAAGATGGGTTAGAGTATTTTGGTCAATATCATATATACACTAACACAAACGAAATCTTCAGCGAAAGTGAATACGTTAAAGGTAAATCTGTAAAGTTAATAAGATATTCTGATTTAAGAGAACAAAACATCAAAAAGAACTTTGATTACAATAGAATCAAAGAAATTGAGGATTATGAATTTGATGTGATTGTGCCAGACCCAATTCAAATAACTCCAACTGATGAGGATTATAAAGTAGGGTACATTACTCGATATCTTTTAAAAAAGAAGGGTAATCCATTTATATGGGATGTTGATGAAGATGGGTTCTCATTCGAAAGTCCTAATTATCAAAAATTAGAAATAAAGTGGAAAATCTCCGGCCCTCTAAACGATGTTGGATTGGATAGTGGTATCATAGACACTAATAGAAGAACCATCAATATATACAAAAACGACTTTGAAGGGTTAGAATTTTATCTAAATAATCTAACTCAGTTCGCAAAAGTTTAACAATTTCTTAACATTAGAAATTTGGAAAAGTGAAAAAAAAGTGGTACTTTAGTACTGTAAGATTGAGAGTTAAACATATAAAAAACAATTTATGACTTATTCAGAATTAAATCAAATGACAATTGAACAACTAAGGGAGTTAAACTCTAAAGTAGTTGAAGTTATCAAAAGTAAGAGAACCTTAGAAGGTTACGAAATGAAGCAACAACTTTATGTCGGTGCTAATGTGAGTGTTAATCACCCTAAGATGAAGGGTAAACAACTCCGAGTTGAGAAAATTAACCGAACTAAGGCAGTTCTCAAGGTGTTGAACGGATATGGTTCTTACAATGTCCCACTAAGTATGATTGAACTAAACAAGTAAGATATGATTGTTCAGAAACCCAAAACCAACGGAATTGAGATTGACCTAACAGGTCCTCAAGGGAACGCATTCTTCCTTCTTGGGACTGCCAAAAAACTGGCTTCCCAATTGGGGTTGGATGGTAACCAAATTATGGAAGAAATGAAGAGTGGTGATTACGAAAACCTTCTTCAAGTGTTTGATAAGAACTTCGGTTCAATAGTAACTCTTTATAGATAAGATATGAGAAACAAACTCGCTTTTAAAGTTCTTGAGAAAATCAATCAAGTATTTGGTGACTTTGAAATTGGTCAAGTTTGGGGTGGAGATAATGATGTCTATCTAAGATTTGGATATTGGAAACAAGTTGATGTTACTAAACTGAACGAAATTCTTGGTCATCTTAACACCGCAGTTGAGGAGTCTGACTACGATGATGATTGTGGTTACAAATACTCATATCATCTAAAGTGATAGATATTTGGATATTAAGGAATAATTTCGTATATTAGTATTTGTGAAGATAGTAGATACAAACGAAAGATTACATAAACGCATCTCTGCCCTGTCAAGTAAGGTGTTGGTGTTTCCCATTCTAACCAGTTTGGAGAAACACCCTCACCAAACTCGTATATCCGCTGTTTTGATATCCGATGGGGTAACTGACCTATTTGTGAATTATAACAACATAGATGCAGATTGTGTTTGGGATGGAATAGACTTCAGTCGATTCGAAGAGGTGATGATAGTGGGAATGAAAGAGTTCTTACACCACTACGATTTCCTACCTAATATGTATGACCTCGAAATGAGTCTATTCCACGAAGCAAGAGACTTTGATGTAGAGGAAAAACCCATCTACACCATATTCAGAAGAAGGAAAGCACCCAAAGCAAACGACCTCATCCCAATTTGGAAACACTACGAACAATTCCAAGAGTGGAAGAAGAAGTGGGTGGATGTGAAACCTAGCAAATTCGCTCAATTATATCCGAAAACATACAATTGGGTGGAATTGGGGGGTCTTTATACGGATTCACATATAACTGAATATACACAATATAATATGTTGACTACGACCTCAAGACCATCTAATACTTTTGGTGGAGTCAACTATGCAGCACTTCCAAAAGATGGAGATACTCGTAAAAGATTTATATCACGATTTGAGGGTGGTAAATTATGTCAATTAGACTTTGATGGGTATCACATTCGTTTGATTGCTAAATTGATAGGTGTAGACATACCATTGGACATCAAAGCACACAAATGGTTGGCAGACCAATATGGTGCTGACCTCAAGGATGCAAAGGCAATCACGTTTAGACAATTATATGGGGGTGTTCAAGATGAATACAAACATATTCCATTCTTCAAAAAAACCTCAGATTATGTGGAATCCCTTTGGAGTGAATTCTTACTAAAGAAAGAAGTATATACACCAATTCTTGGTAGAAAGATAGTCTTTGATTCAAATTTGAACAAAAATAAACTATTTAACTATATCCTTCAGGCCGTTGAGACTGAAAGAAACATACTTATATTAGAGAAATTGTCAAAATCACAATTATGTGAAAACTCCTTGCCAATTCTTTATACATATGACTCACTTTTGTTTGACTTACATCCAGATGATAAAGATGAGTTTATAGTTGGGATAAAACAAATAATGGAAGTTGATGGATTTCCTACTGAAGTGGAAATTGGGGAAAATTATAAAGATATGGTTAAGGTTAATATTTAGATATTTATGGTTATGAAGAAACTTATCAATTACATCGCTAAAAAAGTTTGGAATGAAGTAGGTATATCCTTAAATGAGGGTATTACTACCGAAGAATCCTTGAAAGCTACATATAAAGTAGCATCCGAACTATTGGGTGAAGAAATCGCAGAAAAACTTATTGTAAATCTATTAGAAGCCGATGATGATGATAAATACTCTCACGTTGGTAAGGGTGTTTACGTTAAAAAGGGTGATGAGGACAAGAAAGACGCTCAGAGATTTAAAAAGGATGGTGATAAGTATACAGCCATACAACCTGATGGTGAAGAAAAGAAAGATGATGAAAAGTTTTCTAAATCTGACCAAGAAGCTATGATGACTCAAGCTGAGAAAGATGCTAAATCTACAAATAAACCACAAGGGTCAGATAGTACAAACCAAACTAAATCAGAACTTACCTCAAAAGACCACGAAATTACTGATAAACAATTGATGATGACAAAAACCGAAGCCGCTGCACAAGCCAAACAAAAAGGTGTAAAAGGTGTAGGTGCTGGTACAGCTGAATCAAGAGCTGGTGAAGCTATGGTTCATAAAGGGCTTAGAATGATGCAAGAGGGTAAGTCAATTGAAGAAATTTCCGAATATTTCAACCAAGTTGTAAATTCAAAAGACCACGTTCTAAATACATCATCGGGTAAAAAGTGGGTAAAATCAGCATCAGCTACTTTAACGAAAATTAGTGAAACAATTGGTTCGGAAAATATAGATACTGTATCGTGGGATACGCCAGAAGGTAGAACAGCGATTGGTGTAGACCCAAATCTTGAAACATCATCGGATATGTTCGTTAGAACAAAAGATGGTAAAAATATTGGGGTATCTCTCAAAAAAGATGGTGCTGTATTTTTAAATAATGGTGGATGGGCTAAACAATCTGAATTATTGTTGGCTGACTTAGAAGGTACAATGAATGCAAATGACCACAAAAGGTTATCAGAAGCTATGTCTATCGATGCATACAAACAAGATTTGGAAGATAGATTCAAATATGTAACGGGTACAGTTGGAGCTAGAGAGATTGAGGAATCATATAAAAAGCTATTAGAAAATCCACAAGACCAAAAACAATTTATGGGTTCGAGTAGAGAAACTTATTTTAAGATACTTAGTGACCCTCAAACTTTAATCAAGAAAATCGAATTAGGTACAGCCAATAGTAATGAGCAAAAAGCTTACGCTAAATTACTACAAACTTACCACGTTAAAGAATACAAACATCTCAGAGAATCTGATAATGGATTGACTAAAAGGGCTTTTGATGCTATAAATTCATCTGAAGATGCTAAAAGAGGTATGAAATCTCACATTATAAAATCAATGCATATCTCTGAAACTTTAGGATTAAACGAAACCATAAAAGATGGTGGTGTAGATGAGTTTATGACTACATATGGTATTGACCCTGATGGGGCTGTATTAAATGAAAATACTCTTATCACATTATTTGGGTCAAGATTCAAACAAACTTTAGATGAAGACCTAAATGAGGTAAGAAAAGGAAATACTTCGAAAGAAGAGTTGAATCGAGTAATACAAGATTCGATAGAAATCGACTATGATTCAGGCCAAATATTATTCAAACACGAGAACAATAAAAAGTACCCATTGTTTTATATGAAAGGTAGAACTCGTGGTATAGGAGCTTCTCCTGTTATGGAAATGGCACAAACTCCATTTATGGCTCACGCATTGAAACAAGGTACGTTCAACACGGATGATTGGAGTCCAAAAGCTTTGAAGAAATTTGAAGATGATATCGTTGATATGGAAGACCAAGGTACAGGTCTTTTAAAGAAATAATTGGAGATATGGGTGAGAACACAATTACTATGTACATTTACTAATGAAGATAATTTTGAGTCCATATTACAAGACATCAATCAATTTGACTTATATAGTAGAAAAATATTCATATTCAAACTATCTCCTTCAAACGAATTAGTTGTGAGTTACAATATTATACCAAATCATAATACTAAATTTTTAAGTAGTACAATATTGACACATAGAAAAAAAGAAACAAATACAATGTACACTATCAACGCTCTTAATAGATTGATATCAAATCTAAATGGTGGGGTTGTTGATAAAAGCTATCAAGTAAATTGGGAAAATTATAGAAATTCTATGATTTTAACCGATGGTGATGGGTATAAAGTTTTAAAAACATCTCTATTCAGAATAGTTGATGTAAAATAAGTTTATAATGCAAGAACAAGAAGTTATTGAGGATTTTAGCAATATTAGCTTTTCATCCAATACGCCTGAAGAAGTAGATGCTGAGGTGAATGGTAAAAAAGTGAAATCTCCGCTATTTCCGTTTAGACCTAAAGAGAAAAATCCAAACAATTACAGTTTAAGATTCAATCCACCACGAGAATGGTTTGGTAAGTTTTACTTTAACAACCATTTTTTTGGATTAACACATTTACTACAAGATGTTCACAATAAATTTTATATTGATGACACAACTCAAAGGGGTGCTGGGATAAATCCGACAATACACGCTCCAAGAAAACGTAGAAGAATGTTAGAGATTGGGTCATACAAAGGTGAATCTACACTTATGTTTGCTGCTTCTGGATTATTTGATGAAATACATTGTATAGACCCTCACGCTGGGTATGAAGAGGCAAATGAGTTATTTACGGAAGATTGGAATAGCGTTCAGTCAGACTTTTTTACAAATACACGATTGTTCAAAAATAAAATTGTTTACCATAGAGATTATAGTTACAATTTAGCAAATTCGTTTGTTGATGGTCATTTTGACTTTATATACATTGATGGGTCTCATAAATATGAAGATATTTACAAAGATATTTTTGATTATAGATTCAAAACATCTATGATTTTGGCTGGACACGATTACGGTCAAAATAATCAACACGATGGGGTTACAAGAGCAGTAGATGAGTTATTAGGTAGGCCAGAAGTAACTTATATGGATGGTAGTTGGATGACAACGAGAAAAAAGTTTATTAAATAAAAGTAATCGGGATATTTATATTAGTGTAAATTAAATTGGTATTTTAGTGAGTGTTCAAATTTCAAATACAAGTATTTTAGGGAAAGGTGAGGTAAACCCACACCTAATTATTGATGATTCTCTGATTTTGTTCTTGGATGCCGAGAATCCTAAATCATATCCTGGTAGTGGTAATACTTGGTATGATTTGAGTGGTAATAATAATGACGCTACTATTGTAGGTGCTACATTTAACACCGATGAATTTCAATTTGATGGGTCTAACGACAAACTGACCTGGGGTTCTAATTTCTCAATCGATGTACATACTGGATTTACCTTTTGGGTAGTTTGGGATTTACCATCTCAGTCAAGTGGTGGTTGGAATTACTTCATATATCACAATCCATCAAATAGTCACAAATACGAATTTGGTCAATATGGTACAGGCGCAGACCATTTCCACTACAAAGATAATATCTCATACGCAGGTACTGCTGCGCACAGTGATATGGCATCTACGGGATATTCATCATACGCATTTGGTACTGCGGTAAATGGTAGAACCTCTACAAGTGTAAATGGAGCAAATGCAACAATATTAGACCCAGGTTCAAACTCATATTGGGCAACCACGCCAACTGCACCTATGGTGTTTGATGAGTTATTCACAGGTGCAAGTTCTTTCTTAGCCGCAAATGTAAAAATGTTATGTTTGTATGATAGGGCATTGTCCAACAAAGAGATTGCACAAAATAACTTAGTAGCAAATAGAAGAAAACCTGCGTAAATTAGTGTTATTAGTTGTAGGCCAATATTTATACAGGTAGTATCACTACAAAATTGAACATTGAAAAAAAAATTGAAAAAACATTTGGATTTGTCACCCAAATGTTGTATATTAATGACAAGTTTAACAATTAATAATTAAAAAAAGGTACAATTATGGCTATTGATTTAGACGCAATCCGCAATCGTTTGAATACACTTCAAACAAAAGTAACAAAGACTGATAATCTTTGGAAACCTCAACCAGGCAAACAACAAATTCGCATTTTGCCTTATGTACACAACCCTTCAAATCCATTTATTGAATTATACTTCCACTTTGGATTTGGTGGTAAGAACATTATTTCACCATCTTCTTTTGGTGAAGCTGACCCACTATTAGAGTTCGCAGAAAAATTGAAAGCGACTGGTTCTCGTGAAGATTACCAACTTTCAAGAAAACTGACTCCTAAGATGAGAACTTACGTTCCAGTATTGGTTCGTGGTGAAGAATCTGAAGGTGTTAAGTTTTGGGGATTCGGTAAGAATGTATATCAAGAACTTCTTGGTTTCTTCGCTGACCCTGATTATGGTGATTTGACTGATCCTGTAAATGGTCGTGATATTACCGTAGAATTCAAAACTGCAGCTGAGTTGGGTAAAACTTATCCTGAGACTTACATCAGAGTAAAACCAAACACATCAGCTATTTCAGAAGATTCAAACATCTTGAATTTGGCTAAAGACCAGATTGAACTTCCAAGTATGTTCAAGAAGGTATCTTACGAAGAAATGGAAAATATGTTGAAGCAGTGGTTGGAAACTGGCGAGGTATCAGATACCAAAGAAGAACCAAAAGCTGAAACAACTCAAACAACTCAAGCTACTTCACCAGCTGCTAATGTGAAGGATGCTTTTGATGATTTATTCAACGAATAATTAAAGTATGGCAAAGAAGAAAGAAAGTTCTCGCGATGAACTATCTTCGATTCTAGCTAACAACCTCAACAAGAAGTTTAAGTCCGCCCACAAGGTGGCTTACTTCTTGGATGGGGAAGAGCAGACACCTACCGACTTAGATGAGTGGGTATCAACTGGCTCTCCAATGTTAGACCTGGCAATCTCGAATAGACCAAGTGGTGGTTTACCAGTAGGTAGAATTACTGAGATTACAGGATTAGAAGGAAGTGGTAAATCGTTGTTGGCTGCTCACGCTATAGCAGATACCCAACAAAAAGGTGGTCTTGGTGTTTATATTGATACTGAGAACGCACTGAACCAAGAGTTTTTAGAAGCGATTGGTGTTGACATTAAAAAGATGTTGTATGTTCCACTTGAGACAGTTGAAGACATCTTTGAGGCAATTGATTCAATCATTGAATCGGTAAGAGCATCTGATAAGAAAAAGTTGGTTACAATCGTAGTAGACTCCGTTGCTGGTGCATCTACTAAAGTTGAGATTTCAGCTGATTATGACCAAGCTGGTTATGCAACTCAAAAAGCTATCATTATCTCGAAGGCAATGAGAAAAGTAACTAACCTTATTGGTAGAGAAAGAATTTCACTAATCTTTACAAATCAATTGAGAACACGATTAGGTGTTTCATTTGGTGACCCTTGGACTACGAGTGGTGGTAAGGCAATCGCATTCCACTCTTCTTGTAGAATTAGGTTGAAACAAATGGGTCAATTGAAATCCAAGATTGGTGGAGTTGACCAAGTTGTAGGTATTAAGACTCGTGCACAAGTAATCAAGAATAGAATGGGGCCACCACTTCGTTCAGTAGACTATGATATCTACTTTGATAGTGGTATCGACAACTATGGGTCTTGGTTACAAATGATGAAGACTTACAAGTTGGTAAATCAAAGTGGTGCTTGGTACACTTATGTAGATGTTGAAACTGGTGAGGAAATAAAATTCCAAGCCAAGAACTTTGAAGACCTTCTATCAGAAAGAAGTGAACTCAAAGAATCAATCTACAATCAAATTTGTGATGCATATATTATGTCTTACAAAAAATCAAGTGAAGAATCAAATATAGATAATATCGAAGTAGCAGATTTTGATGAATAGTAAATACGCAGAACTCCTCAAAGAGGTAAACAAGGAACATAATGAAGTAAAAAGTGAGAGTCTAAACGATAGAGTTCTCATAATTGATGGACTTAACCAATTTATCAGAGTGTTTGGGGCAGTTCCTGCGTTGAACGATGATGGTGAACATTGTGGTGGTGTGACAGGATTTCTCTTGTCCACCGCTGCAACCATTAGAACATTGAAACCTACACGAGTTGTTATCGTATTTGATGGTAAAGGTGGGTCAAATCGTAGAAAGCAAGTCTATAAAGGGTATAAAGAAGGTCGAACTGGCCTTACCAAAGTAAATAGATTGGCTGGATATGAAGACTTAGAAGACCAAAGAGTATCAATGAGAAATCAATTCTCAAGATTGATAGAATATCTTCAAGTCCTACCCATTTCACTCACCTACATTGATTATGTGGAAGCTGATGATATCATCGCATATTTGGCTAACCACTATTTCAAAAAAGAAGTTACAATCATCTCATCAGACAAAGATTTTCTTCAACTTGTTAACCCAAGAATCAAAGTGTGGGCACCCACAAAGAAGAAAATGTATGATGAAGCTCTTGTAAAAGAAGAGTATGGTGTGATTCCTCAAAACCTTGTATATTATAGAGTATTAACGGGCGACAAATCTGATAATATTGATGGTGTTCGTGGAGTTGGTGTAAAGACAATACACAATAAAATGGGATTTTTGAATGAAGATGAGATTTCTTTAGATACATTCATTCAGAAATGTTCAACAGAGTGTGATGAGAAGTTGTCACAAAAATTGACTAAATTTGTGACAACTATTGAGTTAAACTATCAGTTGATGCAGTTGAAAAACCCAGATATATCCTCATCCATAAAATCAAATGTACGAGAAATAATGGATTCTCACCGACCTCAGTTGGATTTAGTAGAGTTCAAGAAGATGTTTATGTACGATAAACTATACACAGCATTTGCTAATGTTGATAGTTGGTTACGGAACTCATTTACATCTCTTGAAAATTATTTGAGAAACCATTTTGATAATAAGAAATAATTTCGTATATTTGAACCTATATGGAGAAATTAGGAAGTAAATTTAGTACATCATTTCAGAACAAAGTAATCTCCGCTATTATATCGGATAGGTCGTTTACACGCCAAATCTATGATATTCTAAAGCCAGAGTACTTTGATGCTGAGGCTTCAGAGTGGTTGGTAAAAACTATTATGAACTATTTTGACCAATATGAGAAGATGCCGACTTTGGATGTTCTCAAGGTAAAAATTAATAGTATTGAAAGAGAGGTATTAAAAACTTCCGTTGTAGATACTCTCAAGTACGCTTGGAATCACTTAGATAGTGAAGATTTACAATTCGTAAAAGAACAAGTTCTTGACTTTTGTAAGAATCAGTCTATTAAGAACGCAATCTTAGACTCTGTGACCCTTTTGGAGGATGGTAAGTACGATACCATCAAAAAGAAGATTGATACTGCTATGAAAGCTGGTCAAGATTCGGATATTGGTCACGAATACAAGACTATGATTGATGAAAGGTACGAATCTGAAGTTAGAAACGTAGTTTCAAGTGGTTGGGATGTTATTGATGAAATTACACAAGGCGGTTTTGGTAAAGGAGAGTTGATTCTTTTTGCAGCTCCTCCTGGTATTGGTAAATCTTGGTCTTTGGTCAACATAGGTGTGAATGCTATGAAAAAGGGTAAAGTTGTGGCACATTACACATTAGAATTGAATGAAGGTTATGTAGGTCAAAGGTATGATGCCGTTTTAAGTGGTGTCGCTGTCGCCAATCTCAAGTACAATATGGAAGATGTTAAAAAGTCAGTACAAAATGTAAGTGGTGACTTAGTTGTAAAACATTATCCTACCAAAACCGCTAGTGTAACTTCGTTGAAAGCTCATATGGATAAGATGATTCTTCAAGGTAAAAGACCAGATGTAGTTATTGTCGATTACGCTGACCTTTTGAGGGGCCCATCTAAAGAAAAAAGACACGAAGAGTTGGAAGAAATCATTGAAGACCTTCGTGGTATGGCAGGTGAATACGAAGTACCCGTATTTACAGCATCACAAATCAATAGAAGTGGCGCAGAAGATGACATTATTACAGGTATTAAAATTGCTGGGTCTTTTTCCAAGATGATGACCGCTGACTTTGTGGTATCATTATCTCGTAAAATTGAAGACAAATTAGCTGGAACTGGTAGGTGGCACGTTATCAAGAATCGATTTGGGCCAGATGGGATGACATTCCCATCTAAAGCAAACTTCTCAACGGGTCAAATTCACATTTATAATGATGATTCCATTGATGGTAAAAAGACCAAAAGCCAGATGAAACAAGGGGAGAGTTTAGTAAGAAAAGAATTAGCCCAAAAATATAAGGAAATGCAAGGTGATATTGGATTTTAACTAATATATATTATCACCCAATTTAACCTTTTACAATAATAATCTAATAGAGAAATAATAATATGGCATTATTTGAAAACCGAATACCGTTTAAACCGTTTGAATATCCTGAATACTATACCGAAGGTTGGCTGAAACAAGCACAAGCTTTTTGGTTACATACTGAAATACCAATGCAAGGTGACATTAAAGATTGGAATGAAAATTTGTCACCCGCTGAAAAGAATTTGGTAGGTAATATCTTGTTAGGATTTGCTCAAACGGAATGTGCGGTGTCGGACTATTGGACTGGTTGGGTGACCGAATGGTTTCCTAAACACGAAATCAAACAAATGGCTATGATGTTTGGTTCACAAGAAACTATTCACGCTACTGCTTACTCTTATTTGAATGAATCTCTTGGGTTGGAAGACTTTGAGGCATTCTTACACGAACCAGCTACGGCTGATAGATTCGAAAACTTAGCTAATATTACAAATAGATATACTTGGGAAGATTTGAAAGATAATGCTGAGGCGAGAAAAGAAGTAGCAAGGTCTCTTGCTATATTCTCAGCATTTACTGAAGGTGTTGCATTGTATTCATCATTCGCTGTATTATACTCATTCCAAATGAGAAATATGTTAAAGGGAATTGGTCAACAAATGAAATGGTCAGTTCGTGATGAGTCTCTACATTCTAAAATGGGATGTCAACTATTCAGACATATGTGTGAGGAGTATCCTGAACTTAAAGACCAAGCAAAAGAGGCTGTAGAAGAAGCTGCTAACATTATGTTAGACTTGGAGTTGAAATACATTGATAAAATGTTTGAAATGGGTGATTTAGAAAATCTAAAGAAAAATGACCTAATCAACTTTATCAGAAGAAGAGTAAATGAAAAATACAATGAATTAGGTTACGAAGGTAAGTTGTTTGACTACGATGAAAACTCAGCAAATGAGTTGGAGTGGTTTTATCACTTAACTGGCGGAACTACCCACACCGACTTCTTTGCAGTAAGACCAACGGATTACTCTAAAGCAAACGAAGGTGAAGATTGGGATGATATATTTTAATTAGTTATGAAAAATCACGGAGAAAAATTAGGTTGGGAGTTGGGAGTTGACTTCCCAACTTGGGCAAATACTGAAATTTACGTTAAAACCATTTCAAATGGATATCTTTTGGCTGGAGAAACTCCCAAAGATGCCTATTGGAGAGTTGCTACGGCTGTTGCTAGAAGATTGGACAAACCACAAATGGCATCAAAGTTTTTTGATTACATTTGGAGAGGTTGGTTAAACTTGGCATCACCAGTTCTTTCAAATACAGGTACTGATAGAGGATTACCTATTTCTTGTTTTGGTATCGATGTAGGTGACTCGGTTCAAGAGATTGGGTCTAAGAATCTTGAATTAATGTTGTTAGCAAAACACGGAGGTGGTGTAGGTATTGGTCTTAATATGATTAGACCAGCCGGGTCTAAGATTACTCAAAATGGTACATCAGATGGTGTAGTACCATTCGCTAAAATTTATGATTCAACTATTCTTGCTACCAATCAAGGTGCAGTAAGAAGAGGAGCCGCATCGGTAAATCTAAACATCGACCACGAAGATTTTGATGAGTGGGTAGAAATTAGAGAACCAAAAGGTGATGTTAATAGACAATGTTTGAATCTACATCAATGTGCGATTGTTGGTGATAAGTTTATGAGAAAACTTGAAGATGGTGACCCTGAAGCTAGAAGAAAGTGGGGTAAACTTCTTCAAAAGAGAAAGGCGACTGGTGAACCTTATATTATGTATAAGGGGAATGTAAACAAACAAAATCCAGAAGCATATAAACAAAACTCACTCAAAGTCTTTATGACCAACATTTGTTCTGAGATTGTACTTCATACCGATGAGTCACATTCATTTGTATGTTGTCTATCATCAGTAAACTTGGCTAAGTATGAAGAGTGGAAAAACACGGATTTAATTTATACAGCTACTTGGTTCTTGGATGGTGTACTCGAAGAGTTTATTCAGAGAGCAAAGAATATGAGAGGATTTGAGAATTCAGTTCGTTCGGCTGAAAAGGGTAGAGCTCTTGGATTGGGTGTTCTTGGGTGGCATACATATCTACAACAAAAAGGTATGTCTTTCGAAGGACTTCCAGCTCAGTTTGAAACTCGAAGAATATTCTCTCAAATCAAGATTGAATCAGAAAGAGCATCTCGTGACCTTGCTAATGAATATGGTGAACCACTATGGTGTGTTGGTACAGGTATGAGAAACACTCACTTGAGAGCAATTGCTCCAACAGTATCTAACTCTAAGTTGAGTGGTAATGTATCACCAGGTATTGAACCTTGGGCTGCAAACGTATTTACGGAACAAACAGCCAAGGGTACGTTTATCCGTAAAAACGCTGAGTTGGAAAGAGCTCTTCGTAAAATGGGTATGAACAATAAAGACACTTGGGCTCAAATCCTTGAAGATGGAGGTTCGGTTCAAGGTTTGGATGAACTTGACAATTGGGGATATGTCAATGGTAAACTTACTAAAAAAGAAGACATACTACAAGAGTCAATTGATAGACAAGAGGTTGATTGGGTAAAGGATGTATTTAAAACATTCAAAGAAATCAACCAATTGGAGTTGGTGAGACAAGCCGGTGTAAGACAACAATACATCGACCAAGCAGTATCACTTAACTTGGCGTTCCCATCTCAAGCATCTCCAAAGTGGATTAACCAAGTTCATTTGGAAGCGTGGAAACAAGGAATTAAAACTCTCTATTATATGAGAACGGAGTCGGTACTTCGTGGAGACATCGCAACTCGTGCCACCGACCCTGATTGTGTATCTTGCGATGGTTAGGAAATATTATGAAACAATATCTTTATTTTAGTGCACCTTGGTGTGGGCCTTGTAGAATGTTAGGGCCTGTAATGCAACGAGTTAATAACACGATTCCTGTCCAAAAAATCAATGTGGATGAACAATCTCAGATGGCACAACAATACAATGTGAGAAACATTCCAACGGTCGTTTTGTTAGAGAATGGTCAAGAGGTTAAACGAATTATTGGAGCAAAGCCGGAAGCAGAATATCTAAACGTGTAATATGAAAAACACACAAACAAAGTTTTGTTTTAATACTATGGTAAACAATGAAGCACACGTTATCGAACGTATGTTGAATTCAGTTTATCCATATATTGATTATTGGGTTATACAAGACAACGGGTCTACCGATGGTACTCAAGATATCATTCGTAACTTTTTTGAAGAAAAGGGTATACCTGGCTTTTTATATGAATTAGATTGGTGGAAGGGTCACGGTATCAATAGAGACCATTGTGTACAAACCGCTCTTGAGGCTGACCACGGATGTGATTGGATTTTGAGAGTAGATGCTGATGAACAACTAATAGTTGATGAAGACTTTGATTGGTCTATATTCGATGATACAACAATTCAGAGTTTTAATATACCTTGTACAGCGCCAGGTGTTTCTTATTTTAGAACTTGGTTATGGAATGCTAAAGAACCTTGGAGATTTTATCCTGAGAAAGCTCACGAAACAATTTACTTGGATAGAGATGATATTGGTGAAAACTTTCAAAGAGTAAATCTACCGAAATCATTTAGACACTATCTAACGAATGATGGTCAAACTTGGTTACAACCTATGAAGTTTCTAAAGGATGCTCTAAATTTAGAATTAGATGTAATTCCAAACAATAAAGTTCTTGAGGATGATTATCACCTATGGTATATTGGTAAATCATACCACGATACACTTAGAGATGAATTTCCATTCGGACACGCACATAGAGAAGAGTTTGCAAGAAGAGCTATATTTTATTTTAGACAATTTATAAATAGAAAACATCCAAAATACGAATCTGATAAAGTTGTTGAATTTGATGATGAGTTCTCATTCTATGCAGCTCATTGTATTGGTAATATTTGTAAATTGATTGGTAAAATTGATGATTCCATTATTTGGTACAATAGAGCATCTGAATTTTGTAAGAGTAGAAACGAATCATACTATGAATTAGCTAAAATCCATAATGATAGAAATGAATATCTTCAGATGTATCAAGCTACAAGTATGATGGTGGATGAGAATCGACCAAATCCGTTTCCAAATAAAGTATTTCTTATAAACGATTGGGCTTACTTTGATACAAGTGATGAACCTCAAAAATTACATCAAATAGCATTGAATAATATATGAGTGATAAATACGATTACATAATCGTTGGGGCTGGATTTTTCGGTTCTATATGTGCTTACGAGTTAAACAAGAAAGGTAAGAAAGTTCTTGTTTTGGAAAAGCGTAATCATATTGGAGGAAATACATATACTGAAGATGTTGGTGGAATTCACGTTCATCAGTACGGCCCACATATATTTCATACGAATGATAAGCGTATTTGGGATTGGATTAATCATTTTGCTGAATTCAATAGTTTTAGATATAATCCAATAGCTAATTATAATGGTGAGTTGTATTCTTTACCATTTACTATGTTTACATTCAATCAAATGTGGGGTGTAAAGACACCAGAACAAGCAAAGCAAAAGATTGAATCACAACGATTCAAAGGAAATCCTACAAATCTTGAAGAGCAAGCTCTTTCACTTGTTGGTACGGACATCTATGAAAAGTTGATAAAACATTATACAATCAAACAATGGAAAAAAGACCCGAAAGACCTACCAAAGTCAATCATAAAACGATTACCTGTAAGGTTTACTTGGGATAACAACTATTACTTTGACAAATATCAAGGAATACCAATCGGAGGATACACTCAGATATTTGAAAAGTTGTTGAAAGATGTTAAAGTTTATACCGATTGTGATTATTTGGAAAATAAAGAGTATTGGGATGACCTCACCGATAAAGTAATTTATACAGGCCCAATCGACAAGTATTTTGATTACAAATATGGTGATTTGGAATATAAGTCCGTTAGATGGGAAAACTTCTACTTTGAAGATGTAGATAATTTACAAGGATGTGCTGGTATGAATTTTACGGATTCAACATCACTACAAACTCGAAGAATAGAACACAAACATTTTGATAATCAAAATCAAAAAGGTACATATATAAGTTATGAATATCCTCAGAATTACAAAAGAGGGGTAGAGCCGTTTTATCCTTTGAATGATGAGGTAAATAATGAGAAATATCGTAAATACAAACAAATGGCTGATGATACACCAAATGTGATTTTTGGTGGTAGATTGGCTGAATACAAATATTACGATATGCATCAAGTTATAGCTTCGGCATTAAAGAAAGTGAAGACATTATGATAGTAATAGATGATTTTATAAAAGACCAAGAGTTTTTAAATAGATTAGAACGTGATGAGACTTTTTTTGAAACCAAAGGTTACTTTTGGTGGTATGGGTGGTGGAACTCTCCAGCAAACACTTTGAAAAAAGAACTTATAGAATACATTTGGGGTGAAAGGTCACCACACGTTCCAATAAATTGTGTTGGATTTGAATATTGGACAGGTGTATATTCCCAAGAAGATGAAAGGGATGAATTAAAGATGCACTTTGACAAAGATGAATATTTGTGGGATACTGAAAGAACTTTGGTTACTCCTGTAATTGGTACGGTATATTACCCAAGAAACCACGACATCGATGGTGGGTATTTAGAAATATTCTCTAAAGGTCAAGATAATGAGCCAGAACGTATAGAAGCAAAATATAATAGACTCGTAATATTTCCAGCGGGTGAGTATCCACACCGAGTTACTAAAGTTACTCGTGGTACAAGATACGCAATAGCTATAAACCTTTGGGATACTGAACCAAGTGGTTTAAAAAACAATGAAATGATTTTGGAAAATTAAATAAATTTTTGTATATTAGTATATTATGGAAAAGCAGTTACAACAACTTTGGGATTTTCAGAAAGCTTATAACCAAACAAGAAACTCAAAACCAACATTACTTGAGCCAGATGATTATTACTTGAGATATCGGTTGGGTAAAGAGGAATTGGTTGAGTATTTAGATGCTTGTAATAACGATGACCTTGTTGAGGTTACCGATGCACTTGCTGACCAATTATATATCCTTTTGGGTACTATGGTTGCTCACGGAATGAGCAATATCATTGAACAAGTGTTTGATGAGGTACATCGTTCTAATATGTCTAAATTAGGAGAAGATGGTAAACCTATCTATCGTGAAGATGGTAAGGTATTAAAGGGGCCTAACTTTTCTAAACCTAATATTGGACAATTTTTGACTGATGGTGGTCAATTAGAAATACCCTTTGAATGAAAAGATACAAAATGGCATTAAGAGGCGAATCACATCCACAACATAAATTAACGGAAAAACAAGTAAGGTCTATTCGTAAACTATGGGCTGTGGGACACCGAAACATTAGAGTATTGGCCCGAAACAATGGTGTATCACCCGCCAACATTCGTAAGATTGTGAAAGGTGAAACTTGGACTCATATATTATTTGGTGAATTTAACGATTATCAATGAAAATTGAAGGGAAGGTATATACTGACATTTCTAAGTTATCAGTAAGACCTATTTCCAAATCAGTCGCAAAAGATATAGTGGTAAACAACCATTATAGTGGGATTTGGACAAAGGTATCTTACGCACTTGGATTGTATATACAAGATGACTCTCACCAATTCTTTGAATCCACGGACAAGTTGATTGGAGTAGCTACATATGGTGACCCCATAGGTAGACACTCTGGTCAGTCCATATCACCACTTCTTGAACGAACCGAAGTATTAGAACTTACACGATTATTCGTATTTGATGGGTATGGGTGTAATATAGAAAGCTGGTTCGTTGGACAAACATTCAAGTGGTTACGAGAACACGCAAAACACATTAGAGCATTGATATCCTACTCAGACCCAAAGGTTGGTCACTTGGGGACTGTATATCAGTCAACAAATTGGATATATCAAGGAAACAAAGTAAGACCTAACGATTCTTGGTCTTTCAAGTGGTCTGAAGATGATGAGTGGCATCATAGTCGGACTTCATTCGTAAAATTTGGGACAAACAACCCAAAAAAAATCCAAGAGATGATAAATAAACCATTTTGGATTAAAAAAGAACCACGGAAACATAGATACGTTTATATTTTGGATAAGTCAAAAAAAAGTCGTATATTGAAAACACTCAAGTACCCATCTTTACCCTATCCGAAGAAAAGTGAATTATTTGAGGAAGAGATTTATAAATTAGAACCGATTGAAAGAAGCAAATAAGACATATGTTGACACATCACGAGTAACGATTCGTGAAATAAATAAACCTATTGCTAAGGAGATGATTGTAACCCATCACTACTCCCACGCTTGGACTATGTGTAGATATGCTCTTGGTATCTTCTATAAATCAGATGAAATAGACATTCTTGGAAATGATGAAAAATTAATCGGATGTTTAGTTTATGGATATCCAGTAGGAAGGTCAGCAATCACTTCAGTAATTGATGGATTAGAAAAAGACCAATGTTTGGAATTGACACGATTGTTCATCCACGATGGTTATGGGTCAAATATTGAATCATACGCTATGGGTCAATCATTTAAATGGATTCGTGAAAACGCACCAAACATAAAAATGTTGTTGAGTTACGCTGACCCTGAACAATTACATTTAGGTGGTATCTATCAAGCAACGAATTGGTTATATCAAGATTGTCGTGATATTCAACTAATGCCTAACTATTCAGTATCCTTAGAAAACCCACATAAGTGGATTCACTCAAGAACTGTATTTTCAAAGTGGGGTAGTCACAACGTAGAACATCTCAAAACCGAGATTGGTAAAGATGGGTACAAAGAGTTTTGGAGAAAGAGAGAAGCTCCTAAACACCGATACATTCAAGTATTAGGTCAGAACAAATCTGAAAAGCGGCAACTAACTAAACGACTCAAACACAAAACGAGTCCGTATCCTAAGAACGCAGAAGAGTTCTTACCACCGATTGAAAGACACGAAACTTACGAGCCAGAAAATCAAGTAAGTTTTTGGTAAAAATATTTGGATAATTAAAAAATTATTCGTATGTTTGTAAAACATTAAAATCTAAAACATATCAATGAGATTAAAAAAAGAAAATTCAAAAAGCTTATTTGAAACTTGGAAAACCAATCCAATTAATCCACCAAAACCCGATGAGATTGATGAAGCTCAATCTATCTTCAAAAAGATAACTGACCCTGCGTATAAGTCTGAACTTCCTTACTTTACAATATCTGCACCAATGCAGAGTGGTAAAACTCAAATTATGATTGGTGTTGCTTCTTTGTGGTTAGATAGAGACCCAAAATCAAAATCATATATAACTACATCATATACATCTACTGCTCACGTTGATGGTTTGAATAGAGCAGTAACCCAAATGAGTTCCGTTGATTATAGATTTCAGCGATTACTACACTTCTTCAAACCACATAAGCAAGATGAATTCATAAAAAATTTAACGCCTCAAGATTTGGTATTCTTTGATGAGGACCAGTTTGGAACTACACCCCAAGCTAAAAGTAGATATGTAAATTTGGCTAAGGAGCTAAGAGATATTGGTTGTACATTTGGAGCAGTTGGTGCAACTAATATTTCTATGTTAGATGCATCTCGTGGTAGTGATATCATTTATCATAAAATAGAACCAAATGAACATTATAGAGGCGTTCCTCATTTGTTAAAAAATGTTGATGATGGAGTGACCTACTTTATTCAGTATGATAAAAATAATGTATCGTATATAATGCAAAGATTGGCTCAACATAGTAATACTACTGAAGTAGATAGATTTGGTGTCTATATTATTAGATTAAAGCCAAGAGAAATAATGGAAGCTGCATTGCGTATGTTATCAGATTGGGGTATACCATCTGTTATATGTATGGGTGAAACTTCAAACAAAGTTGAACTTAACTCTGAAGCATATAACGAAGGTTTGGAGTTGATAGGATTGGATACAGTTGATAAATCTGAAAGAACTTTAACCGAAATAATCAAAAGAACATTTGAATATTCAAAATTAAATGGAAAAGATGTTGCATTGTTTATTGATGGTTCTTTGGGATGTGGTGTTAACTTGGATAAGTTAGTTGATAAAGAGTTATTCCCTGTTCAAACATATGGAGAATTGACTAATCTATATCATCAAAACAAACCATTCATAAAGGGTATTGTTGAATCATCAAAGGTAGTTACATCTTTACTACAAGGTTTATTAGGTAGATTATGTAGGTATGTTGATGATATGGGTGAGTTTAATAAAACTTATGAGGATTTATTTCAAAATATGTTTGTTTCATTTGATAAACCAACAGCTCAATTGGGAATTGATATATTAGAAAATCCAAAAGACTTTCAATTAAATACTGATTATTATTTAGATATAGCTAAAGAATTGGGTATTTCTTTATACTCTGCTTACGATGATGATGTTTATGATGAACCATCATTCTCATCCGCAATTGAATTATATGAAAATTCAATTACATCATTTAATGTTGAAGATGCGTTAGTGGGCGTTGAATCTGATGATTTAATAATAAAAACAATTAGTGATGCTTGGAAAAAATACATTAAACCAAACATTCAAAATGGACAGCGAGTACCTAATAATCACTCAGCTACTAAATACGCATCGTTTTCTACATACGAATATAATCAACGAAAAATAGGCCCTTATACTAAATTCAACTTTGTGAATAGTAAGAATCACTATGAGAAACCAAAGTATGGGATTGGTATTGATAGAAGTTTGGGTAGAGTTAGATTATATAAAAAAGATGAATTAATCACCGATTATTACAATGTAGAATCTAAGGTTAATACTGCTCATAAAAACTTATTTGTATAATGCAGTTTTGGGAAGCAATAGATTATAGTAAAGCAAGGAAGGTACTCGTTATACCAAACATAACGAATTCTTCCAACATTGATAAAGATTCATTTGTTGATGTGATTCATAACCACATCAAAGCATTGGACTCTTATGGCGATTACTATTGGAATATCCTAATGCCCACTGGCAAAATCAGTAAGAAGTTGAATCTACCAAATGTCAAACAACACCAAATTGACATTCCTGGTGATATGATGAATCAGAGGTCATTCCCATCATCTAAACTTATCAATCTACTCAAAGACATTGATTACGATGTAATCTATTCACACCTACCAGATTGGGTTCAAGTGGGTAGATACAAAAAAACAATGGACACTAAGATTGTGGGTTATTGTCATTGGTGGGAAATGAAATCGTGTAATGGGCCGGACAATAGAGCTGGTAAACCTAAGTGGTTGTGGTTACCTATTGAACTACTTGGTGTATCTCAAATGGATGTATGTTATCTTAATACTCAAGACCAAAAGAATAGAGTATTGAATGAAGCAAGAGAACTATTCAACGAAGAGTTTGTTCAGAAGTTGGATGGAATTCTAAAAGTATGGAACTTAGGATTACCTAAAGACAAGATTGTTGATGGTATCAAAGACTCTAAAGATAGAGTAATCGTATTTAACCATCGTGCAGCTGCATACAAGGGATATCCAAAGTTTATTGAACTGATGAAAGAGTATCGTAAACAACGAGAAGATTTCAAGGTGTGGATTCCACAACTAAAAGGTGACCCACCATATTCTTGGATTGATAATACAAAAGTACCTAAACACGATTACTACAAGAGATTGCAAGATTGTTTGGTAGGTATCCAAATGAGACAAACTAACTATGGGTGGTCAGTAAGTGGTACGGATTGTATGATGAACGGGTGTCCTATGATTTGGAATGAATCTGATTGTTATCACGAGATTGACCCAAACGGAATGTTCTTCAAGTATAAAAAAGACTTATTTGATTATCTTGATAAATTGTTGGATGATGACACATTCAGACAAGAACGAGACAGTATGTCAGTCGTAAGGGCTGTGGAACTATCTTTGAATGAAGATATAATGATTAAAGAATTACATAAAAGGTTACAAGGTTAATGGCATATCAAAACGTATACTATGAAAAAGAAAAATCTATCATCCATTGTTGGGATGATGAAAAAGGTTACTTCACATCTAAGTACCGTAGATATGGTTACGTTAGAGATGGTAATGGTGCTCATACTTCTATTCACGGAGAGCGTCTTAAAAAGATAAACTTTTGGAAACAAGAAGATGACTTGGAGCTATACGAAAGTGATGTAAATGAAGTAACTCGTTTTCTGATTGATGAGTATGGTGATTCAGATGAAATCTCTAAAGGTCATACTATTTTGACATTTGATATTGAGGTAGAGATGAATAGTGGTTTACCTGATATTAATGAAGCTCAGAACGCAATGACATCAGTCGCTGGTCACGATTCCGTAACTGGCGATTACTTTGTCTATGTAGTAAACAAAGGTGAGAAAATCAACAAAACTATCAAGGGAGCTCAAGTAGAGTCGTTTGATACTGAAGAGGAAATGGTGATTGCTTTCATCAACAAATGGAAAGAAATCAATCCTACTATTGTGACTGGTTGGAACATTGACTACTTTGATGTTACCTACCTATACAATCGTATTAAGGTTCTTTTTGGTGAACGAAAAGCAAACGAATTGTCTCCTATTGGAAAGGTTAGTTGGAACAAGTATCGTAATAGATATATCATCGCTGGTATTTCGTGTTTGGATTATCTTGCGTTGTTCAAGAACTTTACCTACCAAGAATTCCCAAACTACCGATTAGACACTATTGCTAATATGACATTGGGTCGTGGTAAGATTGAGTATGAAGGAAACCTTGACCAACTATTCAGAGATGACTTGGAAAAGTTCATTGAGTATAACTTGGTGGATGTGGAGTTGGTTGTTGATATGGACAAGAAACTTCAGTTCATTCAATTGGCTCAGGCGATTTGTCACGCTGGTCACGTTTTCTATGAAGACTTTTTATTCTCATCAAAGTGGTTAGAGGGTGCTATCTTGACATTCTTGAGAAGGAGTGGTAGGGTAGCTCCTAATAAACCAAAGAGAATGAATCGTAATGCTGATGGGTCTGATGGTGAAGGTAAGTTTACGGGTGCTTATGTAAAAGAACCAAAACCTGGTCTTTACAAGTGGGTATACGATTTGGATTTGACATCACTATATCCATCTATCATTATGACAATCAATATCTCGCCAGAGACCAAGATTGGTAAATTGAAGAACTATTCATCTGAAGACCATATGAAGGGTAAGATTGAATCATACTCAATTGTAGATGATGATGGTAATGAGTTCCCACCACTACCTAAAGACCGATTCTTAGAGTTTGTTCAGAAGAATGATTACTCAATCGCAGCAAATGGTGTACTTTATCGTAGAGACAAAGTTGGTGTGATTCCTGAGATTCTTAATGTTTGGTTTGACAAACGTGTGGAGTACAAAGACCTTATGAAGAAGTATGGTAAAGAAGGTAATGATGAACTCTACAAGTTCTACTCTCAGAGACAATTGGTTCAAAAGATTATGTTGAACTCCCTTTATGGTGTATTGGGTCTACCATCATTCAGATTCTACGATGTGGATAATGCGGAAGCAACTACCATTACAGGTCAGTCGGTGATTAAGACTACTGAGATGATTGCTAACCAATACTATACAAAGAACATTGGTAAGGAAGCAGATTACAATGTATATACTGATACTGATTCAGTATTCTATCAAGCTGCACCATTGGTAAAGTCTCGTAATCCAAACATCAACGAAGATTCGGATGAAGAAATGATTCCAGCGATTCTATCAGTTGCAAAAGAAGTAGAAACACATATCAACAAAGTATATGATGTAATGGCATATAAGATGTTCAATGTGGATACTCACCGATTTGATATCAAACAAGAGACTATCGCAAAGGGTGGTTTTTGGGTATCAAAGAAGAGATACGCACAATGGATTATTAATGACAATACTGTACCTTGTGATAAGTTGGATGTGAAGGGACTTGATGTAAAACGAAGTTCATTCCCAACATACTTCAAGGAAGTGATGTCAACGGTTTTGATGGACATTCTAAAGTCTACTAACAAAGATGAGATTGACCAAAAGATTTTGGATTATAAAGATGGAATGACCAGTCAAAACTTTGTAGACATCGCAAAGAACTCAGCGGTAAAGGATATGTCAAAGTATCTATTTAAGAATCAAGCATTGGGTGAATTCAAGAAGGGAACGCCTGCTCACGTTAAGGCGGCTATTACTTACAACCAATTGTTGAAGAAGTTTAACGCACCTTACAAGTATGAACCAATGAAAGATGGTGACAAGATTAAATGGGTATATTTGAAGAAGAACCCGCTTGGTCTTCAGACCACAGCGTTTACGGGTCACTCAGACCCACCACAAATAAATGAGTTTATCCAACAATACATTGATTATGATTTGATTTGGGAAAAAGAGTTGAATAATAAACTTGATGACTTCTACAAAGCTATGGATTGGGAGAAACCAAATCCGAACCTTGCAGCTGCATCACAATTTTTCTCATTTTAATTTGGATATTAAAAATAAATTTCGTATATTAGTCTAACATTAAACAATAAAAAGTATGAAAAAAAGTTCGTTTGAAGGATTTATCGCCCGATATAACTTGGGTGGTGAGGTTGAGAGTGTAAAAATCAACTCAACCGATGAAGGAATGGAAGTATCTTTTATTTCGGATGACAAAACTCTTTTGGGTAGTGTATCATCTGAGGAGAAGGAATTTCCAAATGGTGAGTATGGTGTTTACACCACATCTCAACTAAAAGGTCTACTCGGTGTATTGGGTAGTCAAGTTGATGTAAACGAAGGTGACGCAGCTTTGGTTTTCTCGGACACTAAAACATCAGTAAACTATATGTTGGCTGATTTATCGGTGATTCCAGTTGTACCTGAGTTGAAACAACTTCCTCCTTTTACATCTACAATCACAATGGATGATGACTTTGTATCTACGTTTACAAAAGCAAAGGGTGCTATGTCTGATTCAGATACATTTACATTCACTTGTAAAGAAAACAAAGGTGAGGTAATCTTGGGTTATTCTAAAATCAACTCAAATAGAATCTCTATCAATGTTGATTGTACTTGTGAGGGTGATGTTGAACCTATTTCTTTCTCAGCTAAGTATTTGAAAGAAATTCTAAATGCTAATAGAGGTGCTAAATCATCTTCATTGAAGATTTCTCCTCAAGGACTTGCTCACGTTTCGTTTGAGCACGATGGATTTAAATCAAATTATTATTTAGTAGAAATTAAGTAATATGCAATTTTGGGACACAGAACCAGCGAAGCCAGAGTTCAACTACGATAACGAGAAGAAGAAGTTCATTGAGAATATGGACTATCTTCAATCTATGACTGTAGAGGAACAAACTCTTTACAAGAAGTGGGATGAGTGGAATTCAGACTTATCCAACTCTATGAAGAGGAAAGCCGCAATGGCTCAATATATTGACCAATTGTGGGCTCCAACTGACATTATGAACAAAGAACAAACAATCCAAGAGATTGAGACCCTTGAACCATATGTTGAGATTGTTAAGGATTCAAAGGAATCCACTCGTTGGACTGAAATCCGTAAACTGATTCACACGATGTCTTTCGTAGCTAATCCAGGTCGTAACGTAAAGTTATACATCAAAGACCGAGTTAGTGGTAAGTTATTAGGATTAGTTTCGTTGGGTTCTGATGTTACCTCATTGGGAGTTCGAGATACCTACATTGGTTGGTCAAAAGACAACAAATTCAAAGATGGTAAATTAAATCACACTACTATCGCTACCACCATTGTATGTACACAACCTTTAGGATACAATTTCTTAGGTGGTAAGTTAGTCGCCTGTTTAACGACCAGCCCAATAGTTAGAGATTATTGGAAAGAAAAATATGGTCAGACCCTTATCGCAGTAGGCACCACATCTTTGTATGGTATCCACTCTCAATATAATGGTATCCCACACTTTAAGACATTGGGTGAGTCAGCAGGAAAGGTATCAATTAAACCAGATGACACATATTACGATGTGTGGCACCAATGGTTGAAAGAACATAAATCTGAAGAGTATACAAAGAATACTACTCAGAAAGAAGGTATCGAAGGGCCTGTATCAGGTGTAAAACAACGTATTCTAACTATGATTTTCAAAGAGTTGGGAATCAAACAATCTCAGTATCAACACGGATTCAAAAGAGGTGTATACTTCGCTCAGATGTATGATAATGGGAATGAGTTTCTTCGTAATGAAATTGATGATAATCAGTTAAATATGAAGAAAAAGTTTGTTGATGGTGATGAATACACAATGAATTGGTGGAAACCTAAAGCTATTCGTAGATATACAAAACTCTATGATGAAGGTCGTATTAAGCCAGAACCATTGTTTTACTTAGATATCATTGGAATGTCTTGGGAAGATTGTAAAAAGAAATACTTAAAAGAAGTAGGTCGATGAGTAATAATAGTCTCTGGGTGGAACGCTACCGCCCGAATAGTTTAGAAGGTTATGTTGGAAACGAACATATCCTTGAGAAAGTAAAGATTTACATTGAGAATGAGGATGTACCTCACTTGTTACTCTACGGAGTAGCAGGTACAGGTAAGACTACCCTCGCTAAAATCATTACCAATCAGATTGATTGTGATGTTATGTACATCAACGCTTCGGATGAAAACTCCGTAGATGCAGTTCGTGATAAGATTCGTGGATTCGCATCATCTATGGGATTCCGTAAGTGGAAAGTTGTAATCTTGGATGAGGCAGACTACTTGACACCAAACGCTCAAGCTGCACTTCGTAATCTAATGGAAACTTTCAGTAAATCTACTCGTTTCATTTTGACTTGTAACTATGTCGAAAAAGTGATTGACCCAATCCAAAGTAGATGTCAGACATTCGCTATTACACCACCATCTAAAAAAGAAGTGGCAAAGCGATTGTTTGATATCTTAAATGAAGAGGGTGTTGAGTTCAATAAAGAAGACCTTGCCGTTCTTGTCAATAGTGGTTATCCTGATATTCGTAGAGTATTAAATGCTGCACAGCGACAAGTGGTAAATGGTACATTAAAGATTGATGCTACATCCACTGTTCAAGCGAACTATACTGAAAATGTTATAAACATTCTCAAAGAAACTGGTGATATAAAACAACAATTTACTGAAATCAGACAAATCATCGCTGACTCTAAGGTAAAGGACTTTACTCCTTTATATAGGGCTCTTTATGATGAGGTAGATAATTACGCAAGTGGTAAAGTGGGTCAGACTATCTTAAACATCGCAGATGGTCAGTACAAAGATTCTATGGTAGTTGATAAAGAAATCAACGTAATGGCGATGATGTTAAACATTTTAATGGGAATTAATAAGTAATGGCTAAAAAAGGTAAAATTGTAGAAATGGGACAACACGCAAAGTCCCCAACTATGAACTTGGATGTTCGTAAGTTAAAAAATGTAACTTGTCCACAATGTGATGGTATTTTCTTCGATGAGTTAACAATGTACAAAGAGGTATCGGCTGTACAATCGCCGAACGGACAACCATCTATGTTACCTATTCCAGTTGTGATTTGTAACAATTGTGGAACTGTACACCCTAAATTTACTCCAAAAGAATTAATCGAAGATGTCGGAAACGAAGAAAGCTAAAACACTATTTCAGCATCTTTCTGGCATAAAGGAGAAGAAAACCTCTTGGGAGTCTCTTTCGGTTATGGATAGAAAAACCTTTGAACCATTTATGGTCAATAGATTTTTATCTATGAATATGGGACTATTAGAGTTGGTCAATGAGTTACAAAAGTACACCATTGGTCAGCTCAATCCAAGGGATGTTTACAAATTGTATTTAGATGTTCTACCTAAGAAACGAAGTTTTGATAAATACATCAAAGCAAAGGGTAGTGATAAATACAATGAGAAAGTACTGAGTTACCTATCAAAATATTTTGAAGTATCTCAGAGAGAAGTCAAGGATTACCTTGAAATATTATCCAAAGATGAGGTGATGGAAATCATTCAAAAATTTGGTGTTGATAAAAAAGAAATCAAAAAATGGTTGAAGTAATAAAAGAAAGAAAAAACAAGGTGAATTATTCTGAGAGGGTTGAAAAGGATAAGCAAGAAGAAAACGCAATAGAGTATTGTGAAAGATTGTACCCTGAGACTACAAAAGAGTTTAAAAAGATTTTAGATGAGATGTACGAAACCTTTTGTAAAAAACAAAGAAACTACGGACCTGGTAACATCTCAGTCGGAACTAACTTAGAATCTGATGATGATATTAAACTATCATTAGTGGGACTATGGTTTAGAAAGAACGACAAAATTCAGAGACTAAAACAATTAGTTGTATTAGGTGAACCAGATGAGGTTGGTGAAAATATCCAAGACACTTACGAAGATTTAAGTGTATACGGAATCATATCTCAGATAGTCCAAAGAAAGAAGTGGGCTAAGTAAAACTTTAACAATTTCTTAACATTAAAGGTTTGGTGGTTTCAAATCTTTTTATTACATTTATATAGATGAAAAAGTCAATGGTGTCTAACATATTCAATTTTCCAGTCCACGAGGAAAAGCAGGGGGATTCTAAAGTTTCCTATTCTCAATACACTATGTGGGCTAATTGTCCTAAACAATGGAAGTTGACTTATATGGATGGTCACAAAGACTTTGACCCTTCAATTCATCTTGTGTTTGGTACAGCGATGCACGAAACACTTCAAGGTTGGTTACAAGTTTTGTATAAGGATGGCCCATCGGCTGCTAATGAGATGAACTTAAATGAAATCTTATTAGATGAGATGGCCAAAGAGTACAAAAAGATGATGGCTGTTTATGGTGTCAAGTTTACAACCAAAGATGAAATGAATGAGTTCTATGATGATGGTATACAAATCATAGACTTTATTAAAAAGAATCGGACTGAATACTTTTCCACCAAGAAAATGAGATTGGTTGGGGTAGAGTTACCTATTTATTATCCCACATCCAACAAAAACATTATGATGAAGGGTTTCCTTGATTTAGTGTTTGAAGTCATTGAAGATGGTATCATCGAGATTTGGGATATTAAAACATCTACAAAAGGTTGGAACGAGTATCAAAAGAAAGATAAAACAAAAACCGCACAATTAGTCTTATATAAGAAGTTTTTCTCAGAACAATATGGATACCCAATCGATAAGATTCAAGTTAGGTATTTCATTGTCAAAAGAAAACTATGGGAAGAGGCTATGTTCGCTCAAAAGAGAGTACAACAATTTGTACCAGCTCACGGAAGTAGAACTATGAGAAACATCACAACAAGTTTTGATGAGTTTATTTCCAAGTCTTTCAATGATGATGGTTCTTACAATACCGAAGGTGAGTTTCCAGCTTTGGCCGGAAAGAACAACAAGAATTGTAAGTATTGTCCTTTTAATAAAAGTGATTTGTGTCCGAGAAAAGAAAGAATCAAACCTTAATGTATGAGAGTTTTATATTTAATTTCAGCAATTATTTTAACATCATCGGTATCTAATCCCGTTGAACCTCAAACCATTATTGAGATTCCTACGAAAGAAGTAGTACTTGAAATCCCAACTCCCAAAGTTGAACTAAAAATTACAAAACCCACAAGAGACCTAACCCCATTGATAGAAGCTCTTATTTGGGTTGAAAGTAGAGGTAAGGAAAATGCTTATTGTAAGAGAGAGGATGCTGTTGGTGTATTACAAATCAGACCTATAATGTTGAAAGAAGTAAATAGAGTTTTATCTATGAGTGGGTCTGACTTAGTATATACATTGGATGATAGATGGGATAGAGAGAAGTCTATTGAGATGTTTAAAATAATCGTAAATCATTATCACGAAACAAGTACATATGAGAAAATCGCTAGGTGTTGGAATGGTGGGCCGAAGGGACTACAAAAGAAACAAACCGAAAAGTATTGGAGAAAGGTTCAAAAAAGACTCAACTACAATGAGAATAGCACTAATAGGCAGTCCGAAGTATGAGAATAGGGTTGAAATAAAAGACCTTGTTTGGAATCTAAAACAAAAATTTGGTGATGAGTTAATTCTCATCACTCGTGGTAATACGGATGGTATAGAAAAATGGGTTCGTAAATTCGCATTGGAAATGGGTGTTAAGTACATAGAGTACAATCCAGCTCATACTCCAATGTCGTTGTATAGTGGGATGGATAAAGACTACTACGAAAAACCATATCATCCAACACAACCTCTACATCAATATGATTGTATTGTAAGAGGCTCAGATAAGATTTATTATTTTGGAGAAATAAAAAGAAACGAATATAACCACTTCAGTAGGGTATTAGTTAGAGGTGGTAAAACCGCTAAATTTATACAATGAGAGTTATAGAGAATAGACCGTGGGGAAAGTATGAAGTACTTTATGATTGGACTGAATGTAAGGTCAAAAAGATTACAGTAAATCCTGGACAAAAGTTATCATACCAATATCACAATAAACGACAAGAAGTTTGGATTGTTACAAAAGGAACACTTACAATAGTTTTGGATGATGATAAAGTATTCAGAGATTATGGTGAAAGTATAAATATTCCTTTGGGAGCAAAACATAGAGCTTGGAATGAAACTGATGAAGTTGTTGAGTTCATAGAAGTTCAAACAGGAACATATTTTGGTGAGGATGATATTGTCCGAATTGAAGATGATTATAATAGGATTTAATAAATATTTTTCGTATATTTATATCAAACAAAACAAGAGAGTTACGATATGCAAGAATTAAAACTACCTAAACTAAAAAAGGTAGACCCAAATAAACCGAAGAAGAAAAAGATTCTACTTCTTTCGGATGACCTTAGAGTACATAGTGGTATCGCTACACAATCAAAAGAGATTGTACTATCAACTGTTCACAAATACGATTGGGTTCAGTTAGGTGCGGCACTAAAACATCCAGACCACGGAAAGAAATTTGATATTTCAGAAGATGTGAGAAAGGAAACTGGTGTTGAAGATGCCGATGTAAAGATATACGCACATACAGGTTACGGAAATCCTGGTGTTCTTAGGGAGTTGATAAACCTTGAAAAGCCAGATGCTATCCTACACTTTACCGACCCACGTTTTTGGAAATGGTTGTATGATATGGAAAACGAGGTTAGGCAAATATGTCCTATTATGTATTATAACATTTGGGATTCATTACCAGACCCAATGTGGAACGCTCCGTTCTACGCAAGTTGTGATTTGTTGATGTCAATCTCAAAACAAACATATGGTATTAACAAGAGAACTCTTGAGAAGTATGGTATGGCAAAGGAAGATTGGGCATACAAGTATATTCCACACGGAGTATCTAAACTTTTCAAACCAGTTCCATCAGATGATGAAAAGTTGGTGAAGTTCAAAGAAAAGTTTGGATTGACTGAGTTTGATTTTGTGGTTCTATGGAATAATAGAAACATTCGTAGAAAAGTGCCAGGTGATGTAGTACTTGCATTTAACGAGTTTGCTAAACAACATCAAGATAAGAAAGTATGTTTGTTCTTACACACTGTACCAAGTGATAACAATGGTACTGATATACCTGAAGTAATCAAACACAATGGTCACTATGGTGAATACAAGTTTACTAATACTAAATTCTCAACCGAGGATTTGAATCTATATTACAACTCAGGTGATATCATTCTTAACATCGCATCAAACGAAGGGTTCGGTCTTGCATCGTGTGAGGCACTTAGAGCTGGTACACCAATTATCGTAAATGTAACTGGCGGTCTTCAAGACCAATGTGGTTTTGAATATATGGGTATTCCATTGACTGAAAAGGATTATGTAGAACACGGCTCTTTACACGATAGGAGAAAGTGGGAAAACAATGAGTTACTCACATATGGTGATTGGGCTTATGTAGTATGGCCATCAAATCGTTCACTTCAAGGTTCGCCAGTAACTCCATATATCTTTGATGATAGATGTGATTTTATGGATGTAGCTGAAAAGTTAGGATTTGCTTTTAGAGCTGGTAGAGAACACTTAGAAAAAATTGGTCAAAAAGGTCACGAGTGGATTTCAGGTGATAGTGGAATGGCATCAGAAAGTATGGGTGAAAGATTCATTGATGCTATTGATGGATGTTTTGAAAATTGGAAACCAAGAGAAAGATTTAATATTTACAAGGTATGAAAAAGTTATGTGTAGTTAGTTGTCCTATCGCTACGAGAAGTGGTTATGGGGCACGTTCAAGAGATTTTGTTAGGTCACTTATAGAAGTTAAGGGAGAGGAGTGGGATATCAAAATCTTACCTCAAAAGTGGGGTGAGACTCCACAAAACGCACTCTCACAAGAAGATAGTGATTTAACATCAAGGTTCTTGTTAAAGTTAGAACAAAAGCCGGATGTTTGGATTCAAATTACAATTCCAAATGAATTCCAACCAGTTGGTAACTTCAACATTGGAGTCTCGGCTGTTATTGAAACGGATAGTGCTAGTCCTCAGTTTATCGAGGGGTGTAATCGTATGGATTTAAACATCGTATCTTCGAATCATTCGGCAAAAACATTATCAGTTAAATATGATAAAGTAGATGATAAGACAAAACAAAAAATCGGTGAGATTGGTCTTACCAAACCCGTTGAAGTTTTGTTTGAAGGATTTGACTCAAAAATATATGACCATAAGCTTGAAGTACATCAGTCTGTAAAAGATATGATGTCACAAGTAGATGAATCGTTTGCTTTCTTGTTTGTAGGTCATTGGTTACAAGGTATACCTGGTGAAGATAGAAAGAATGTTGGTGGGCTGATTCACACATTCTTAAACACATTTAAAAATAAGAAAGTAAAACCAGCTCTCATTTTGAAAACATCTATTGGTGGGCCATCTATCACAAGTGTACACGAAATCAAAAAACGTATAGAGGTGATTAGTAATTCACTTGGTTCTAAAAATCTACCTAACGTATACATCCTTGATGGTGATTTATCAGATGAGGAAATGAATTCATTATACAATCATCCGAAGGTAAAAGCACACGTTTCATTTACTCACGGTGAAGGGTTTGGTAGACCCTTGTTAGAAGCTTGTGTAAGTGGAAAGCCAATTGCTGTATCTGCTTGGTCAGGTCACTTAGACTTCTTGAATCCAAACTTCAACTTTTTAGTTGGTGGTAAACTACAAGATGTACATCCATCCGCTACTAATGATTGGATTAGAAAGGGTTCAAAGTGGTTTAAAATTAATTATGGACAAGCTTCTGGTACAATGAAGGCTATTTATACTAACTACAAGAAAGCTCACGAGCAATCTCGTAAGAATAGACATTATGTAAAAACTAACTTTACGAAGGAACATATGACAAGTAAATTGTCAAAGATACTTGACACTCATAGTGCTGGTCAAGGCCCAACTCAAGTTGGTTTGAAATTACCTAAACTAAAGAAAGTGTAATATGGCTGATTATACGGCACAACATAGGAACAAATTATCAGATGCTTTCAGAATCCCCAAAACAAAGTTAGAGAGGGGAATGGTAGCTAAAATCCGTTATAAAAAAGTGGATGGTAAATCTCGTGACTATTATGTGTTTGTATTACAACCTAATTTTAAAACTTACTTTCATTGTTTAGACTTAAAACATATAACATTAACCGATATGGTTAATTTGGCTAAGGGGTTAGATGAGGTTATAAGTAGGACTCCTAAAGTACGAAAGTTAGATTTAACAAAGTTACAATTGGATTTGAATTCTAAACAATTTTACATCAGAGAAATCAAAGGTAAAGATAGAAATAAGAATCTAAAAACAGCATATAGAACATTAGTCGAAAAAAACATTTCTACGGTTACGGTATACAATTATGATTATGGTATATTCGATAGAGTTCCATCGGAAGCAGAAAGAAGGCAGAGGGAACAAGTAGAAAAGGATGATGATATGCCAGACTTTCTAAAAGAAATATAAAATATGAAAATTAGTTACGCAGTTACAGTCAAGGATGAGTTTCTTGAAATCCAAACATTACTTCAAAAGTTATTGACACTCAAACAACCACAAGATGAGATTGTGGTTTTGTGGGATTCAAAAAATGGTTCTAAGGATATCGAAACTTATTTACGAAAAATGAATGTTGAAAAATCATTGTTCGTGTGGCACCCATATGAGTTTGATGGACACTTCGCAGATTTGAAGAATGAACTTACCAAACATTGTAGTGGTGATTATATCTTTCAGATTGACGCAGATGAATACCCAAATAAAACCTTGATGGATAACATTCACGAAATCTTGGAAGCAAATAATGTAGATGTAATTCTTGTCCCACGAGTAAATACAGTCGAAGGGTTAACTCAAGAACACATTCAGAAATGGGGGTGGCAGGTTAATGAACACGGTTGGGTAAACTTTCCAGACCCTCAATGGAGAATTTATAAAAATTCAGAATCCATTCGTTGGGAAAATAAGGTACACGAGAAACTCGTTGGTTACGAAACTATTTCAAATCTACCTTGGGCAGAAGAGTTGGCTCTATATCACCCAAAGACAATCGATAGACAAGAACGACAAAACGAATATTACGACACCCTCGTGTAATTCCATTTTGGGAACGATATCGTGTGTCGAAAGAAAAATTTACATTTTTATTATGAAACATAATATTGGAATTATTGGTCAAGGGTTTGTTGGTAATGCTATATACCAAAAGTTCAAGAACTACTTTAGCGTTCTAACTTATGACCTTGATGAAACTAAACGAAATACGGATACCTTAGAAGAGGTAGTCCAAGCTTCCGAAGTTGTATTTGTATGTTTACCTACTCCAATGAAAAGGTCGGATGGTACTTGTGATACTTCTATTGTCGCTTCGGTCTTGAATGAAATCAATGAAGTTGGTAAAGATGTTATTGTTGTTATCAAGTCAACAATTCCACCAACAACCACGGAAAATTTTAATGATAGATTTGGTAACATTACCATTATCTTTAATCCAGAGTTTTTAACGGAAGCAAACGCAGTACAAGATTTTGAGAATCAATCAAAGATTATTTTAGGTGGGCCAAGAAAAGGAACGACTTTACTCAAACAAATTTATCGTTTGGTGTTTCCTACTACACCCATCATCAAAACAGGTTCTACACACGCAGAGATGGTAAAATATGTTACAAATTCGTTCTTAGCTACAAAGGTATCCTTTGCTAATGAGATGTACCAAATTTGTAATAAGTTAGATTTGGACTTTGATAAGGTCGTAGAATACGCAACATACGATGATAGATTGGGTAAGTCACATTGGGCTGTGCCAGGACCTGATGGTTATTTTGGGTATGGTGGTCATTGTTTTCCTAAAGATGTAAAAGCTATGATTAATGTAGCAAAGGGTTTAGGGATAACTCCTACTATGTTGATGGCTACTGATTCTAAAAATAATGTAGTTAGAGACAATAGAGATTGGGAACAAATGGAAGGAAGAGCCGTATCAGATGGGTAATACAAAATTTGCAATAGGGTGTTTGGTTCAATGGTATGAGGTTGGGATAATCTCAGAATACGTTAGTACCTTAAAAGAAGCTATCGAAAAATACGATGGTGAAGTTCTTGTTGACTTTTTGATTACTACAAATGAAGAGTTGGAGAAACCTACATCGGTGTCTGACAAAACAACGGCTGTAACTGAAATCCAAAAGATTTTGAATGAAGCTGGATTTAGGTCGAATTACACGATGTCAAATAAATTGGTTACCATAGCCGATTATCGTAGAAACTTTAACGAAGATTTTTGTGATTTAGTAGATGTTCTTGTATGGGGTGAATCTGATATGTTAGTACCTAAAGAAATGTTTGGGTCTTTGAATCTACTTCATCAGTCTTATTCAGAAGGAACTCCAAAATATTTAGCCACGTTTGGAATTTGTAAAATGTGGGACAATAGTTGGAAACCATTAGAACACGTTGATTTTACTGATAAACCTTTTATAGAAGGTGATACTGAAAATTGGTGGAGTCTTAGATATAAGATGAATGCTGATGAGATGAATGAGATAAACTCAAAGGTTACTGACCTTGATTTAACTTTAGTATCTCCACACAAATTTAATGGTTGTGGGTTGGTAATATCATCGGAAGTAATCAAAGCAGGAGTAAACATTCCACGTTCAGTATTCTTTGTACACGAAGATACAGCGTTTATGTTGATGACACAAAAAGTACTTGGTAACATTCCACAATATCATTTTAAGAATATATTACTTGTACACAATAGAAAACACCCAAACAAAAGAACATATGTCTTGGGTGAAGAAAATATTGATAAGACTGATACTGGTGCTCAAAGAGGTGTACACAATTGGTATAAACCAGCGAATAAACTATGTGAACAAAATGTTTACAATTTATTCAACCCTAATTACAAATCTAAAACTTGGGAAGATGTATGGAAGGTAAAATAGCATTTTTTAGTGAGATGGGGTTTATGGGTAAAACACCAAGAACCCACAAGAATATGAGAACTGAGTTTGCTTGGTTCGTAGCCTTAGATGCAGACCACATCCCAATAAAATCTATACCAACTGAAAATGGTGTAACTTATGATTTGGGTGTTCTAATCATTCCAAAGAATGTTAAGAATTTTATGAATATGGATATTGTTTCAGATATGAAACGTATTTGTAAGAAGGTAGCCTTTATGCAAGAGGGCCCGAGTTGGTACTATCAAAGTTTACCTTTGTATGAATCTATGTGGTTTTTGAATCAAATGATGTCGGTTGATGTTGTATTTGCACATAATGATATTGATAAAAAATACTATGAAGGGTTATTAGAAAAACCAACATACATCAATCCAACTCTAATGATTGAAGATTCATTGAAGGATATACCAAAAGTAGAACGTAGTGGTGTGATTATTGGTGGTAATTTGGGGAGATGGTATGGTGGTATCGATTCATATATGGTAGCATCGGAAATGGGAGAGAAGATATCAGCTCCTCAAATGGGTCGAATGGATAAGGCTGAACTAAATGTTGAAGATATCAACCACTTACCATATTTAGAATGGTACGATTGGATGAAAGAGTTGAATAACTTTAAGTACGCTGTACATTTAAATCCAAATACAATCGGTGGAACATTTTCCTTGAATTGTGGTTATCTTGGTATACCTTGTATTGGTAACATACATAGTAATACTCAACGATTATGTTTTCCTGAGTTATCAGTAGAGCATAATGATTTGAAAAAAGCAAAGGAGTTAGCTAAGAGATTAAAAGAAGATTCTGACTTTTATGAAGAAATGTCGAAACTTTCTGTTGAAAACTATAACAAACATTTTAGTGAAACTACTTATAAAAACAGTTGGAACTTAATAAAAAATTTCGTATATTAGTATAATATACACTAAAGAATATTATGGAAAAAGTTTATTCAAAAAAAGACCCATCTAAACTATTACATATAGTGGTACGAAAATCTGATTTAACTCCAGGTAGAGTGGATGTTGTTCCTGAAAACAACTTTATTCAATGTGCTCTTCTAAATATGAATGAAGGTAAAACATTTAAACCACATAGACACATTTTTAAAGAACGAACACAAAATGTTATTGCTCAAGAGAGTTGGATTGTAGTTGATGGTTCTGTAAAATGTACTTTTTTTGATATTGATGATACTATTATAGTAGAACCCATTTTAAAGGCTGGTGATGCTTCTTTTACGTTAGAGGGTGGGCATACATATACTATATTAGAGGATAATACTTTAGTGTATGAATACAAAACGGGCCCATATGAAGGTCAATCATTAGATAAAGTGTTTATAGATGAATAACTTCAAATCAATTGGAAATGATGTTTTTATAAGTGACCAAGCGCTTATTAAAAACCCAGATTTAGTCTCTATTGGTAATCATTGTGCAATCGACAATGGGGTATCAGTTTCAACAGCCTTAGAAATAGGTGACTATGTACATATAGCCCCAAATGTAACCTTTATTGGGGGTAAGGCTTCTAAAGTAACATTGGAAGATTTTACATTCATTGCAGCTGGTACACGCGTTGTTGCTGGAAGTGAAGATTATACTGGTAAAGGGTTAGTAGGCCCCACAATACCAATAGAGTATAGAGAAGTTATGTTTTCTGAAGTAAAATTCGAAAGATTTTCAGGATGTGGTGTAAATTGCTCTATAATGCCTGGTGTTAAATTTGGTGAAGGTGCTATTCTTGGAGCAAACTCTCTAGCAGTAAAGGATTTAGAACCTTGGACAATTTATGTAGGTTCGCCAGCTAAACCAATAAAAACACGAGATAAAGATATCATAATTAAAAACGCGAAAAAGCTAGGATATGAATTTTGATACAATTAAAAATTTTGAATCCGAAATAGCTAAGTTCTTTGGAGCTCCATATGCTGTGGCTGTAGATTGTTGTACTCACGGAGTAGAATTATCATTAAGACTTACAAATGCTACCAAGATTCAATGCCCTAAACGTACTTACTTATCTATACCTATGTTATCTCGTAAACTTGGTATTGATTTAGAGTGGAAAGATGAGAATTGGAGTGATTATTATTATGTAACTGATAATGTGATTGATGCCGCTGTATTGTGGAAACCTAATAGTTATATATCTAATACATTAATGAGTGTGTCATTTCAGTTCAGAAAACATTTATCATTAGGTAGGGGTGGAGTTATACTAACAGACAATAAAGAAGTTGCTTTGAAATTAAAGAAAATGAGTTATGATGGTAGATTGCCTGATGTTCCTTGGAGAGACCAAAATATAAATTCAATGGGATATCATTATTATATGACACCTGAAACTGCACGCTTAGGTTTAGAAAAATTACCTCTGGCAATTAAAACAACCCCACAAAAATGGGTTGTAGAAGATTGGCCAGATTTAACAAAAATGGAATTATTTAGATGATAAAAAAAGCATTTATTACCGGAATATCAGGCCAAGATGGGTCGTATTTAGCGGAATACTTATTAGAGTTAGGATATGAAGTTCACGGTATTGTGAGAAGAAACTCTATGCCCGAATATCAAGATTATAGAATATCACAAATTCATAGTAAAATACATACATATTATGGTGATTTGTTAGACCAAGCCAGATTGTATAAATTATTAGATAAAATACAACCCGATGAAATATATAACCTAGCTGCACAATCCCACGTTAGAATTAGTTTTGATATACCACAATTTACAGTAGAGACAAACTCGATTGGAGTATTAAATATTTTAGAAGCATACCGGAGAAGTTGTCCAAAAGCTAAGTTTTATCAAGCAAGTTCATCTGAGATGTTTGGTTTGTCTGTTGAAGATGATAATTTTCAAAGAGAAACTACACCAATGAATCCAGTATCTCCATATGGATGTTCAAAAGTATTCGCTTACAATATCGTAAGGAATTACAGAAGAGCATATGGATTACACGCTACAAATGGTATTTTATTTAATCACGAATCTCCGAGAAGAGGAACTAATTTTGTAACTAATAAGGTAGCAAAAGCAGCTGCAAAAATCAAATTAGGATTACAAGATACCTTAGAATTGGGTAATATGGATTCTTATAGAGATTGGGGGCATTCTTTTGATTATGTAAGAGCTATACATTTGATGATGCAAAATGACACGCCAGGAGATTGGATAGTATCAACAATGGAAACACATTCAGTTAGAGAAATGTGTGATGTGGTATTTAGTCACTTGGGATTAAATTATAAAGATTATGTTATACAAAATCCTAAATTTTTAAGACCAGAAGAATTACCTTATTTAAGAGGAGATTCTACTAAACTTAGAACAGAAATGGGGTGGGCTCCAACTTATACTTTTCAACAAATGATGGAAGAAATGGCAGATTACTGGTTGGACTTCTTTAAAAAACAAAACAAATGATAACAGTAGTATTAAATTTTAAATGTAGTCATAAAAGTAGGCTTGATACATTACATAAAATATTTCCAAATTGGATGAAGGTACTTAAAGATTATAAATTTATAATCAATTGTGATTCGCCAGAACATTATGAATCGATTAAAAAGTTATATGAAACTAATGTACCAGATTGTGATTTCTCATCAGATGTAGAATCTCAATGGGTAGATAAAACTATCGAGATGGTCGAAAGTTCAAATACCCCATACATATATTATTTGTTTGAAGATGCTGACTTTAGTAATATCGTAACCAATGAATATTTTCATAAAATGTTTGATGAGTTTCATACCTCTGATGCTAAACATTTGATGTTAGGTAAAACTGGAAAGTACTCTAACCCAAATTTATGGAAAAAAACAAAATTTAAAGAACTTGAAACCATTAGAACCTTTGATTTTAATGTACCATATGATTGTTGTTATCCATTAGCCGGAATATGGGATAAGGAATTATTTTTGGATGTACTACGAGATGTAAAAAGTACATACAAAGGTCAATCCGCTATGAAACAAATTGATGGTTGTGAAAAAATATCAAACAATTATAGAGATAAAAAGATAAAACAAGCTTGTCCTTTAGATGAAGTTACACTTCATATACAAGATGTAAGGGAAGCCAAACGATAAGGTAAAAAATAATGAAGGTTATAAACGATAATATAAAATTAACACAAGCAATTAAAGAGCCATATCCAGTATGGGTATTTGATAACTTCCTCCACAATGATGTCTATATTGATGTGCTAAACAATTGGCCAGATTCAAATGATGCAAAATGGCACGGGGTTAGAGATAATATTGAAAACAAAGTAAATATACTTGAGCAAGGTATGATGTCATATGACATAAAACACACCACCGGCTCTATGTTTCAATTTTTACATCATTTACATTCTGATGAGTTTACTCAGCAATTGGCTAAATTAACTAATATAGATGGGTTGTTACCCGATAAGCATATGAGATGGTCTGGTATCAGAACTATGTTAAGTGGTGGGTTTCAAGCTGTACATAGTGATGCCAGAGTAAGTCCAGACTCAGGATTACGAAAAGAATTAACGTGTTTAATTTATTTCAACGAAGGTTGGTCAGTAGATGATACTGGTACTTTTGAAATTTGGAATGATGATATGACTGAATGTACCCATAAAATTGACCCTATTTCAAATCGACTCGTTGTTTTTTTAAACTCTGAAACATCATATCACGGTGTTCCTGATGTTAAAAAAGAACGTAGGTCTATAACTTGGAGTGTATTGAAATCTGGAAAATCATCAGACAGAAGTAAAGCTCTATTTGTATCAAGACCACAAGATAGTAACGAGATAAGTGAATTAGGTAAAAAACGAGCACAAGTAAGTGATGTGCATAAATAAATAAATTATGAAATATCCAATGTTTAAAGTGCATATTGATACGAATAGTGCACTAAATGAGTTAAAACCTGTATTAGATAGTGGGTTTGTTAATGAGGGTGAGCAAGTAACAAAACTAAATAACCACTTCAAAAATTGGTTGAATCACGACCAAACAATAATGTTAAATAGCTGTACATCCGCTTTGACATTAGCTCTAAAGTTGTCTGATGTTGGTCCAGAAGATGAGGTAATAGCTACATCGATGACTTGTGTCGCATCAAATACACCAATACATACTTTTGGTGCTAAGGTAGTTTGGGCTGATATTGACCATATGACTGGTAATATAGACCCATCTCAGATAGAAAAATTAATTACTCCAAAAACAAAAGCGGTGTTGTGTGTTAATTGGTCGGGGCTACCTGCTGATTTAAAGAAAATATATAGTATTTGCCAATCTAATGGATTAAAATTTATCCAAGACGCAGCGCATTCTATGGGTGCAAAGGTAGATGGTAATCAAATTCACGACTATGCACATTACACCTGTTATAGTTTACAAGCAATTAAACACATTACAACAGGCGATGGTGGTATTTTAGTAGTCAATACTAATGAAAAAGATTTTAAGAGAGCAAAGGCATTGAAATGGTTTGGTATCGACCGTGATGCTACAAAAGATGAAAAGGGGGAGTGGAAGGGACAGCGTTGGGAAATGGATGTTGTTGAAGCTGGGTTCAAATTTCATATGAACAATATTACTGCCGCTATTGGATTGTCTCAGATTGACTATATGGATTCTATCATAGAAGCACATAAAAGAAATGGTAAATTGTATGAATCTTTATTTAGTAATAATGTTAAAATACAATCATTAAAATATCCACAAGGTACAGAACCTACTTTTTGGGTGTATACTTTGATTTTAGATGCTAGTTTAGATAGGGATTCAATAGTTCAAGAGTTAAATGATATAGGTATTAACGCAGGACTTGTACACACACCAAATCATTACTACACCTGTTTTGATGACAGTTTTGTTGAACTAAAAGAAACTGATTACTTCCACAAGCATCAGATATCATTACCGTGTGGATGGTGGTTGGATAGGGAAGATATAGAATTTATCGCAGAAAAGTTGATAGAAAAGTTATGAAACGAATCGCCATATTAGGTAGTAGAGATATCTCAATACGAATACTCAAATGGATTCTCGAACAAAATGATTCTGAAGTAGTTGGGGTTGTAGCTCCAACCTACAAAACCTGGTGGAACGACCAGTTGAAAAAAACAGCAGATGAACTTGGAATTCCAGTATTTGATGATATAAGTCAAGTTATAGATTTAAATCCAGATATAATATTCTCAATCAACTATTGGAAATTAATCACAAAAGAGCACATTCATCGTATGAGGGGTCGTATTATTAATTTACATCATTCATATAGACTAAAATATAAAGGTAGATATATGTGTAGTTGGGCTATTGCTAATGGTGAAACTTATCACGGTACAACATTACATTATATTACAGATAAATTAGATGATGGCCCAATAATAGAAAGTTACAAATGTGAAATAGAAGATACTGATACTTCTGAAACATTATTTAATAGAGTCGAGGAGTTGGCATATACGATGTTCACAAACACATATCACAAAATATTAAATGATGAAGTTATTGAATTCATTGAACCACATCCAAATTCATATTACTATGACATAGATTCTAATAAAAACTTAGAAATGAATTATGAAAAATTGACCCTCAAAGAGGTTTACAACTTTGTAAGAGCTTGGAGTTTTAAAGACAGACCAAGACCTTACTTTAATTTTAATGGAAAAAAAGTAGAGTGTAGTTATGAAGAATAAAACGATATTAATATTAGGTGGTACTGGTGCATTGGGAAAGACTCTCATTCGTAGATACCAAGACAATAACAAAATAATTGTGTTTTCACGAGATGAACACAAACACGTTAATATGCAAAAATTAACTGAGTTCAACTCAGACATACAATATAAAATTGGCGATGTTAAAGATGCTGATTCTATTAGAAATTCTATTGATGAGTTTAAGCCAGATGTCGTAATAAATACAGCCGCATTGAAACACGTTCCAATTTGTGAAAGTAATGTACTTGAATCAGTAAATGTAAATATTATAGGACATCAGAACTTGATTGATTCTATACGCAGAAGTACTCATAAAATAGAAACTTTGATTTTCATATCTACCGATAAGGCTTGTAAGCCAATCAACATCTATGGTATGTGTAAAGCTATTTCAGAAAAGTTGTATTTGGATTTTGCTAGAAAGCAAACTGATATCAAGGTTTGTCTTGTTAGATATGGAAATGTGTTGGAGTCTACGGGGTCTGTTATACCATTTTTCAAAAGATTGATAGAGAGTGGTGAGAAATCATTACCAATTACAGATTATGGTATGACACGGTTTTTATTATCCCTTGAACAGGCGACTGACTTAATTCAATGGTCATATGATAATGAAAAGTCACACGGAAAGATTGCTATACCAAAAGTGAAATCATTTTTGATTACTGATATTGCAAGATGTTTAATCAAATATTCGAATGCTGATTGTGAATTGCACGAAGTTGGTATTAGGCCTGGTGAAAAAATTCACGAAGAAATGATTTCTACGGAAGAGTGGTTACGCACGGAAGATGGTGGTGAGAACTATCTTATCAATCAAGAGCGTTTGGACTTCTTTGCACCAGGCGAACCATCACCCACGAATTCAAAAACTAAGGAGATTGACTCGTACAATTCTAAAAATTCACTTATGGGGTTTGATGAAGCTTATGAATTTTTAGTCAAAACAGGTGTATTAAAATGAAAGTAATAAACGAAACTACTGAATTTGGGTTGGATATGCTTAGAGGATTACCAAGAGCATACCACTCTAAGATAAATGGTGAAAAACATATTGTATATGTTAAAGAAAATCTCTTAGAGTTGTATGGGTTAGTAACTGATAATCTCAAGGCGACACAAAACTTTACACCCAACAATCCTTCAGAATTTTATAACCACCAACGACCAAGCTTTACGTTGAGTGGGTGGACACCACCACCACTTCAAGAAATGTTTGAAGGTAAAGTAACTTTTGATAAACCGACAATTGTTGTAAACAACCGTGTAAGTGCAGATTTGTCTGAGAGCCAGATAGATGAATGTAAAAAAGCATATCCAAACTTGGATATGAGTTATAATCCGTTACTTACCCAATACGTTAAAAGAAAGAATGGTAATCACGTTTCAATGAACCATTACAGTATGGAATTCTTGACCGAGGTTGTTCGTAGATTTTCTGATGATTACAAAATAATTTATATATCACCTGTTGTTGATAAGAACTACTTTAAAGATGATAATCACTTATTAGACTTAAATGATTTTGAATATATTCAAGAGAATCTACCCGAAGTATATACAATCAAAGAACATATGGAAGTTACCGGAAAATCATATAACATATGTCAAATGGAACTTGAAGCTACATCGGACAAACACCTTTCTACAATCGGTGGTAATTGTACTGTATCCGCTTACTTCGGTGGAGACCTTGTAATATATTTGGGTGAGACTTGGAAGTATGGTTCTGGTGTAAAATATGGAATCAAACGTGGTGAACGTGGGATATTTAAAACAAACTCTTGGTTAAAACATTTATCTGGTAGTAACGTAGTACAACTAAATACATTTTCATCTATTTTAGAATGGATGGATAAGAATTGGAAAGTCTAATAAATATAGTAAGTTATGAATGTAGTATTTTGGGTAGGTGTAAAAAGTGATAATCCTACTGTATTAGAAAAACACGGAAACTTCGATTACTTCGAGTACTCAAAAAGAACTTGGAAAGATTGGTGTAATAAAAACAATGTAGAGTTTTATGAATATGATTCCACAAATTATGATACATCAAAGCACAAAGTGACTTGGACTCGTTGGTTTGATTTAGATTCTAAACTATCACATTTAGATTGGAATAAAGTTGCTGTGGTAGATGCTAGTTATATGATAAAATGGGATACGCCTAATTTCTTCGACCAAACATCGGATAACCTTAGTGTATTTAAAAGTTTAGAAAATTTAAGATGGATATCTGAAGGTATCGCTGGTTATCAAACTATGTTTCCAAACACAACATTCAATATCAGAGAGTATATAGATTGTGGATTTCAAATATTTACAAAATCCCACTTAGAGTTTCTAAACAAATTAAAAGAATTTTACTTTGATAATTACGAAAAAATTTGTATATTTGAGAAAGATGTAAAAAAAGGAACTGACCAGCCGGTTTATAATTATATGTTACAAGAGTTAGGAATTGATTTTAGATTTGAATTAAACCCATCATTTAACATAAATCATATGACAAGGTTTGGGTGGTTTAACCACAACTGGCAATTTGGAAATGACAAAACTCCGTACTTTATAAAATATGGTAAGATTTGGAAGTTTTCAGGATTTGATAGGAGACAGCGTAATTCTCTTATGAAACAAACGTGGGACATTATAAAGGATAGGTATGAGTAAAAATGTTATCTTTATGATTAACATCGTTCACAACGAACGAAGTAGGAATCAGGGATATGAGTTTTCAATCAAAAGTTGGAAAGAATATGCTGATAAATACGATTGTGAATTATTCATTCTAAATCAACCTGTGGCTGATATATCTTATATGAAACCACATTGGACTAAAATGTATATACTTGATGTATTAGATGCAAATGAAATAGACTATGACCAAGTACTGTATGTAGATTCAGATACGATTGTAACGCCAAATGCTCCAAACATATTTGAATTGAGTGAGCATAAGTTTTGTGCAGTTCCAAACTTTGGAGATTCGGATTGGATGTTGAGAAGTATAGAGGCATACTCTCTTGAGTTGTTCAACGGATACCAACTTCCATACTACAAATATTTCAACTCTGGTTTCTTATTGTTTAACAAATCACATAAAGACTTCTTTAAGAATATACAAGAATTTTACAACAAGAATCAACAAAAAATAGTTTGGATGCAAAATAACTATGGTGTGGGTCACGACCAACCTGTGTTCAACTTTTTTGTTAATAAAGACTTGGGTGATGAATATAAAGTACTTGGGTACGAGTGGAATATGCAAGATTTGAATAGGTCTGAACTTATAGGGGAAGATTTACTATTCACAAAATATGGATATGTTTGTCACTTTAACGCGGGTATAAAACCAACTCCAGGTTTTTGGATGGAGAAAACATTTAACAAATTATATGGATAAAATGAAAATATTAGTAACAGGTGGTGCAGGATTTGTAGGAACAAACCTCATCAAAAGACTTTTGTCGGAAGGACACCAAGTAATATCAATAGATAACTATCATACAGGTTTAGAGAAAAATCATCAATTTGGTTGTAAGTATATGAATCACGACCTGAGGAATCTATCAGAGTTTCCTCAAGTTGATATAGTGTTTCACTTAGCAGCTATTGCTAGAATCCAACCATCATTTGAAGACCCTAAAAATTATTTTACAACCAATGCTAATGCTACTTTGAATTTGGTTGATTGGTGTTCAAGAAACAACGTACCTTTGGTTTACGCTGGTACATCATCTAAACATAGTGGAAAGTATAAAAACCCATACACCTTTACTAAAGACATCGGTGAGGATGTGGTAGAACTTTATCAGAAACATTTTAACCTACAAGCTAGTATCACAAGATTTTACAATGTATATGGCCCGTATGAACTTACTGAGGGTGGTCATACTACTTTGATTGGTAGATGGATTAACAATATCAAAAACGAAATCCAATGTGAAATCTATGGTGATGGAGAACAAAGGAGAGACTTTACCCACGTTGAAGATATCGTAGATGCTTTGGTTAGAATTATGGAACAAAAAGCATATGGTCATATTTTTGAATTAGGTAGAGGTGAAAACTATTCAGTAAATCAGATAGCTGAATTCTTTGGAATTGATGCTGTATACAAAGACCCAAAGCCGGGTGAAGCTAGACATACGTTGAATACTGATACAAGTGCTAGAGAAATCTTAGGATGGAATCCTGAGATTGATATTAAGGATTATATAAAGAATCTATAAAATGGAAAAAATTACATTTGTTATACCTTCAAGAAACAACTTAGAGTTTCTACAATTAGCATATAAATCAATTCGTGATTTAGATACTAAACACGAAGTATTGGTTTTGAATGATGCTAGTACGGATGGTACTGCTGAATGGATTGGGGCTCAGAATGATGAAGACTTAATTGTTTATCATAATCCTGGTCCAGAACGTATTGGTATTGTAGGGATGTTTGACAAAGGTATTGAAATGGCCCGTACTAAAATCATAATGGCGTTTCACGCTGATATGGTAGTATGTAAGGACTTTGATAAGAACATACTTAAACACTTGAAACCACTCACCGTGGTATCAGCGACAAGAGTAGAACCACCACTTCATCCCGATGGGCCTGAAAAAATTATGAAAAACTTTGGTGTTGAGGTTGAAGAATTTAAATTTGAAGATTGGTACACTCAGAGTGAATCTCTAAAAGAAGATAAAACAACTGAGGGTATCTTTGCTCCTTGGTGTATGTACAAAGAAGACTTTCTATCAATTGGGGGCCACGATGAATTATTTGCTCCTCAATCAAAAGAAGATTCTGACCTGTTCAATAGGTTCTTTCTAAATGGATATACGTTGGTTCAGAGTTGGGATGCTTTGGTGTATCACTTTACTTCAAGGGGTAGTAGATTCAACAAACATTCTGGTGGAGCTGCTGGTAAAAACTCCGATGAGTGGATTCACACTACTACTAAAAATGGAAGAAACTTTGTTAGAAAATGGGGTCACTTCATCAAACACGATAAATTAATGAAACCAATCATACCACACAAGTATGATGTTCAGTTTAATATAGAAAATTGTACCATTGAGATTCTAAATGCATTAGAACCTTGGTGTGATAGGATTGTAACTGACCTTGATTCAGATGCAATCAAACAATACATTGATTTCGAACAACCAAATACAACAATTGATTTGACTAAACGAATTAATGTAGATATTGATTCAGATATAGAGGTCAGTTTTGATGCTAAAGCTCTGAATCAGAACTCATTTCAGTTCATCCAAAACTTATCGGAAATTTTTGATTTTAATGAATTTGATAGTGGTGAGTATGAATTTGACATATTTAATATAAAGGTCAATCGTGTAAAACATTACGAAAACGACTTAATTAATCTATGAGATACTTTATATTACTACCAGAAGATTCAGAAGAAGATGTAAACTACTCAACAAACATCTTAGGCGAGGTTTCGTTTAAAAACTTTTGGGCAGACCAAGGGTTCGAAATCTTAGTCAGATTGGTAGAAAAGTATCCCGACACCTTAGAAGAGGTGATAATCAAAGATGAAAAATCAAAATCTTATTCCGTGGAAGAATTCTTGGACAAACTCAAAAATTTAAAGGTAATCCGAAATGGGTAAACTCAATCTAAACTCTTTCGATTGGGAAGAGGATAATTACGAAACTTATGAAAAATTTGGAAAATCTAATAGGAAAAAAAGTCATACTGAAGAAGACTTACTCAACATTCAAGGGAAGTCTGGTAGAGGGCGAAAAGGTGACTCTTATATCACTCAGAGAACAAAGGGGAGAAGCCGTAGTTAGCGACCCTTTTGATATGGAATGGTCAGTTCCTTTTGAATTCCTACATATTTATTAGTATAGGAGTTTATATGCCAGCTAAATCTAAACAACAACAAAAATATATGGGATTAGCATACGCTCTAAAAAAGGGTGATGTAAAACCATCTAATGTTTCTAAGGATATTAGAGATACGGCTAAACGTATGTCTAAAGCTGACTTGAAAAAGTACGCTTCAACTAAACATAAAAACTTACCTAATAAGTTAGAACAAGCATTAGAAAGACTTATTAACTCAGTTGATGAGAAGTGGTCAGACAAGTATAAGAAATCAATAGATTGTAATAATCCAAAAGGATTTAGTCAAAAAGCACATTGTGCAGGTAAAAAGAAAAGGAAATAAATGCGTTACACAAGAGAACAAATCGAAGCCGCTGTAATAGGAAAAGGTTATAAGTGGTTCACTTCAGACAATTATGATGTAAACATCGTTGGTGTTAGAAATGCTGACACAAATGGTAAGGTCACAAACAAGTTTGATGACCACATTACTATCTCTTACAAAGATGAGAATGGTGAGTGGAACTTCCACTGCTTTGAGGCAACAACCGACCCTGGTTCACATTGGACTGAGAAACAACTTCTAAATAAAAACGGAGTAGCAATTCTTAAAGAGGGTCAATACAGAGGTTCACATAAAATTAGACTTCACCAAGGTAAGTACGAAGCATTGGGGCAGAAAAAACCACTAAAGGTATATCGTGATGGTGATAGAGATGACACCTATGACTTTATCGAAGAGAATGTAACCGAAGGTATCTATGGCATCAATATCCATAGAGCAACTGCTAGAGAAGGTGGTAAATCAGTACAGGTAGATAAGTGGTCTGCTGGATGTCAAGTGATAGCCGCAAATGATGACTTCAAATTATTTATGGAGATTTGTAGAAAAGCACGAGATGTGTGGGGTAACTCATTTACATATACATTAATTAATTCAAATGATATTGTATAGTATAGTCGATTTAACAGTAAAAATAGGATTCGCTGAGCATCTTTACAAAAAATCAGTATAATTATTATAAAAAGAGTTGTGGGTATGATAAACTATATTAGGAGGAGTTGGATGGCTTTTAAAGACATTTTTAAAGATGACAACGATGTAAACGAAAAAAACGTAATCGGATTTATGTCGTTTGCTGTGATGGTAGTGTTCGCAACGGTAGATTTAGCAACTGGTTACTTTGGAAAAGATTTAGTAATCAATGAGTTCATCTATAACTCTTTTGTATTCATCACCCTTGGCTGTTTTGGTATCGCGGGATTAGAAAAGTTCGCAAAAAAATAAGATAAACATTTAGAAAAGGGGAGTTATGAAAAGGTTCATAACAATTTTAATCAGTATATTATTTATCCTTCCTGCTAGTGCTCAAAGTAAAAAGAAGGATGATGGCATTTTAAAACAATTTTACGATAGTTTCTTTAAGTATGCTACGGTATACGGAGCAGGTGATTATAGAGCGCCATACGAATCATCGGATAAGAAATATTTAATTAGAACACCTGATGGGCAAGGTATTTATGATGTACCTGAAGTTGTTGATGTAACTGAATACTTCCCAGCCGATTATAGAATCGGATTTGGTATTCGTAAACTTGGTAGATTTGATTACGAAAGAAAGCCAGGTAATTTCTGGACTGGTGACCAAAACTTAGAAAGACAAAACGCACTAATCGCACCCACTTCTGCTGTAATGGGATGGGAATATATATTTCATTGGGAAAAGGAAAGAAGAAGAGGTGAGGTATGGGAAAACGAAAGATACTTCCTTAGACATACAGGTAAACACCACATTGTTAAATTAGAAAGAAGATATCAAGGTGCTATTGATTTTAATTATGATGCAGTTGATGTTAGGGGAAGAATACCAATAGGTAAAAAATTCTCACTATCAGCAGGCGGTGCATTTAGAACTCACGAAAGAGTATATGGTGTAAACCCATATGAAATTTGGGTAAGTGCTTTAGACGCAAATGGCGACCAAGTAAACTATTGGTATGAATTAGCGTATGAATACGGATATCAAGACGCATTTTACACTACTACCATCAACAACCCAATCACGGGTGAAGAAGAACAAATATACGGATATTTTTGGTGGGACCCGGATGGAAATAGAATCGCATCTTCAGATTTAGAATTTAGAGATGGAGCTTACAAGAGACTAATTTCATTATACAATCAAGAAGTATTAGGAAACACAAGTTTATTCGGAGTGATATCGCCAGTAGTTGGGTTTGATTACTATCACTATGATTCAAAGTTTTGGGTTCACGCATACGGAACGGCATTTTTACCAATGCACAAATATGTGATGGGTGACACCGATGAATATGGTAGAGTTCCATTATCTTACTTATTCAGAAACGATTGGGACCAGTATGGTTTGGCTGATGCCGCAACTGGTGAACAATGGTGGGATTTCCAAGTTGGCGCTAACTTAGGTTGGAAGTTGAGTAAATCCGTTGGATTATTCGCTGAAGGTGAATACACAAGAATGTGGGATTCTAAGTTCTTCATAACAACATTTGGTATTAACTATACATTTAGGTAATAAGGATAAAAATGGCAAAGCAAATTGGTGAAGATACTAAAATCACACTTGACCTTAAAACGATAGGTATCATTCTTTTCGCTGTAGCGACAGTGGTTGGTATGTGGTTTGCCCTTCAAGCCGATATACAAGAAGCTAAAGAGTTACCCGCACCTGTTATTGATAGAATGGAATTTGATATGAAAGATGAGCTCATCCGCCAAACAATTATGGATACTCAAGATGATGTTGATGAAATCAAAGAAAAGCTTGATAAAATAGATGAGAGATTGTATCAGATACAACAAACGAGGTAATGAAATGAAAAAATTGTTATTAATCAGTTTCTTATTAATGAGTGTATTTAATTTACACGGTCAAGAATGGATAAGTGACAAAACATACGAAGAAAAGATACACGAGAAGTCAGCATTTGGAGATGATGAAGTATCAATAGTAGTTGTTGAATTTTGGGCAAAGTTCAATGATATAAACGCATTTCAAGATTGGAATAAAGTAAAAGGAATTAGTAACTATTATAGATGTGATGTTGCTGTATCGCCTGAAGCTAAAAAGAAATATAGAATCAGAATGGCTCCCACTATCTTAATTTTTAAAGATGGTATTTTACAGGAGACCTTTAAGGCAGGATTGGATTTGGAGTGTCCTGTTGATTTAGAAGAACTCCAAGAAACAATAGATGAAATCAAAGAATCTTCTAAATTTTAAATTATGGCAAAAATTATATCATCCACAAAACTAAAGAGTCACAAAAGAAAAAAACCAGGTGTTCACGCAAAAACTAAGAATAGTAAGAGTAAGAATGCTAAGAATTACAAAAAACCTTACAACGGACAAGGAAGATGAAATTATCAGACATCGTTCAACTAAAAACAATGGGATACTCTGAAGAGATAAAATCTAAACATCTCAAGAGAATGAAACAAACTCCATCTATGTTGAAGGATTTTGAATGGAAACAGTTCGCAGGACAACCACCACATTGTAATGATTCATCTAAAGTAAAGATAGAATTACAACAATTATCACAATTACCATCTGATAAAAAGTTTGTTGAAGAGATGGATAATGTTTCTAAAGTATTCAAAGAATATTGTGATACGGCTGGATTGGACTTTCCTAAACAATTAGTTGAAACTTTGTTAGATGATTCTTCAATTATTATCACTACACTTAAATACTTATATAATAGACCAAGACCAACACAATTGGCGAAACACCCTTTGGTAAACATACCACTAAGAGGTAATGAGTTGGAGTCGATGAAAACTCCATCTTATCCAAGTGGTCACTCTACTCAGGGTATACTGATTGCTAAAGTATTGGGTGATATGTATCCTGACCATCAATACAATTTTATGAGTATTGGTAAGGATATATCTTATTCAAGAAATATAGCAAGGGCTCACTACCCATCAGATTCACGATTTGGTGAGAAACTTGGTAACGAAATGTTCAAGTATCTAAAAAAGATGCAACGGTTATGACATTTATATTAATAGGAGATAAATAACCGATGGAAGCGCAAGAAAACATAATAGGTGAAAAGTCTAAAGTACAATTAGACATTAAAGCATTGATAGGAATGGTATTAGGTATTGTATCTGTCGCAGGTGTTTGGTTTAGTTTAACCGCAGAGATTTCTCAATTACAATTAGATATAATTAGAATGCAAGATGATGTTGAATTAAATCACGAATTTAGAGTAAAGTGGCCAAGAGGTGAAATGGGTGCATTACCTGATGACGCAAAACAAGACCTTAGAATCGAATACTTACAAAAAGAAGTAGATGAACTAAGAAAAGTAGTAAAAGAGTTAGAAATAGAAAACGCAAAACACAAATAAAATTAATGGAACGATTGTAATGCCGCTTGGAATCACTACAAAACAAATAAAAAGGTCAGCTGTTCAGACCATCCACCATCCACCTAAAGCAGGGGATAAGGTGACGGTATCGCACAATTTTCAGAAAGAAAAGGCGAAGATGGTAAAGGAGCTCACTCCATTCCTTATGTATTTGTATAAGAAACATATGAACGCCAAGATTCAAGAAGGTACTGACCTTGAGATGATGAAACTTATCAACAAGGCAATGAGACAAATGCCTGGCTCACCTGCTCAAAAGAAGACACTCGACCAACTCAACAAATTGAGAAAGTCTGCTGGGATGAAACCGATTGGTGAAGACATCAACATTCCTATTTCAGTTGGTGATACAATCCTTGGTGGTAAATTCAAGAATAAGAGAATCGTAGTGAAGTCAATCGGTAAAAACGAAAAGGGTGACATCACAATCAATGGTAAACCACTTCTAAAATATAGACTTCTTGATGAATCAACAATCAACGAGTTTGGTGGTGTTAGATTTGATTTGGTTGGATATGATAGTAATAACAAACCAGTACTAAAGACAACCAAAAGGTCATCAGACTCATTTTTAAAAGATGTAGCTAAGTATGGTTCTGAGAAACTATTCAAAAGTGGTAAGGGTGTTGAGTATGTAAAGATATACCACGACAAAAACCACTTGATGACTGTAAAAGATAGTGGTAGAAAAATAGTCAAAGAAAAAGGTTGGAATAAACTACCAATCAACGAAATCCCAATGGGAGACCTTCAGAAGATTGACCAATTTGCTGATAAGAAACTCAATCCAGTAGATGTGGTACTAACCGACAAACACTTCTTTGATAGATTGAACGACCCTCGTAATGGTAAGGAAATCTCACAAGCAGAACTCATTGGATTCTTTAAGAGACTATCTAAACATAAGAAAGAGTTCGTTGAATTCCTCAACAAATACAACTCATTGGTTGCAGTTGATGATAGAACAAACATCAACATTCCATTTATGAAACAGGCAAACAAAGCCATTGCAAAGACTGTAATGCGTAAAAAAGATTTCAAAACTCCCGACAAAAAGTTGGAGATTTAATAAAAAATTCGTATATTTGTAATGAAACTCAAAGAACTCATATTAGAAGGAATGTACGATAAACTCACGGGTGAAATCAACAAGGCAATCTTTAAGAAGGTTAAAGACGCAATTAAAGCTAGTGGTACTCAAGAGAAACCAAAGAAGTACAAGGGGTACGAAGTTCGTAAAGACCCAATCCCAATGACCTCATTAAAGAATATGTTCGAGAAAGAAGACCGAACAATCTATGTTGGTGAATTTTCAGATAATATTAGTGGGTTGTCGGTAGATGTTGAAATGAAGTTGGCTGTATCCGAAGATGGTGTAAAGAAGGGAACATTTTACATCGATGGTGCTGCCGAAACTGATAAGGACTTTCCAAGTATGGAAGTAATTATTGGAGTTCATCCCGAAGATGGTGAGAGAATCTTTTCAAAGATTCAGCCAGTCCTTCGTGACTTGGTAAGACACGAACTCGAACACCTAACTCACGGAAGAAATTCATATGGTTCAAAACCATCCAAGTGGATGAGGGGTGACCTCAAAATGAGACAAAAGATTCGTGGTGATGAAAAGTTGTTCTACAAGTATTTCTTGTTACCAAAAGAGGTAGATGCTAACATCCACGGATTGTATTCTAAAGCAAAGACAATCAAACAACCATATCAGAAAGTGGTTGATGATTATTTAGATTCGCTTGTTGATGATGGTATTATCAGTAAGAAGAATAGAGAATTGATTTACAACAAATGGAAGAAACGAATCCCAAAGATTGGTGGACTTCCAACATTAAATTAAGAAAGAAGATATTTTATGAAATTAGATAGTAAAATAATAACAGGACTTGCAGGTACACTTATATTAGGTGTATGTGCTTGGGTTTTAAACACAACATTAGAGATTCAAAAAGATATCGTTGAAATCAAACTTAAAACTGAAGATGTGATTGAAACTCTTGATAAGGTATATGAGGAAAATTGCCCATACTGTGTTCACGCTGCGCATAGTTCGATGGCAGAACATCCTTTATTAGCACCAACATTAAAGAAGGCTCATATGCACGTTGGTGATGAGATTATATTTGTAAACGAATAATATGGCTAGAGTATTAAGAGTATTTGATTTTGATGACACGTTGGCAACGACTGCATCGTACATCTATGTAAAACACAAAGATGGGACTGAGACTGCCCTTTCACCAGAAGAATACGCAAAGTATAATGAAAAGCCAGGTGATGAGTACGATTTCAGAGACTTTAATCGTATGTTAAATAATCCACAAGTCATCAAGAAGAACTTCAAACTACTCCAACGAATGTTGAAGAATCCACAAAAGAAGGTGACTATTCTAACTGCAAGGAAGTTAGGATTCCCTATCAGAAAATTCTTCAAAGATGAGTATGGGTTGAATGTTTATCCTGTAACTCTTGGTTCTAACGACCCAATGGATAAAGCTCGTTGGATTGAAAAACATATTTCAAAGGGATATACTGATATTGCATTTATGGATGACTCAATCAAAAATGTAAGAGCAGTTGCTAGTCTACAAAAGAAATATCCTAATGTTAGAATCAAATCGGTTCTAACCGTTGAACACTTAAATTCTAATGAAAAGAAAGAACTATTAGAAAATTATATTTCCGATACGTTCTTGGAATGTTTGTAATACTTATTAGTATATAAATTTATAAATTATGGCAATAACAAAAACAATCGACTTTTTACACGCTGATGTATATTTAGCAGAAGACCCTGATGGTGACGCTGGTATGAATATAGCTCATCCTTATATTCTCATTCACGAAAAGGTTACAATTGATGATGTTTCTGATAATGATTTACCAGTAGAAAATAAAATTCATAGATTTATTTATAGATTTGTTGAAGATAATGGTGATGCTACTGATGTCTCTGGTGAAAACTCGTTAGTACAATCAATCGCATCCGCTATTTGGACATAGTACTAAGAGGATTTAAAATGGCTACACAAAAAGACATATTAGAAAATATTCTTAATGAGTTATCAGTAATGAAAACTAAACTCCCAAATGGTGAGTTGAAACGAATGGAAAGTGATATTACTGAAATCAAGAATGTGTATCACGATTTAAAAGAAGATATGTCCGATATTAAGTATACATTACTTAATCCAGAAAATGGTGTAATCGTTCGTGTAAATAAAAACACAGAACATAGAGAAGCTTCTGAAGGTAGTAACGAACGAATTCTTGAGTTAGAAACTGAGATAGAAAAGTTACAAGATTGGAAATCTGGTGTAAGTAGAGCATTATGGGTTCTTTTCAGCGGTATCATTGGTTTGTTAGGTTGGATTCTATCAGAAGCATTAAAATAATCAAAAATTAGTTTTTATTAATTTTCCAAAATATATTTATGAGTGAAGAGTACATAGATAAGGCTATCGATGAAGTATACGATATTTTATTGTATAATCCTGAGATGGTCGATTTATCTACTAAAAAACGTGTTTTGAAAAAAATGTTAGACTACTATGAAACGATAGAAGACTACAAAAAGTGTCAACATATTGTTGAACTTATGAGTACATTGGAGAATAACAATGAATCTGATAATAAAAAGACTCGATGAAGAAGTAAAGAGTTTAAAAGGTGACCGACTAATATATGTCCAAACCGAAGATGGTATAAATGTAAAAGCAGAGGTTTGTAAAGAATCGGAGTTAGCCGAGCGTATACAAACCTTTAAATCAGAGTACAATATTAAACAAGTTATATATTTTGACCTTTAATGAAAGCATCACTATATTTATTAAATGATAACGTACACTCTTTTGATGAGGTAGTATCTATGTGTAGAAAGTATCTATCATATCCTACCACTCAAGGGATGTCTATCGCTAATATAGTTCACACATCAGGTGAGTGTAGGATATACGAAGGCCCTACTGCTGAGGAATTATATGAAGTTTTTAGAGAATATGGATTTAATGTAGAGCTTAGAACTGAATATGAGTAACAACAAATCAAAAGGATTAGGTGACACAGTCGCTAAAATCACATCAGCTACTAAATTAGATAAACTAGCAGAAAAAATTGCTGAGGTTGCTGGTAAAGAAGACTGTGGTTGTAATAAGCGTAGAGAAAAGCTAAATCGTATGTTCCCATACAGGTCGAAGGAGTAATATGAATTTTATTAAAAAATTAATAATGGAAGTAATCAATGAAGAACAACTTGATGAAAAGTTGATTACTTATGGTAATAGAAAACCTTATGGTCAAGTGGTATTCTTGGCTGGTGGTGCTGGTTCTGGTAAAGGATTCGCAGGGTCACACTTCTTGGATTCCGCCGGATTCAAAGTTCGTGATGTTGATAAAATAAAGAAACAACTTCAGAGATTGAATCGTTTGGGTAAAATTGATGTTGGTACTATTATTAGAAAATATGGTAAAAACATTAAACCAAAAGATATGAAACTTGTACAAAAGGTATTCAATTCGGAAACTCCAACTGGTATTAAACAAACTCTTCGTAACTTAAATCTAAAGAATCCTGACCACGTTAGTGTTTTACATAACTTAGTAAAAGCTATGGGTATCAAGGATAACTCTTTAATGTATTTGTTAAAAGGAAAAGATAATCCTGATACATTACCTAACATTATGTTTGATATCACGGCTAAGGATTTATCAGATGTTACTGATGTACTTCCTCAGTTGAAAAAAGCAGGATATGATTCAAAGAATATTCACCTTACTTGGATTCTTACGAATTATGTAACTGCTATGGAAAATAACAAAGGTCGTGAAAGAATGGTGCCTGAAGATATTCTATTGAAAACTCACGAAGGTGCTGCTAACACGGTTTGGTCTTTAGTAACAAGAGCATTACCAAAGGGTATGAATGGTAGAGTTGATGTTATTCTTAATAACCCACAACATACAGTATTCTACAAAGACGCTGAAGGTAAAAGTGTAAAAGGTATAGCAAAAGGATTCTTATCATTACCAGTTAAAAAGGCTGGTAGTGGAATTCTACCTGAGAAGGTTTGGAAGGACAAGTTGTTCCAATGGGTGAAAGATAACGCACCTGATGTTATCACTAAAAATATGTAATATGAATAATAATAATCAAGAAAATGGTAATACACAATTAAATACCATTAGAAACGATTTTAACGATAGAGTACAATCAAAAAGTTATATGGGTAAGTCGTATAGACTTAAACTAAACAACAAAAGAAGATATAGAACAATCTAAGTTATGCAAATATCAGCGTATATTATTGATGATTTCTACTCAGATGTAGATTCAGTCAGAGAACAAGCGTTAGAACAAGACTTTTCAGTTCGTGGAAATTATCCAGGCCCACGAACTACTTCGTTTTTAAATGATTCAATAAAAGGTACAATCGAAAATGTAGTAAAACCATTTTATGGTAGTGTAACTTATTGGTCAGATGAACAATACACCGGCGCTTACCAATACACAACTTCACGAGATAGAAGTTGGATTCACGCAGACCAAACTACAAAGTGGGCGGGAGTTTGTTATTTGACACCCGATGCACCTTTAAGTAGTGGGACTGGTTTATTTAGACACAAACCAACAGGACTTACTATGGCTCCAAAAAATGAAGATGGGTCATACAATAATGAGTTACTATCTGAAATCTATAATGACTCTCAAGATATGACTAAATGGGAGTTGGTAGATAGATTAGCAAACAAATACAATAGACTTGTATTATATAGAGGTGACCACTTTCATATGTCTATGGACTATTTTGGTCAAGGTCTACTTGATGGTAGATTATTTCAAACATTCTTTTTTGATACTGAAAAGTAGTGAATATAAGTCACAAAAATAGATTTGTATGGACAGCCCCTCCTAAAGTGGGTAGTAGAACTGTCAGAGACATTTTCAAAAAACACTGCGACCTCAACCCACATTGGCCAAGTGAAGACCACCCATCGGATTTTACTCACGCTAATCTTTGGCCTGAAGAAGCCGAAGATGATTACTTACACATTACTTTAGTAAGACACCCGTATTATCGATGGTTATCATATTGGAAGTATGCTCAAAATGATAGAAATGAATTAAAAAGAGTTAATGTTGACCCATTAACAGCCATACTTGAAATGAACAATGATTGGTTTCAAGCTTGGACTTCATATGGGATATCAATAAATACAAATCCACGAATAGATTATATTATTCACGCTGAAACGATACAAGATGACATTCGGTTATTACCATTTATGCCAGATGATTATGTATTAGATGTCCCATCAGTTGGAAGAACATATATTCCTAAAGGATATAATTGGGATGAAGAGCAATTAAGAGAAGCGGTTTACAAACGATTTAAAGTTGACTATGATAAGTTAGGGTATGGTAAGTGGGATAATTATGACCATTTATGGGATTCTAAACCCAAACAGCCCTTGTTTCCACTACGAAAACTTTAACATAAATTTAACATTTAAAATTTGGATATCTCAAACTTATTCCTTACATTAGTACTGTAAGATTAAGAGAGATGAAAAACAAGATGTCAGTTCAACAAATGGCCCTCCAAGATATCGCTGAAGAAAATAAGATATATCGTGAGAAGGAGGTTCAACATTACTACGACCATAAGTACCTTTACACGATAGGTAAACTTGATATTGTCAGAACCAATTCACGATACGAGTCTTACATCGTTCCAACTCATATGTTAGACAACGCCGAGACTCGGGCCCTTAATCGTGAGTTAGGTATCCATACAATGAATATGGGAAAAGTTTAACACAAATTTAACATTAAAAGTTTGGAATTCACAAAATTATTCACTACATTTATAATGTAATAATAAGAGAGATAAGTTATGTTAGTAGATTTAAGTTCAGTAGGAAGTGTGATTGACACAAAGACAATGTTAGTTCACGCAAAGTTTGATGGCCTTGACAATGGTGTTCACATAGATGATGTGGATGCGGATTGGGTAAAGGCATTGTCCAATAAAGACTTCGTTACGCTGGGTAAAGTAATTGGAGTTTTAAAATAAGAGTTATGACAATTAAAGAGTTTTATTTGAAGAACTACCCAAGTGATGAGTTGGGTAATGAGATTAATGAGGATGTAACTTTCATTGGGTTACTTTGGATGTTACAAACTAAACCTCGTACTGATGTGTACGACTTTCTTGGAGTATTTGATAGCATTATCAGAGAACGAGTGTTTGAAGAATTGGCAAAACAACTCCGATTAAGTTACACTACCATCTACGAAATGTGGATGAAAGCTTAACAATTTCTTAACATTAAAAGTTTGGATAATTCAAATATTATCCGTACTTTAGTACTGTAAGATTGAGAGTTAATAATAAAGATATGAAAAAACAAAATCCAAACATTGAAGTAAGTTTCCAAGGTGTGACTTACAAAGTAAGAAAGACCGCTCTAAGAGAATATACTTGGGGTGATAACAAAGGTAAAAAATACCTTTCCATCGGCCCAACTGAGGCTGGTCAAATGACTAAACAATTCGTAAAGAACCTCAACAAAAACTACCTTTGTAAGGTCAAAGCTAGTTGGTTTAGTGGGGGTAACTCACTTGATGTCTATGTCACTAACCAAGATGGTAGTGAGATTCCTACCGAAGATTACAACACAATCAAAAACTTTGTTCAGTTGTGGAAGTACGGAAGTTTCAATGGTATGATTGATATGTACGAACACGAAGATGCAAATTACAAAACTGACAATGGTAATGACCTTGAAGGTAATTGTAAATACGTTATGGTAAACAATAGACCTCAGTTCGGAACTGTTGAGTGGATTGTTAATGAAGTAAAGAACATTGGTAGAACTCTTGAGGACACTACGAAATATCTTTCTAATCAAAAAGTGATTCAAAAAGCTAGTCTAATCCTAAACAAGTAATATGAATAATTTCAAATCTATTTTAGTTGGTATTCTCGGAATTGTTATCGGTATTGGTACAATGACCGGCCACGTTCAAGAAGTAATTAAATTCGATGACCCATTGAATGAGATGTTCTTTTGTTTTATGTCCTTTCTAATTGGGGTTGGGGGATTTATGAGTATTGAATTTAAACTTGTCAAAAATGAAGGTTAATCTATTAGTAGAGTGTCAGTATTACGAGAACTATAATGTCGGACCTGAGGGGTTCGGTGAAGTTCCTTACTGGAAACCGAAAGGTGGCCACTATTTTCTGATGCCGATTGATTCGGATGAGATTATGTACGCTGATACAGCCGATTTGGAGGCTGCTATCAAGGTTGTTTTAGAGAAACAAAATACGATAGCTGAGAAGTTTGAGTATCTTGGTCACGAGATTCAATGGAGTGCTCCCGATAAAGTCGGTGGGTTGGAAGTGGAACTTGAAAAAATTCAGAAACAAAATGAAAAGGTGGCAGTATAGAGAAATGGGGTCTCGTAACAAAAAGACAGGTAAGTTGTCTTATTACAATGTTACGGTAGAAGATTATAGAATTGTAGATTGTGAGTGTAAAGCTAGAGAGTTTAGTAGATATACTCCTTGTAAACATATGAAAAGACTTGGTACAAAGTTAAGTCACTTGTCTTACTAACTTTAAAAAAACATATTTATACGAAACAAGTTGATATGAGTGAAATAAAAATACCCAAGATAATCCATCAGTTGTGGATTGGGGACAACGAAATGCCAAAACATTGTCAAGAATTTGTCAAGAGAATGTCTTTGGTAAATCCTGATTACGAGCATAAATTGTGGGGTAACGAAGTATTTACGGAACTTTACAAGGATGACCCGTTTCTTAAAGAATATACAAAAGACCCTCAATTATATAAATGGGCTTTTATTTGTGATAGGATTAGATTGCTATTGTTGAGAGACTATGGTGGTATCTACGTTGATGTGGATTGTAACCCAATTCAGTCATTTGATAAAATTCTTGACAAACTAAATCCAAATCATACATTCTTTTCAGGTATGAAACCCTCACAAGACAACAACACATTAGTTGATTGTACCGTGTATGGGTCGGCTCCTAATTCAAGAATTGTAAATGTATGTTTGGATACTTACACCGACATTTATTGGGCAAACGGGTGTAAAATGTTTTCAGATGAAATCATTAAATATTGTGATTCTGATGTGGCTTTGTTTGGTTATGAATATTTCTATGATAATAGAGTTACTGATAAAACAATAGTTCTTCACGATATTGAAGATACAAGATTGTTCAGTTGGGTAGAATCAGACCAACAAAAAGCCAAAGAAAATTGGTAAAACTTAACAATTTCTTAACATTAATATTTGGATATATACAGATATTTTCGTATATTAGTACTGTAATGAGAGATAATAATTTAAAAATATGAAACCAAAAACTATTTTCACCGACATTGATGGAACATTAGTACATCAAGTCAAATTCGAAGAGTTAGACCCTTTTCTAAGTGTGGCTTTGCCAGGCGTTGTAGAGAAGATGACTCAATGGTTCAAAGAAGGTCACCACATAGTCTTAACGACTGCTAGACCTGAAGAACTAAGGGATGACACTATTCAAGAGATGGATTTGTTAGGTATTCCATTCCACCAACTTGTGATGGGGGTTGGGAGAGCCGAGAGAATCCTAATCAATAACAATAGTGAAAGAACCCCTAACGAAGTCAGAGCTAAAGCAATCACTGTTCCAAAGAATGGTGGTTTTGAAAATGTAAGTCTATGATTTATTTAAGGGAAGAGTGGGCTAAACATCCTAACCTAAAAAAGTATGGTTGGAAGAAATGTACGGATTCCAAATGTGAGTGTACTTCTCAGAACGTAGTAGAGTTGTGGGAGCACGATTCTTGTGTTAGAGGAAGAATTGACACAAAAATTTGTACAAATTGTGATGGAATTGTATCTTTTAGTATAGTTAGGTAAAGGAGGACACATAATGAACGAACAAGATTTAATCGACCTTGGATTCGAAAGGGTCGATGAAACCGCAGAAAGTAGTGGGTCACCACAAGATTGGTGCTACTACAATTTAGACTTGGGTGGGTTAACACTTATATCAAACGCATCCGATGAATGGGATTCAGATGGTATCTTTGTTGAGATAATGGATACTGAAGTAAAATTCAATACCTCATCAGATATTTGGGATTTCATAGAAATATTAAAAAGAATTTTGTAATACGAAATATTTTTCGTATATTAGTTTAAAATAAAAGAAAACAAGTTATGAAATATCAACCTTTGAACGATTATGTACTGGTTAAAGTAATCAAAGAAGAAGAGAAAACTAAAGGTGGGCTATACAAACCATCGGATGCTAAAGAGCAGATGAAGGGTGAAGTAGTCGCTATAGGTAGTGGTATCTATACAGCCAATGGTAAACTCATTCCAATGAACCTTAAAGAAGGTGACAAAGTAATTGTCCCCAACACCGGCATCCAAATGAAGTTGGATGGTGAGAAGTACAATATGTATCGTGAACAAGAAATTTTAATGTTAATCAATGGGTCTAACTAAACGCTGGATTGAATCCGAAAAGATGAAGGGGAACGACCCTCTTAACGAAGACCACGAAGATTTTGTGGATGATGTATATTGGTATGAACAATATTGTCACTATTCGGGACTACCATCAACCGAAGCATATGATGATGGTGAAATTATTGATGATGATGAATATTAGATTACTCATAGGAATTTTTTGGTTCTTTATAGGACACATCGCTGTATTTTTACAATTGAACTCTCAATTCAAATGGGATTGGGCTAAAGAAAATTCACTAATACTTGCCATACTTGGTGTACCTATTTCATTTTGTTACATTTGGGCTACAAGATATACCATCGATGGATTAGGTGGTATGTTTTGGCCAGCCAGATTTATTGGATTTGGAATCGGAATGATTATTTACGCTATTGGGGTGTCAGCCTTGTTTAATCAAGGTATGACTCCTAAAACTGTAATATCTTTGATTCTAGCAACCTTATTGATTTGTATTCAAGTGTTATGGAAATAGGTGAACTTATCCATAATGAACTACATCGCCACTCTATGATGATTAGTGGTGTAAAATCAATACTATATTCAAATCCAAAACATATAAAAGGAGTACTATCTTATAAAGACAAACGAAAGTTGTATGATTTGGAACAAAAGGTAAGAGTGGATAACATAACACTATCATTTAAAGATTTCCAATTTTTAGAAAGTATAGTCTTAAAATACGCTTAGTCCATATTTATTATAAATGGAGTTACGAAAATGAAAAAAGGTCAAAAATTATCAAACGGATACGTTCTTGGGAAAGGCAGAACTCCCTTGAATTTGACCGAGGCTCAGATTAGATACGCTATGAAGAACTCAAAGTCAAACTCAGGTGGTGCTAGATTCCTAAATGTATCTTTGACCACCTATCAAAAGTATTCCAAATTATACATTGATGAAGAAACAGGAAAAACTCTTTGGGACTTACACAAGAATCAGAGAGGTAAGGGTGTTAAAAAACCATACAATGTTAGTCAAGGTAAATACGCTTTGGATGACATTTTGGATGGTAAATATCCTGAATATCCTGTATTCCTATTGAAAAAACGATTAATTAATAATTCACATAAAAAAGATTTAGATTTCCCCCACGAATGTCACCAATGTGGTTACAATGAGAAAAGATTGACTGATGGTACAATACCATTGATTCTTGACCATATGGATGATGACTGGACAAATCACAAAAAAGACAACATAAGATTTTTATGTTATAATTGTTTCCACAATCTCAGAGGAAACCTTCGTGGTAAACAACCACAATGGAGAGCAGAACAAATTAAAAAAGCAAGAGAAAAACAAAAAGGTAAATAAGTTATGAGTAAACAAGTATTTCACGGAGAAGATTCAAGAAAGAAACTTTCAGAGGGTGTAAATGAACTCGCTGATGCTGTAAAGGTGACATTGGGCCCAAGGGGTAGAAATGTTATCATTCAAACTGAAGCATCTCCTCACATTACAAAAGATGGGGTTACTGTCGCAAAGTCTATTGAATTTACGGACTCCACTAAAAACTTGGGAGCACAAGTTATTAAAGAAGCTTCCCAACAAACAGCCGACAATGCTGGTGATGGTACAACAACATCTACTGTTTTGGCTCAATATATCTTCAACGAAGGTATGGATGCTGTAAAAGCAGGAGCTAATCCTATCGAAATTAGGAGAGGTATGGTCGCTGCTTCGAAAGATATCGTTGATAAGTTGGTAGATGAAATTTCTATTTCAGTAAAGACTAACGACCAAATCAAACAAGTAGCTACAATCTCAGCTAATGGTGATGAGACTATTGGTGATATGTTGGCTGAAGCTATGCACCAAGTTGGTAGAGATGGTGTAATCACTGTCGAAGAAGGTCAAAGTGGTAATGATGAACTTGATATTGTAGAAGGGTTACAATTTGATAGAGGTTACTTATCTCACTACTTTATTAACAATCAAGAGAAGCTAAATTGTGCATTGGAAGAACCAAGTATCTTATTGTACGATGGTAAGATTGTAGAGATGGATGATATTGTGGGTATTCTTGAGAGTGTTTCAAGTAAGAATCAATCAGTAGTTGTGATTGCTCACGAAGTTGAAGGTCAAGCACTCGCTACTATGGTCGTGAACGCTGCAAGACAAACCTTGAAGTGTTTGGCTGTAAAAGCTCCTGGTTTCGGTAATGAGAGAAGTGAAATTCTAAAAGATATGGCCGCACTTACCGGCGCTACTCTATTTGGTGGTGTGGGTAAAGACCTTGAAGACATTACTTTGGATGACCTTGGTGGTGCTGATAGAATTGTATCAACCAAATCAGAAACTGTAATCGTTGGTGGTCACGGTGAAACTGATATGTTAGATTTGAGAATCAAACAAGTGAAGAACGAGATTGAAGCCTCTGAATCTGATTTTGAGAAAGAAAAACTACAAAAGAGACTTTCTAAGTTGAGTGGTGGTGTTGCAGTAATTAAAGTTGGAGCACAATCAGAGATTGAGATGAAAGAGAAAAAAGATAGAATCGATGACGCTCTTCTCGCTACCAAAGCAGCCGTTGAAGAAGGTATTGTGCCAGGTGGTGGTTCTGCTTTGATTCACGCTAGTATCAAATCTCCACTTTGGAATGGTGACAACGATGACCAAGTTAAGGGATATGATATTGTATTGAAAGCTTGTTACGCTCCATTTAAATCTATCGCAGAAAATGCTGGATTGAAACCAGATGTAATTTTGGATAGATTTGAATCAGCACCAACTGATTTAGAACCAACGATGGGATATAATGTTGTTACTGAGGAATTTGGTGACTTGATTGAAAATGGTATCATTGACCCAACAAAAGTTACAAGAACTGCACTTGAGAAGGCTGTTTCAGTTGCTAGTACACTACTTACTACTGAATGTATGATAGTAAATGAACCTTCCAAGGATGAGTAGTGAACAAAAAACTCAAAATGCTTCAACTGAAGTATGAATATCTCCAACTTGAATTAGATATTGTAAAAGAAGATATGATTACTTACACTTCGGATTTTGATAAGTATTTTTCCAAGTACTATCAATCTCCGAAGGAAGCTTGGGTAAATGAAGATACGGGTGAGGTCAGATTCGAAGACCCAACCGAACACTACAAAAAAGCAGAAGAGGATAGAAAAGCTCGCCAAAAGGAGTTGGAAGAACAACGTGAGTTGTTAAGAAACGCTCCAAAAAAAGTAAAAAACCTATATAAGAAATTAGCCGCGAAACTTCATCCTGACCGAGGTGGTACGGATGAATCATTTCAGAAATTGAATAATGCATATCAATCACAAGACTTGGCCTCTATGTTATCTTACGCTGGGGAATATGATATTGATTACGAGTTAGACAATAACGATGAGGTGATATTACAAAAGAATTTAAATCAGATAGAAGAAGAAATAAGTAGAATCAAAGGAACAATTGGATGGTTATGGGGAACTGGTAATAAAAAGGATAGATTGTTTTGTGTAAAACGTGTAGAAGAAGAAACCAAACAAAAGGTTTCTAATGAAGACTTACCTGATGATTTAAAGCCAGAAGAAAAAGAAGACCCAAAACTTTTGGATAATTAAAAATAATTTCGTATATTAGAATGAATAATAAACAAATTTTCATTTATTGGGATGATATTACACCAATAAGTGGTTCAACAAATACAAAATAAAATGGCAAATCACGTTTCGACTTGGATTGAGGTAACATCTGACAACAATGAAGTCTATCAAAAAATGATAGATATGTTCAGAGGTGCCAGTTGGGAAGACCAACAACAAACTATGTGGTGGTATAAAAAATTATACGACCTTGATGAATCGGTAGAATATGACCGAGGAGAATATACCGAAGATATGGGAGCTAAATGGTGTTATATTGATGATTCCCAAATCGAAGATGAATATTGTGAAATCAACACCACTTCAGCTTGGTCTTGGCCAAAGGAAGCGATTGAACAACTATGGAATGTTCTTTCCGAGGTCGATGAAGATGTAGAGATTTCATTCACATTTGAAGATGAGGGATTAAACTTCATTGGAGGTGGATGTATGTGGAGAGGTGAGATGGTTGATTACTCTGAGGATTGGAGTGATAAAATACCAAATTCAGAAGATGAGAACTACGATGAAAAATGGGACTCTCTTTGGGATAATGTAGCCGATGCTAAGGATGAACTTATGGCAGAAGCACGAACGGATGTTTATTTAGAAAATGGGGATGATGATGAAGAGTAAATGGGTGTTGCTATTGTTTGTGGGATTCTCCTTGGCTTGTGGATTTACATCAGTAGGCCAAGACAGAAAAACAATCGTAACTGATATCTTTACAGTTACCTACTCTGAGGATTATGAACAACCAATCAAACTAAAATATAGAGTAGAATGTCCAACTGGCGAACAAGGCCGAAGTGGAATCTCGTGGTATGGATATGATAATGTTCATACTTCAGATAACGAAGATTACAAAGACAACGAATGGGATAGAGGTCACCTTGCACCCGCTAATGCGTTCAATTGTGATAAAGAAACAATCAAAAAAACATTTACCTATCTAAATTGTGCTTTACAACACGAAGGACTCAATAGAGGGCCGTGGAAAGAGTTGGAGAGATTTGAGAGAGACCTTGCTAAGTTCTTTGAGGTGGTGGTAGTCGTTGAGGTGGATTTCACGGAAAATCCAGAACGAGTGCCAGGTGGTGCAGCAATCCCAAGAGGATTCTATAAGACCATACATTTCAAAGGTAATCATTGGAAGTTCTATTTTCCAAATATTAACGTAGCTGGTGAAGATTGGTTTAGTTTTATAATCGAACAATAAATTAATAATATGAATAATAAAAGACAATATAGAAGTACCCAAGGGAGAACTCCCAAACAAATGGAAGATTCGTATAGGATTGTAGGTCTTGGCTTCGTTGGAGCGATTCTAATACTTTTCTTTCTATTTCTAACAAGTTGTGCAGTTAATCCATTAAAGAATGTTGATACAAGTGGGCTAACATATGATGGAACGGATGTGTATTATAATGGGGAGTTGTGTGCTGAACTATCAGCGGTTGAATTGGCATATGATAATGGTAAAATCGTAAGAGAAGCTACATTTGTCCTTGTCGATTCAAAATTCAATAAAAGAGCTCTTTCTATTATTAAATTCGTACACTCACGCGTGAGTGAGTATGAAGTAGAAGTAGAATTGAAACGATAGGGGGTATTTGTGATACACTACGCAGGTATTCCAAATGATGATTGTATATTAGGGGAGTTCTTTGTGACTTCCCTTTTATGGAATACACAACCAGAAAAAATGTGGATGATTACGGAGGTAATGATTACACAAAGTGAAAAATATGGAATACCATTCGATTACGAAGCAGCAGGAATTATAGTAGTATGACAATAGTAACGGGTATGTTAATAGATGAGGATAGATTCCTTATAGGTCAGAGAAAGTCAGACAATATATCATATCCAGATTTGTGGGAATTGCCAGGTGGTAAAATAGAACCCAATGAGACGCCCGATGAGGCTGTCAAAAGAGAGTGGATGGAAGAGTTAGAAATTGGGGTGATACCATACTACTTAATACCCGAACGAGAGATAAAAGATATAATGGTGTATCCATTCTTATTGAAGTACGAGAGTGGGAAAGCAAAGATGAATGACCATCAGTCTGTTAAATTTGTAACTTTTAGTGAAATAAAAGACTATAAATTAACTCCAATTAGTAGAGAAGTAATACATATAGTTAAAGGGAGCTATTATATATTTTTAAATAAAACAAAGGAGTAATATGAAAAACATCTATGAACTAATCAACGAGTTCAAGAAGAAGTCATTCGGAAACAAGACACAGCCCACAAACACCCACATCGAAGAAGTCCAAGAAGATGAATGGTCAAGAATCGTAGACAACGCACAACGACCTTACATTTCAATTAAGATTACCGAAGAAGAAATCCTTAATGATTTAAATCAAGGTAGAGATGAGTAAGACCGACCCACATCGTGGAGGACACGAACGATATCGTGTGTCCAAGAAAAATTTGGAAGATAAACTTCCAAATCCTTCTATTCTAAATGAATTACAGGACTGGGACTCCACCTTAATGGATGGATTAAAAGATGAGTACGATGACTGGTTTGGAGACACTAATATATAATGAGACTAGCGTCTCTAATATAAATCAAAGATTTAAAGTATGATTGTAGTTACATATAGGAAAAGAAAGGGTGGAAAGGTATATATGGAGACCTTTGATGATAAGACGGTTGATAGAATAATTTCCACCACCACACGAAAGCCTCCCATACCTCATAAATACGAGATATTGGATGTAGGAATGGGTGAAGGTTTTGTGGATAAATACAAGAAGAAATACAAGATATGAAGCAGAGAATCCCAAAAGATATAGAGATATGGGTTAACGTAGACCACCATACAAAGTCTATTCAATTTTACATTGAACGACCCCTCAAATGGAAAGGTTCGTTGATGTCTCTAAGATATTTCCATCAATATAGGATAGAAAGAAATTTGTGGGATTATGAATATATGAACAGAATGTATAAGGGACATATAGTATGAGACAAGTAGATTTACATATAATCCTCTACGAGGATTCTTTAAAGAAGGTCTATATATGAAAAATAATAGAATAGACCTTCACGGAGTAACACACAAAGAAGTAATTCCCTTATTAGAAGAGAACCTATTAGGATACCATTCTACTGAAGGATGGTCAATCATTACAGGCAATTCACCTTATATGATAGAGATAGTAGAGAACTTTCTACACGAACACGACTATAAATGGTTCAGAGAAGACCATAACTACGGTCGTATAATACTACAAGAGTAGTATTTACGAGACACTAATTACCTCGTAATTAGAAAGAATTATTTTAGCTGAATAACGCTGGAACAAGGGTAGAACGACCCCTCCGTACCACCAAACTTTCCAAGCCCTCACCACGAGGGCTTTTTTATGCTTTAAATCTTCCTTCAGCCCTCCGTATCCCTCCGAATCCCCACAAATCGGGTGTTATTTCCCCCATTTTCTCCCACCTTTTACCACTTTACAGTAAAACACCACACTATTAATACACTACAACACCTTGTTTACCATTATTGGAATCTAGCCGTAAGGGTCAAAGAATCCACCGAATCTCACAAAGGTTTAATTTTACCACAATTAACACAAACACACAAAGGGATTAGGGGGGTGATAAGGTATAGCTAGAAATTGGGGAGGGCTCATACGTTTTTTGCGCGGAAAAGCAAAATTTCTGACAGAGAAGTTATTAACAGCCCTTTGTGGATAACTTTTTTTGGTTACAATTGTAACACAAAACCTGACACGATGTCACATTTGTAACAGGCCTGAGAGCTAAAATTTAACAAAAATTTAACATAAATTTAACATACTTTTTTTGGCTGGTTGCATATATTGTCGTATATTAGTATCGTGGGAGTGCTGTTTATATAAAAAAAAGAGCTTATGGAGCACAAAAAGCCGTGCGAACCCCCACCACCGTTGGGCTGTACGATGGTGATATTTAACAATTATTTAACATTAAAGGCTTGTATATGTGGAAAATTATTCGTACTTTAGTAGTGTAAGAATGAGAAATATGAAAGTTATGAAGAACAAAAAAATCCAAATCGCCCTCGGTGGTGAAATCTACGAGTTGTCTGACAAGTGTGTTCGTAACTACTCCTCTTGGAGTGGTAAACAAGGTAAGTATATCTACATCAGTCACGCTGATGCTGGGTCTTTGGTGAAACAATTTGTTAAGAAGAATTATCCTAATGTAGTATGTAAGGTGAGTTCATCCTCCTTTAGTGGTGGTAACTCTCTTGATGTTTATGTCCACGACAAATTGGGTAACCCCATCGCTCAAGACATTTACGACAATATTAACCGATTCGCCCACCAATGGGAGTATGGTAAGTTCAACGGAATGTTCGACATCTACGAGAGCTATGAGTCATCCGGAGCGGTGTCTGACAACGGAAACGAGATTCAAGCCGGTGTTAAGTATGTGAATGTAAACAACCGAGCTAAGTTCGGTACGGTGGAAGCTATCCTCTATGAGGTGATTAGTGAGGGTCGTGAGTTCTCTGAAGTGGTTAAGTACTATACTGATAGTAGTACTAAGAAGAACCCAGAAAGAGCCAAGGTTATCTTGGAGGGATTAGGAATTGAAGTGAAATAAAAATTAAATAGCTAAATTATATAGTATATGAGTAAGAAGTATCCACAGGGGTATCTCCCTAAGATTCAGTACTGGCAGTACAAGGTGAACAAGTTCATCAACGAGGGTCAGTTGGAACAGGCCGAGTTTGCCATTAAAAAACTGGCGTACTTCACCGCCAGACAAGTTGTGAAGGAATCCCAAACCCCCTACACCCCCAATGCCTTAGGGCATCCCACCTATTAGGTAGGGGAAGAGACTAAACCGCCCGAAACCCCCCATAAGCCGTTATAGGCGATGAAAGATACTCGCGCAGGGGGGGTGGGGCATTTTAGTGTAATCCACTGGTTATCAATAAGTTACGGTGGGCTGTGGTCGATTTATATGCGGAGCCCGGTTTTTCTCTCTTAGGGAAACTCCCCTCCACGCTCGTGAAATCACGATGGCGCTGAAATTTATTTAGCTACATTTGGTTATGTGTAAGGAATTTTGTATATTGTAATTCTATGAAGAAAGAATATTTGTATTGGACTGACAAACAATGGGAAGCTTTACGAAGAATGGTAGGGCTTAATGGGAGTTTAGATGTATCTTTGAGTATAGGGAAGGTTAGGTTAAGTAAAGTATCTTCCCACTATGAGTTAGAGTACCCTACTCATATAGTAACCTTAAAGAAGGATGTTCCTCCTTCTAATACAGATTTAACTTATCTTCGTTATATGTACAATGAGTATATGTCTATATAGTAGTATTTAGCTAATTTGTTTTTATTTCACTTTTTTTATGACTACACAAGAATGGAAAGCCTTAATTAGGATGACACAATCTACATCTAAGGATAATACTTACCTTGGACACTACAAGGGAGTACCTGTTGAGGTAACTTCTAATAGTACCTTGACACGAGTGTACATACATTGTAATCACGACAATATTGTTCCACCTATGACCTTTATGATGGATGATAAGTTACCCTCTCTATATAGGGATGTGTTTAAGCGGTTGTACGATACTTGGTATAGAGTACAAGTAGATAATCTACCTTTTTAGTTATAATCGTAACCACCATTCCATTTATCTAATTTTCTATATCGAATTTTTTTTGGTTGGAGAATGGGAATGGTTACTGATATACCCATACCCCCTAATGTAGTTGCCCATATATCTCTTGGGTCTACATATTCATTTTGTATACCTCCATCGAAGAGTTCCTTTGCTACCCCTGTGGCGAAGGCTGTACAAATGCCTGTGATAAGAGCCCTCTTCTTATTCTTATGTTTCTTATATGATAGATGATATCCTATACTTGCTGATAACATACCAGCTCCAAAGTGTAATTGTTTATCTTCTTCTTGTAATAGTATAGTAGGATTATAAGAGTTTGTTTGTCCTTGTGTAGGTATATAGAGTAAAAGGAGTAGTATTAGTGTTATTCTCTTCATAATAATATATATTAGTATATGAGGTATATTTTATTTATAGTGTTTTTTATCCTCACAAGTTGTGGTGTACAATGGCAGTATAGTACTTTAAATCATACAGGTCACATAGATTCTATATATCGTACTCACGAAAAAGTAGAGACCATCACCACATTATCAGAACTGAGATGGAAGTTTAAAAACGATTTTAGATTTAGATGGGACTATGAAACCTATGTACTATCTCAGCCAATGTCTTGGTATTGGAGACCTTACAATAGATTTGATTTATATTTTTCTCCAAATTGGATGTGGAGCGATTGGTCTTGGAACTATAATTGGTGGTATCATCGACCTTGGTGGTATCATAATAGTTGGTATAGACCTTGGTTAAATTTCTATCCATCTCATTATCAATGGGTTACATTTTCGCCTCTTAATAGCGACATAGACATAGTTAGGGTCAATGGTAGGAGAGGTTCTCGATTGTTTGATGTTAATAGTAATATAGAAGATAACATCTCTGAGAAACGAAAAATCAGAAGATACCCAAATCCAAATCGTAACATAAATTTCAATAACACACGAGTGAATCCAAGAGATACTGATTTTATTTCACGACCTGATTTTAATTCAAATGAAATAAATAGGGGAGTTAGAGGAAATCCAATAAATAACAACAATAACTCTAATACCATCAACAGTCGTTCAAATAGGGTATCACCCCCATCCGTGCCCAATAGAGGTAACATCAATAGGGGTTCAAGTACATCAAACAGCCGTTCTTCACGAGAAATCAAAGATTAAAGTGTTAATAACTTGTTGATAAATTTAACATAAATTTAACATTAAAAATTTGTTTATTAAAAATATTATCACTACATTTACTATGTAATGATGAGAAAAACAAAAGATATGTATTCACTAAATAATCCCCACTTCAACGAAAGTTTCAATTCTATTGATGAACTTACTGACTATGTTCTTCAGTCAGGCGCTGACCCTAATTATGAGGTCACTAAGAATGGAGTGGGTATCGGAGAAGAATTAATTGATTTTATAGTATATTAATATGACACAATTTGAAAAGTGGTTGGATGAAGTCAACCAAAAAAGAAAAGTGTATTGGGATAGTAATTTCACACACACCGAGTATCAACCCCTAACTTTTAAGAAGGGGCAGAAGTATGTTAAGATTATCGATGGAACTTCAGTATGGGGATTTGTCTCTATGAAAGATGGAGTTCTTAAAGGTTGTCCTATTTCTATGGGAGATTTATTAATGGCTGCCGGTTGGAACGCTCCCGCTAAACATAGTAGAGGTAATATCTTTAAAGGTACTGACCAATGGGGTTTCTACGGCCCCTCATACTTAAAGTAAAATTAATATGGAAAGTGTATATCAAATAGTAGATAAGGATTATAAGTTAGTTAACAGTCACATCTACACCGAGTTAGAAGAAGCACAAGAAAAGTGTTACAACTTAAAAGATAACTACAATGAGTTCTTTCAGGTAGTAGTATTATCTATGTGTCCTAAAAATTTAACAATTTCTTAACATTAAAAATTTGGAAGTATCAAAAATTATTCGTACTTTAGTACTGTAAGATTAAGAGATATGACAAAATCAAAAGTTCAAGAGATAGTTAACGAGGTTCTTCCGAAGATAGAAGAACACTACGGATTCTCAAAGTTTCAAGAGTGTACTCCTTATATTGAGTTACACAAGAACATTTACGAAAAGTATTCTGGTGAGGAAGGTGCTCAAGGTGAGGAGGATTCTTGTGACGGTGAGTATTGTTGGATGATGAACGAAATCACTATCTACTGGCCTCAGATGAAAAGTAGAAAGATGATTATCGAAACCTTGATTCACGAATACCAACACTACTTACAAAGTCCGAGTTGGTTCAAGAGATATTACAATATGGGTTACAATTACAACGACCACCCATATGAGGTTGCAGCTATAAAGGCTGAATCGGATTATAAATTGTTTATTTAATATATGACAACAGCAGAGAAATTTAAACAAGGATGGGGTCTTATGATGGAGGCCTGTTCAGAAGGTGGATGGGGTGACCCATTCTCATACGCAAGGAGTAGAGAGATTTTGATGGCCGTTGAACTTGGTCACAAAGTTTCTGACACACTAAGTGGAGCTGATGGTATTGATGAAGATGGTGAGTGTGAATACAAATCCACGATTGGTAAAAGAATTAGTGGAACGTATAATGGTATATCAGTTCACAACACTTGGGAAGAACAATTGAATTACCTCCACAACGAAAAGATAGGTAAGTATAAGAATCACTACATCGCTAGATTTGATAGTACAGGTATTGTCGAGTGTTGGAAGATGTCGTGTGATGATGTGTTAACGTGTCTTGTACCTAAACTCAAGAAGGCGTTCCACAACAAGAAAGCACAAAAAGACCCAAGGTTGGGGGCTTCACTTTCAAGTTCTGAAATCAAGAAATACGCAAAACAAGTTATATGAATAAGTTAAAAAGAAAACTACTGACAAAGTTGTTCACCGAGTGGTTGGACAACGAAACCGATGTTGAATTGTTAGACCTAACTAAACTGGCTATTGACAAGAGGAGACTCAAGGTGGCAGGGCCTGTGAAAGTTATTGGATTTAAACAATATTCAAATTTGGAAATGTAAATTATTTTTTGTATATTGTAATATAATATAAAAGAGAAATGAAACAGTTTATCAACCGATACAATGATGTATTCACGTTTGAATACAATGAGAAAGGTAACATCCAATGGAGTGGTAATTTTAAAAATTGTCGCTTTGGAGTTGCTAATGTGTATGATGATGCATACAATGAATACAAGAAAGATGGTGGTACACTATCTATGAAAGAGTTCATTAAGGAAGTTCACCACTACGATGTGGAAACTCGTAAATGGTCAAAGATTGCTGAAGCATATCGTGAGTTGGTATACTCTGATTGGAATACCATTACAATGGTAGACCCAAGTGGTGGCCCGTATATCAGTAAGGGTGCTGATATGTCTTTCTTTGAAATGGAAGGTAAGGTAAATGGATTTATCCCTAACAAAAATGGGTACGAAATAGTTATAGAGAAATGAGTAAGTTAAAAGATGGTGGTTGTGAAATCTATGAGATGATTCGTAATACATTCCATTCTAAAAGTGGATATTTTTTAACTAAGAGTGAATCTTACGATGTGATGAAAGTAGTTAAGGAAATAATAGAAACAAGAGAGAGAAATGAAAACACCAAAGAGAAATGAAAGCAATCTTAGAATTCAATCTACCTGAAGACCGACCCGAATTCAACGCTGCACTTCAAGGCAGTGATTGGAAATGCGTTTGTTGGCAGATGAGCCAATACTTACGAGCACAAATCAAATATGCTCCTGATGAAATGAGTCAAGAGAAATATGATGCACTTGAAGAGGTAAGAGAAGAATTCAATCGTATTATGAATGAGAATAACGTAGACTTATACGCAGTAGAATGAAAAAGATAAAAAAGTTTTTTAAGGATTGTTGGTTAGGTCTTAAACTATCAACTGAGTTGTATCTTAGTGGTAAAACTGGTTGGGGTAAATTTTAAAGATGGTAAAAATAGTTGTAGGCATATTACTTGTTTTATGGCTGTGGATTGCTTATGAGATTCATATAGCACCAGAGGTTGATGATGATGGTAATATTATTTCAAAAACAAAAGAGAAATGAGTAAGGCAAAACTTGTTGGTATGATATGTAAAGAGCAGTTGCAAATGCTTGAGGAGAACCACCCATTTTTTGGAATAAAGAAAGTCCTCACACCTTACTCTATAATTTTTAACACTAAAGAGAAATGAAAACACTACAAATTCTTGAATGGGTAATCGTTGGTACTATTCTTATACTATGGGAGATACATCTATATTATAAAATGACAAAGGACAATAAATGAATAGAGTAGATTCACAATATGCAACACTAATACAAAACATCCTTGAGCTTGGTTCTGATAAAACTGATAGAACTGGCGTAGGAACTAAATCAATCTTCGGATATCAGTTTAGACATTGTATGTGTGATGGGTTTCCTCTATTAACCACAAAGAAGATGGCAGTCAAAACTATGATGACTGAACTCAAGTGGTTTCTAAAGGGTGACTCTTCTATCCAATACTTGTTGGATAACAATTGTCACATATGGGATGGTGATGCATACAAAGCATACTTTGACAAAGAAAAGTCAAAAGGTATTGATGTACCTCTATCTAAAAAAGAATTTATTGATAAAGTACAAAACGACCCGATGTGGTATCATCACGGACACCTTGGGCCCATTTACGGAAAACAATGGAGAAGTTGGGGTAACAAGGGATACATCGACCAGATTAATGATTTGATTATTGGATTGAAAACTAATCCTGATTCAAGGAGACATTTAGTTTCTGCTTGGAATGTAGAAGACCTACCACGAATGACTCTACCTCCGTGTCACTATTCGTTTCAATGTTATGTTGATGGTGATGAATTATCGTTGATGTGGAATCAAAGAAGTGTGGATGTATTCCTTGGTCTACCATTTAATATCGCATCATATGGCACATTACTTTTACTACTATGTGAAGAAACTGGATATAAGCCAGGTCAACTGATTGGTAATCTTGGAGATTGTCATATATATAACAATCATATTGAAGTAGCTAAAGAGCAAATCAATAGAGTTGGATATGAACTTCCTGAATTGAAGGTATCCAATGTAGATATTTTAGGTGGTGAATTTGATTATGAACTAACTGATTATAATCATCACCCAACATTAAAAGCGACATTAAACAATTAAGTGATATGAAAAAGAAAGTAATTAACGTAACGTATCGTAAAGACTCAGAAACTTTTCCTAATTGGATGAAGTACGAAGTAACTCTTCTTAATGAAGATGGTACACAAGAAACAATCCCAGCTTATGGGAAAGACTTACAAGATGCTCTATCAAGAGTAGTACACGATGGTAGGGTTGTTCAAGTAAGCAAGGTGGTAAACAAAATACCATTCTTTATCTGGCCATTTGTTTGGTTGTTCGCTGTTGGTGGATTTTCAATATATATAACATCACAACACGAATCGCTTGGTGATTATGTTGGATTGGGATATCTTATTGGGATGATGTTAATTACATTAACTACAATATCTATATCTAACTGGTTTAGTCTAAGAAACAAAGACAAGGAATAACTATGACACAAGAAGAACAAATTGAAGAAATCTTAATGGAGTCTCATTCGTTTGGTTTACGGATTGAGGTTCTGAATGAAGCAAGAAAAATTATGGGTTCTAATCCTCGTATGGGGAAAGTAGAAGCATATGAGAAAGCTTTCAAGATAGTAACTGAACAATACATCGACTAATATGAATTACAAATCAATGTTAGATAGAGACAATACCGAACTCTTTATTATGTCCGATGAGGAATGTAAAGAGTGGGATAAGTTCTTATCATCCAAAGAATTTGTGGATTGGCAAGAACAAATCTATGAACAAGAGATTCTAAAACGAGGTGGTGGTGATGAAAAATTTGGTGACATCAAAGATTCATTCCAAGGAATCATCACCTTCTACAACTCCGGTGACTCTATTATACATTCAGAGGTATTCAACATTACTTCAGAACAATTAGAAGTATTTAACATAGATGTAGGAGAACCTACTATATCAGACTTATTAAAGTCACATAGTATAGAAGACCTTATATTAGACTATTACGCAAATAAAGTTCATCTTGAGTTACCCTTCAACGAATGGGAATACGAGGAGATAGTTATGATGTCAGAATCCGAATATAAAAAGATTGTTAAATGATTTGGTTATATCTTATGTACGGAACGATAAACATATTCATTATCGAGTGGGTATTGGATTTCGTGGACAAACGAATCGAAGGGGGTATGGAAAACAAAATCCAATTTACAACACCCCTTAGAATCATAATGATTTTTCTCTGGCCCATATTTACTTTTGTATTTTGGTTTAACTTTATAAAGAGTTGGATAAACAAATGAAAGCTTTACATAGAGACATAAAGTTAAAATTGTCCCACAACCCAACAGGCGAATTGGTTAAAGTCCTATATCAAGGAATTAAGGCATTAAGGGGAAAAGGGGGGGAACGCCAGTTCCCTTTTGACACACGAAAAATTTTTTAAGTAACACGATAGATATTGAAGACATTTGTAGAAATAGGTTCTTGTGATTTTGGGACTCTGAATCATTTGTATTACGATGGTTGGAGAGGAGTTATTGTAGAACCTGTAAAAAGATATTTAGATAGATTGGAGCAACATCCAAGTATTGATTATGTAAACGCAGCGATTGATACAAAGAATGGTCACCGAGACTTGTGGATTTGTCCCGATGAATATCACGAGATTAGTAACGACTACAAAGGTATGTCATCATTTTATCGTGACATCCATAATGGTAGTGTAGCTGGTGGTGAGCTCTTGGATGATGAGGGTAAGCCCGTTCACACATACAAAATTGAAGTTCCAACAATTACTTGGGAAACTCTTATTGATATGTGTGATATCAACCACATCGATTATCTAAAGATTGATACTGAAGGTCACGATTGGGAAGTCCTCAAACAAATCGACCTCAAAGAAATTCAACCAAAGATTATTAAAATAGAACATAAACATAGTGGTAGAAAAGATGAAATCCGAAATTACTTAATGTCTAACGGATATCATTGTGAGGAATTCTACTACGATATAATGGCGTTTTTAAAATGATGTATAAAAAGGGAGTTATAGCTGGAAACTTTGATGTGATTCATCCTGGCTACATAAAGATGTTTAAGGAGTGTAAAGATTATTGTAATCAATTTATCGTACTACTACATACCGACCCATCTATCGAAAGACCACACAAACTCAAACCAATACTAAGTGTGGGTGAAAGAATTGAAATCTTAGAATCTATAAAGTATATCGATGGTGTACAAACCTATACCTATGAAACTGACTTGTTAGATTTGTTGAAATCAACATCGCCTGATATTAGATTCTTGGGGGATGATTACAAAGGTAAGACATACACCGGCTTCGAATTAAATATTCCAATTCATTATTTGAATCGAGACCACGGATGGTCAACCACGAAGTTTAAAAAATTAATATCAGAAACAATATGAGTATAAATACATTTAAAGTATGTGACCAAATTTATATTATCCCATTTGTTAAAATCACTCACGATAGAGCCTTGAATGGTGATTTAGAATTAATTATTGGATGGTTAAACCGAGGAATAAGTTTTAGTATATGAAGTTAGCATTAATCGCACACGATGGTAAGAAAGCAGATATGGTTGCTTTCGTTATGAAACGATTGGAATTTTTTAATAGAGAAGATGTAGAGATTGTAACAACTGGTACTACTGGTGAACGAATCAAACACGCTGGCGTTGACAAGGTTGAACAAGTACACTCCGGCCCTCTTGGTGGAGATGCTGAGATTGCTGCTATGGTAACTCGTGGAAAGATTGATGGAGTAGTATTCTTTAGAGACCCACTTGGGAAACACCCACACGAAGTGGATGTATCTATGTTAATGAGATTGTGTGATGTACACGATGTACCACTTGCTACAAACTATAAAATGGGTCATATCCTAATCAAGTACTTTAAGAACAAATGAGAATGCTGGATAATTTAACAAAAATAATTTTGATATCTCAAATATTTTTCGTATATTGATATCGTAAATTAAGAATTATGAAATATAAAAAGCTAGTTAATAAGGAAGAAGCCCTAAAACACATTGGAGGAACATCTCTAAAAGATAGGTTGGTGGGTTGGAACTACAAACAACTTGTAGCCGCTTTTGGCAATCCTACATTTGATACACCAAGTGGTGACAACAAAATACAAAAAGAATGGGTGTTTATTAGAAAGTCTGATAACGCTGTGTTCACTTTGTATGATTGGAAAACATATGATGAGACATATACCACTACAATGTTGTCTACTTGGAATATTGCTGGTAAAGTATACGCAGGTGACTTCGTTGTTGATTTAATTACTGAACTAAAACGTAAAAACTAATATGAGACAATTCTTCTTTTATTCAAAAAATGATAGTACTGAAGAACCTATCAGTAAAACTTACGCTGTAAGTCGTTTGGGTGCTGCTAAGAAGTTTTCTAAGATTAAACAATTGTCGTTAAAAAGTTTTTTAAATATTTACGGAGTATTAAAGTATGATAGATAAGTTATATATTGTATCAATCGATTTAACTCAAGAGAACATCAATCGAGTTTTGGAAGAGGTAAACCGTGTCGGACTACCACACGAAATTCCATACGAGTTTGTTGGTGTTAATGGATATCTTTTAGAAGATAGTTATCTGCCTGAGAATGGTTATAAGATTTATAAGGATTGGAATCTTGACACCAATGTAGTTAAACTATCAGATGATGAAAACCGATTCTGGCATAGAGATGTAACTGTTGGTGAAGTTGGATGTGCTTTATCTCATATTGGTATATGGGAAGACGCATATAAAAATGGATACGAAAACATTTTGATTTATGAGGATGATATCACCAAAGTAAATGATATGGATTGGGATATCGTAAAAGAAGCACAAACACTAAACTACGATTTGTTATATCTTGGTAGATTGATTCAAGATGGTTTCCGAGGAGTGGTTGATAAACCATTAAATGATAACTTATGTATTCCTGGCTACTCGTATCAAACTCACGGATATATGTTGAGTAAGAGTGGTATCAAAAAAATTATAGAAAACCATTTACCTGTTTATAAAAAGATGTTGTTTCCTGTCGATGAGTTTCTGCCCGCGCTATATAGTTGGACACCAAGAGAGGAATTAAATAACATATTCGTGAAAGACATAAATGCTTTCTCATTAAATAAACAAGTAGTAGAACAATTAAGAACTGAAATGTTTAATAACTCATTAACACAACCAACCAATGACTGATAATGAAATCAATAAGTTGATGGAAATCCAATACCTTAAAGGTAGATTGGATGAACTTTACAAAGGTTATGTACCACATAACACCTCAACGAGTAATCGTATTGTAGATAGTCGTATTTCAAAGTATGAAAACAAACTAAGAGATACTGATGAGATTGCTTTTAAGTTGTATATGGTTGAGAAGGAAAATCGTATACACGCAAAACGAAAGAGTAAAGAGTCTATTCAGAATTTATTAAATGAGGTCTTACCATACATAACTGATTCTGACCTTGAAGTAAAAATAAAACAACAATTAAATAAGTACTAAGATATGTCTGAAAAGGTGTATGTCCGTAAAGTAGAGACTTGGACAATCTCAGCAGCAAGTGAACCGATTGAGGTTAATGTAGAGGCACTTCGTAAGTGTGAACCACCATACGAGGGTAACTCGGATGAGGAGTTGGCACAATACCTATTTGATAATGTGTATATGAACTATGACTTCTACGATAATGAAACCAACATAGAAGTATATGGTAAAGATGAGGTATACGAGTTGTGTATGGAAGAGGTGTACGATATGGAAGCGTTCTTTGATTCTCGTAACAAAGGTGAAGAGTCTTGGATTCAAGTAGGTGTACCAAACCCAGAGTGGACTAAGTATGGTGGGTTTGAAGTAAAAGCAAATGGCCAATACGAAAACAATTGGTAAAGGTGTTTGGTTCTTAAATTTTTCTTTCGTATATTTGTATCCTAAGTTATGCCAGAGTGGTGAAATAGGTAGACACGAGGGACTTAAAATCCCTTGAACAGTAATGTTCGTGCCGGTTCGAGTCCGGCCTCTGGTACAAGATATGAACCCGTAGCTCAGCTGGATATACGAGTATGCCTCCATAGTTAAAGGGATATAACCGGGCTCTTCTAAAGCTCTATTCCTGGTTCGAGTCCAGGTGGAGGTACAAATAAAGTACTATGTTTATTAAATTTGAATAAACTATTTATATAAGACTAAATTGTAAAGTTATGAGTAAAATTTCGAGAAGACTATTTCAAGCGTTAGAAGCTAAGTATACAGCAGACATTATGGATGCTAGAGCAAGACTATCCGTATACTTTGAATCACCCGTGGCAATCGGAGAACACCCACAACATACTGAAGAGATTGATAAGTTGTTAGGTCAGTTAGAATCAGCTACTGGCAGACTACACACACTTCGTGATAACTTTGGTGATGAGTATGGGGGGTTTGATGATAACGATAAGGAATTACTAAAAGGGTAATTCAGTTAGAGGAATGCCAGAGTGGTCGAATGGACTGGTCTTGAAAACCAGCGTACCGAAAGGTACCGGGGGTTCGAATCCCTCTTCCTCTGCTAAATGCGGGAGAAGACTTAAAAGAAAGTCGCCTATCATCCAGATAGGAGGTGTTGGGGCAGTACCAACCTCCCGCTCAAAGGTAGTAATTAAAGGTGTGGATAAAGCCGTTACATCGATTGCTAAAGGCCTTGCCTAAAGTATGGGTTACCGGCTATTACTACCTAACAATGCGGGGGAGGAGTTAAGAGAAACTCGTTGTACTTCCAGTACGAAGATGGTGGGGCAGAGCCACCTCTCCGCTCAACAGTACTTACCACGCTTTTCGTTAGATTAGCGTACCAGGGTAAGTCTTTTACGAGGGTAGATAGTTGCAAATGTCTATCCTCATTTTGCGAAAGTAGCTCAGTTGGTAGAGCATAACCTTGCCAAGGTTAGGGTCGCCGGTTCGAACCCGGTCTTTCGCTCAAAAGTCCAAAAGTATGTTTAGATACGACATCATCAATAAGATAATTAGTGAGAACGAGTTTACACGTTACCTTGAAATCGGAGTGTGTGACCCACGACATTGTTTTGATTTAGTAGATTGTGAAATTAAACACGGTGTAGACCCCGGTGTGGAGTTTGAAGAGAATCCTGTTGAATACAAAATGACTTCTGATGAGTTCTTTGTATGGTTAGAAAAGAATGACCCTAACAGAACGTATGATGTAGTTTTTATTGATGGATTACATAAATCGTATCAAGTAAAAAAGGACATTGAGAATTCCTTGAAGTTTTTAAATCCAAATGGTTATATTCTATTACACGATTGTAATCCACCAACAAGTCATATGGCACGAGAGGATTATCTGGTAAATGGTCATTACGAACCTTGGAATGGTACTGTTTGGAAAGCGATATACAATCTAAGAACACGAAGGACTGATTTAAGAGTGTGTGTTGTTGATACTGATTGGGGTATTGGTATCGTTAAACAAAATGAATCTCTCGATACTAAACTTGTAGAGAATCATAATCCATTTTATGAGTTTAATATTATGGATGCTAATCGTGAAGAAGACCTTGGGTTAATACAAATAGATGAATTAGATTCGTGGTTAAATGACAACTAAAGCTAAACGTGTTAAAGAATTATGGAACAAGAAATCACCAGCGGAAATCGTATTGGTGATGTATCAACTTATTGATAATTCAACTCACGAAGAATCTCGTAAAACAAAAATATACGCTGTAATAAAAGGTATTGTATCTTACCTTGAACGTGGTGATGAATTGTTAGAACATCATAGAAAGTATCTACGCCAAGAATGGGATGTAGCTTGGGAGTTTCAAAAAGATAAATCTGTAAAGGAAGACATTAAGGAGTGGTTATTAGAACCACCATTTTAATTATGATATATTGGTTTTATGGTCAACCTGGTGCTGGAAAGACTACGTTGGCAAGAGCATTGAAAGAACACTTAGAGTACAACAATCACCGAGTTGTACAACACATTGATGGTGATGAGATGAGAAGTATATTTAATAATACTGACTACTCTAAGGAAGGTAGAATAAAGTTAATGATTATACCAGACATTGAATCAGTAAATTATGGTAGAGGTGTTGGTTATCATATAAACGAACACGTTCCTCCGCAAGAAATTAAGGAAATATCCGCTACTAAGATTCGAAATCAACTTCGCTCCGAAGGAAAACTTTAACATTTTTTTAACATTTTTTTAACATTTAGAATTTGGCAGTCTAAGCTTTTTTCATTACATTAGTATGTATTTGTGATGGGAAAGAAGAAAAAGACATACCAAGAAAAACTTGACTTCAACGGGCAGTGGACTCGTGGTGAAGCAGCACATCATATTGGTAAGAAGACTACTGCGAAGACTCACAAAAGCAAGAAAACGTATTCTCGTAAAGAGAAACACAAAAAAGATTTAACAATTTCTTAACATTAGAAATTTGGAAGTATCAAAAATTATTCGTACTTTAGTAGTGTAAGATTAAGAGATATGAGTAAAAAATCAATGTCCTATTCATCGTTCTGGCTTGACAAATCCATTTGGGATGAGGAAAACGATGACTTGACAATTGTCGAGAAAAAGTCAAATGACCTAATGAAGTTGATGTCTTATAAGAGAAGCATCGGTAACTTCGTTTCTATCGTAACTGGTAAGAGTATTCCTGTGACCTTTGATGGTCGTGGTGATGATTCTTATACCGATGGTAACCAAGTGGTTATCTCGGCTAAGTTGGATGATAAAGAGTTTGACCCTGTTGTTGGTCTGGCTCTCCACGAGGGGTCTCACATCGCATTGACCGATTTTGAAACCTTAACAAAAATGAAACACGGATTCATCCCATCTACTATTGATACGGATTGGATGACTCAACGATATCAATGTTTGTACAATGAACTTCCGCTTATTATTTCTGATAAGTTGAAGTCACTATTTAACTATGTTGAAGACCGAAGAATTGATAACCACATTTACGCTTCGGCTCCTGGCTATCGTGGTTACTACGAGTCGATGTACGATAAGTACTTCCACTCTAAGTTAATCGACAAAGGTCTTCAGTCTTCTGAGTATCGTACTGAGGATTGGGACTCTTATATGTTCCGCATCATCAACTTGACCAATAAGAATCGTGACCTCAACGCTTTGAAAGGTCTTCGTGAGATTTGGAAGATTCTTGACCTTGGTAACATTTCACGACTAAAATCATCTTGGGATGCACTTGATGTGGCTGGTCAGATTTTGATGGTTGTTGAAAAGAATCTTGAAATATCATCTTCTCAAAATGGTAAATCATCTTCAGACAATGAGAGTGACCAACAAGAAGGTGGTAACCAAAATGGTAACTCACCGATGACTGGTGACACTAACGACCAACAAAGTGGTGGTGGTATGTCTTCTCAAGGTAGTGGAGATACTTCTAAGAGTGACGCTGAGGGTGGTCAAGAGTCTGAAGAAACTACCGACAAAGGTGGTGTTCCAAGTGGGATGAGTAATCCTAATGGGGCTGGTGGTCAGTATCAACCATTGTCAGACCGACAAAAGAAAATGTTGGATAACGCTATCAAGAAACAAGAAGAGTTTATGGATGGTGAGATTAAGAAGAAGAAACTTTCTAAGGCTGACAAAAATAAGATTGACCAACTTGACAAAGCTGATATCAAGTCTGAAGTAACTGGTAAGGGTTTTGGTCAATCGAGTTGGTCTCTTGGTTCAAAAGGTGTTCAGACATATGTAATCAATAATTTGAACAAAGGTCTGATTAACTCTGGCTTGGTTGGTATGTTGTGTACTCACGAGTGGAGAGTTGACAAAGCTAACGAATATATCAAGAAAGGTATTCAGTTGGGAACTCTTCTTGGTAAGAAACTCAAGACTCGAAACGAGGAACGAGTTCTAACAACTCCACGAATGAAGAGTGGTAAGTTGACCGGCAGTATGATTCACGAGATTGGGTTTGGTAACTTCAACATCTTCGAACAAACCTTGGTCAACAAGTCTACTCCAGTTCTCCTCCACATTTCAATTGATGCCAGTTCTTCAATGAGTGGTAAGAAATGGAACAACACTCAAACGGCTGCTGTCGCTATCGCTAAGGCGGCTTCGATGACTCAAAACATTGATGTTGTGATTTCTTATCGAGGTGTCTACTACTCGGCTGGTAATTGGAGTAATTGTCAACCATTGATGTTGGTGGCTTATGATTCTCGAAAAGATAAGTTTGCTAAGATTCAACAATTGTTCAAGTACATCACTTTCGATGGTACTACTCCTGAAGGATTGTGTTATGAGGCTGTGATGAAGGAGATTACCAAAACTAAGAATGGTACTGATACTTACCTCATCAACTTCTCAGATGGGTGGCCAGGTTTCGACAATAGTCAAATCTCATATAGTGGTCAACAAGCTTGTGAACATACGGCTGCTCAAGTTAAGAAGATGAAACAATCAGGCGTCAAAGTGTTGTCTTACTTTGTCTCTGATAGTGGTATGGATTGGGGAATCGACCAGTTCAAGAAAATGTATGGTAAGGATGCTGAGTTTATTGATACCAACAATATGACTCTACTCGCTAAGACTTTGAACAAAAAGTTTGAAGTAAAGATTTAACAATTTCTTAACATTAGAAATTTGGAAGTATCAAAAATTATTCGTACTTTAGTAAAGTAATAATGAGAGATAATAATAATAAAATCAGTTTTCTATGAAAGCACAAAAATCAGTTTTTGGAAAGATTGTCAAGGTTGATGATTTGTTCCTTTTCGAGGACTCCGCTGGAGTTCAGTTCAATGTTCCTCAACTCAATGAAGAGGGAACTTCACTTTATGTTCGGGCCCGCCAGGCGGCTAAGAAGCCCGAGAAATACGGATTCAAAATCCGAGTAGTAGGTCGATTGTCTGATGGTGAACTTGGGTTTACTCGTGTTCCGGCTCAGAAGGTCGAAGAGAATCCTACTCCTGTTGGTAACTTCAACCAACCTAATGGTGGGTTGGTGGCTTTGAAATATGAGATGACCCCCCCACCACCAGTTGTTTCGGCTGAGATGGGTGATGACATTCTCAAGTTCATCCACGAAGACTCCACGGGTCTTAAACCACAAATGTTGTTTATGAATCCTCTCAAGTGGAAGTACTTGATTCGAAACATCATTCGAGGTAAAAATATTATGATGACTGGTCCTGCCGGTTGTGGTAAGACTATGGCGGCCAAGGCGGCTGCAAATTCAATTGAGGGTTACAACACCTTCATTATTAACTTGGGGGCTACTCAAGACCCACGAACTACTCTGATTGGTAATACTCAGTTTGAGGCCAAGAAGGGTACGGTCTTTAACCCAAGTCCTTTTGTCAAGGCAATCTCCACTCCAAATACCGTGGTTGTCCTTGATGAGTTGACACGAGCTCACCCTGAGGCTCACAACATTTTGATGACGGTTCTTGACCAAGGTCAACGATACCTACGACTTGATGAGGCGGCTGACTCGCCTGTTGTCAAGGTTGCTGAAGGTGTTTCCTTCATCGCATCGGCTAACATTGGTAATGAGTACACCGCTACCAAAGCTCTTGACCGAGCTATCCTTGACCGATTCACTGTCATTGAAATGGATACTCTGACTATGGATGAGGAAACTTCTCTTCTTTCAATGATGTATCCTTCAGTAGAAGTAGATACTCTCAAGGCTGTTGCTGAGATTACTTCGATGACTCGAACTGACTTGTTGTCTGAATCACCACGATTGTCAAACTCCCTTTCAACCCGTTCGGCTGTTGAAATTGGGTCTCTCCTTTACGATGGGTTCTCTCTTGAAGAGGCTGCTGAAATCACCATCTACCCAATGTTTGACCAAAGTGGTGGGGCTGACTCAGAACGAGTTTATATGAAACAATACGTTCAGAAGTTCTTGGGTTCAACACCTGAAGATGAGGATTTGTTCAACGTTGAAACTGATGACATCTCTAATCCTTTTTAAGGGTTAGAGTAACTGCCCGATGGTGTAATTGGCAACACTACTGGTTTTGGTCCAGTCATTTTAGGTTCGAATCCTAATCGGGTAACTAAAAAAGATAATATGGGATACAATCCGTTCAGATGGTATACTAAAGGAAAGAAAAAGCGTTTGCCCCATAACGCTCACTTGTTTGACAAGATACAAAATGGGGATTATGATTATTCTCAATATTACGCGGAAGCGGAGGAGGCTCGTAAAGAGTACTCCTCCATCTTCCAAAGTATAATGAGTAAGTACAAAGGCGGTGAAGGATATTTTCAATATGAGAATGAAGCAAGACACACCGCCAGAATGAAGAATGTCAGAGCTCTAAAGTTGGATGAAGAAGGTTACAAAGATGAGCAGAAGATATTGTTAAAATTAAAAAAAGACCTATCTAATGAATTTGGGTTTTGTCTTTGGGACAAGATGATGAATGAAAAACCAATGGACTTAGAAGAACTCTACGATTACTATTGTCAAGAGAAAATGCGTAGAAAAGGTTTGGATGTTTAATATTTTTTTTGTATATTTGAATTATGAAATACGACCCAAATAACCCATTAAGTGATAAAGAGATTGATGAGTTGGCTGAAAAAGACTTTGAGTTGTTCTTAGAGTACTTAGATTCTAAGACCGAGTATCTAAAACAATTCGCTAAACCATTGAGTTCATATCACACAAAAAGATTTGCTGCTATGGCTGCTAAGATGAGTGGTAACGATATGACTGATAAGGAATATGAGTTTGCTAAAAAGGTTGGTAAGGAGAATGAACAAAAAGCTAATGAAGCGATAGCTGAGTATGAGAAGAATCACCCTAAACATTCAGATGAAGGTATAAAAAATATAAAAACTAATAGAACACAGTGGTTTGATTAATATGGGATTTAACAAAAGACATTTGCCATCAAAAGAAAAACTTAAACAACTCGTGTATGATTATGGAGCAGAGTATGTACTTAAAATATATTATGGGCCGAAGGTAGACGCTCTTGTAGGTAATACTGACTCATTTGAATTTTTGGAGACACTAAAAAAGAACTATGAATCTAACTAATAAACAAATTGAGACTTTATCTCTTATGATAATGGATGATGTGTCTCGTACTGATGTTTGGGATATGATTGAATCTCCCAAAGACTTTCAAGATATTTTGAAAGCAAATATTTCTAAATCAAATCTTGATGTTGATGATATTACAAAAGAAGATATGGCTGATATCGTATCTCAAATTTTGACATCATCATACAAAGAATATCAAATATTTGAAACGGATAGGGCTCTTATGAATTTGATTGACAAAGGACTTATCAAGATGTCAGTAAACCAATCAGGTGAATTGGTATATGAAACTACGGAACTTGGCGATATCGCTAATAAAATGTTGGGTAATGAAGAGATTTGAATTCGAGGGTAAGAGATACCAAGACAATGGTGATAATTATGCAATCATAGTTATACCAGCCGGAAAACAACACGATGGTGAGAAGTGGATTCAATACTATCACACCATTTTTGAGGATTATCATTATGGAGAATCCAATGGAGAGTACAAACTTGTTACAGAATTTGAATTGAATCAAATGCTGGACACTAATTATATAAACTAAATTTTAATTATTACATTATGGCATATTATATTGCAAAAGTAAAAGTTCATCACGAAGATGACAAAGGTAGAGTAAAGAAGGTAACTGAGCAGTACCTCGTTAACGCAGTATCGGTAACTGATGCTGAGACAAAGGTTGTAAAAGACTTTGAAGGGAGTAACTTAGAATTCGAAGTTACGGCAGTAGTCGAAACTAAAATCGTGAGTGTTATTAAATGATATACCAAAAAGGTGATACAGTAATAGTAAAACTCAATGGTACTTTCAGAGTAGGTGAAGTGCTAAAGAAGACTCGTTTGAAGAGAGGGCTCATTTATGAAGTCCTCTTGGAGAACGGAAAGATAGTAGACAGGTGTTCGGTAAACAAAGACCTTTCATCGTGTCACATAAGTAGAAGTCTTACAAAACAATTTAACAATGCAAATTGATACTAAAAAGTTTAAAAGTTTCAAAAGAAAAGTTCTAAAGAAATATCCACAAGCTAAAACACAAATGAATTCATCTGGTGAGTTTTATATATCCGATGGATTTGGTTCAACGGTTGGTGATGAGTTTATGATTCCACCACAAAAAGATGTTGCTATGGCTTGGTATTGGGCTTCAAGAACTGTTCAGTTGGAACAAAATTTAAATAGAACCCACCCAATGAGAAGCGATATGTCTTTTGATGAAAAGAAATTTAATAGAGTTTCTCGAAGAAATAGAAAAAAGTAAGTTTATTAATCTTCTAAAAACTATTTATAGGAAACAAATTATTTTTAGTTTATGAAGAAGTTCAACAAAAAACACAGAGGTGGTTTTGTAAATCAATCATTCGGTATTACTGAAGAGTTTAGGGAGAAGCAAGAAAAGAGATATGGTAAGTTATGGCCAACTATCGACTTTCAAATGCACGAAGATTTTGACTTCGATGAATACCCATCCGGCCCTCAAAAGATAGGGTATCTACATTTAGGTAACATTGAGGTTGAGTTAACATACGCTGAGTGTAATCGTATTTTACATACTGTTTCCCAAGCGATGGATACCGCAAGGAAAAAGTATAGGTTAGGTGTCTGAGAAAACTGATATTTTTAGTATGTTTGATAAATCGGATGAGTCTAGCGGCTTGTCCGATTATCTAATTACAGTACGGGATGTTATTGTAGAAAAAAAAGACCCGTATTATACATTAGCTAAGAACAACATAAAAAATATCATTCGAGATGAAACCATATCCGAATCTAATTTAACTTATAGAGACAACGCTAACGATAGGTTGGTAAGGATAACAACAGTTCATACTTCTGAATATGTACTAAACCTCATTGACATCTTTAAAGAGTTTATCAATTCAGATAAAGGTGTTTTAAACAAAGAAGCATTGTATTTTTTAAATAATCTTTGGAAAGCTAGGTATGAGTAATATTTATAGTAAAGGAGATATTATGGATTGGGATGAGTCTGAATACAACTACTTTATGCATTTAGATGATGTTACTAAAGTTTATTATCTTCACGACTACTTGTATGGTGAATTAGAATTAGATGAAGATGAACCTTGGGTAGATTTTGAACTCGATGAGGATGACATTTCCTACTTAGAAGATTCAGAGAAATCTCGTAAAGTAGCCGTAGATGTGATTATCGATGACACAACATTTATTATAAAATGTCCTAATAGAACAGTTTTGGAAAACACTGTTAGAATGTTTATGATGGATGGTTTTATATTAGAGTACTTAGATTCAAACGGCGATGATGTTATGATTTACAATTTGATTGGTCATAGTAATCCAGTGTCAATGAACTGACAAAATGTCTGACAACCTGACAAAGTGTAATAAAATACACTATTGGTATTACTTTTGTTCTTTTAATAACAAATTAACATTAAAAAGGGTAATATATGACACTATTTGATTCTACATTTAACAAGGTTTTTGATTCCTATTTGAATTGGGATTTAGAAGACCAACGAATTTCAACTACTAACGCTAGAGTTCTTGATGATGTGTTGACTATGGAATTTGAAGTTCCTGGTTTGTCAAACAAAGACATCGAGGTGAAAGTAGAAGACCGATTCTTGCTTATCAAGGGTGAAAGTGGTAATAGAAAGTTTGAAAAGAAATTTAAAATCCACGATGCCTTTGATTTAAATCAGACAAGTGCTGTTGCTAAGGATGGGTTGTTGAGTATTGAAATTCCAAAATACGAAGACCGTAAATCCAAAAGTATTACAGTAAAAGTTAAGTAAGTTGAATTGGTTTAGGTACGACAAGGTTACATTTAATGACAAACTCTATTTGGTTTTAAGGAAAATAAGAGAAGACCACTTACCAATTGTCGCTACCTGGAAATCCCACTTGAACGCTGATATTGTATTACGAAAAGATGGCTTTTTCTATTTTTGCCAAGAAGTTACGGATGTCGAGTGGGAAGATATTTGAAACGGACTTAACATAAGGGGGGTTCTTTTGAATCCCCCTTTTTATATACTATTTTATCTAAGTTAGTTCGTATAGTATAATTTTATCCAAAAAGATGTTTTTGGTAATTTTTTAGAACTACTTATCGGTGAAATTATTTATTAATCTGATATTCGTATCGTAAAACTATGGAGTTTTTTATGGATGGAATTGTTAATGAAAAGTTTAATGAAGCAAAAGCTTGGTATAAATCCAAAACTATAATTGGATTAGTTATATCATCAGTATCAGCTATCGTTTTCTCAATGACAGATGGTAATGTTGATATCCAAGGCGCTACAAATGAAATTTTAAATGCTGACAATGTTGTTGAGTCAGCTGACAATGTGGTTGCTGGTGTAATGTTCTTTGTTGGACAAGTAGTCGCATTGTGGGGGAGAATAACTGCTAAAACCGGATTGAAGGTAACGTAGTACTTGTTTAAAATTTAACAATTATTTAACACTGGGGGCTTGTATAAGTCCCCTTTTTTTTGTACTTTTATATAGTAAAATAAAAAAGTATGACAAATCTCGGATATTGCTGTATCAATATGACCCTTCGGAAAGACAAGATTACTACTAATCGTAGTATGATTAAAAAGACTTTCCTCAAAGAAGGTATCACAAGGTCATCAGACCTTGCTCTACAAAACGCAAAAGACCTTGTGGAGATTATCAAATGGAATGAAAGAAATGGCTTTAAACTCTTTCGTATGTCTTCTGACTTAGTTCCTTGGGCTAGTGAGTTCAAGTTGTCGGATATGCCAGACTATGAGAAGTTTAGTAACGTACTCAAGGGAGCAGGTACTTTGGCTAAAAAGTATGGTCAGAGAATCACATCACATCCTGGCCCATTCAATGTTCTTGTATCTCCCAATCAGAGAGTCGTAGACAACACCATCAAAGACTTATCTATACACGGAGAACACTTTGACCTTATGGGGTTAGAGAGAAGTCACTACAACCCAATCAATATACATTGTAATGGTGTGTATGGTGACAAACAATCCGCTATGGATAGGTTTTGTAAAAACTTTGAAAGGTTACCTGAGTCAGTACAATCAAGATTGGTTGTAGAAAACGATGACAAGGCTAGTATGTACTCAGTCAAAGACCTTATGTATCTACACGAGAGAATTGGTATTCCGATTACCTTTGACTATCACCACCATAAGTTCAATACTGGTGGACTGAGTGAACAAGAGGCACTTGAGTTGGCTATGTCAACTTGGGGTGACTACAAACCATTGGTACACTATTCTGAATCTCGTACCTTAGAAGAAGAGGGTGTAAAACCACAAGCTCACTCTGATTACATCTATTCTGAAATTAACACATATGGTCATTCTCTCGATATTGAGGTCGAGGCTAAGATGAAAGAACTGACTGTATTAGATTATCTTTCCAATTTTGGTAAACACCCAAAAGGGCATAGTATGGGGAAAGCTTGATTTTAATTATTTATTATTAAGTTTTTTGATATTTATGTGTATCAAAAAGTTATTAGCTTGAGCTGCTTAGCGAAACGTAGTTTGATAATAAGTACAGATTTAAAAGTTAATAAAACTATATTTTGGAAAGAAAATGAAAAAATTTTTTAACAAGAGGAATGGTTTTGTCTTCTTGATGATTATAAGTACATTCGCCTTGGCTGGTTCAGCGGCATACTACTCAGTCTTCGGATTGAGTTCTCTTTTTGCTGGAGCTAGATTCGAGGTGATTATTATGGCTGGGGCTTTAGAGTTATCTAAGTTGGTAGTAGCATCATACCTACATAACAATTGGAAAAAGGCTGGGTGGATGAAGTGGTATCTAACAATAGCGGTTGGTGTACTAATGGTAATCACATCCGCAGGTATATATGGATTCTTAACATCGGCATATCAAAAAACAGCCGACCAGTTAGGAATTATGGACAAACAAATAAACGTAATTGAGTTAAAGAAAGATAGGTTTTCGGAATCATTAGATGGTTATAAGATTGAAAGAGAACAACTAAACACATCTATATCAGAGTTAACGAAAGGGTTATCTAACAATACTATTCAATACAAAGATAAAGAAACGGGTGAGATTATCACCACAACATCTTCATCAACTCGTAGAGTATTGAATGCTCAGTTAGATGATATGAAAGAACAACGAAATTTAGTTTCTATAAAAATGGAAGCTGTAACTGATTCTATAACTAAGTTAGATTTACAAATTTTAGATTTAGAATCAAACAATGAAGTAGCGGGTGAAATTGGCCCATTGAGATATATGTCTCAAATAACAGGTAGACCAATGAATGTGATTGTAAATTGGTTTACATTACTAATCGTATTTGTGTTTGACCCATTAGCGATTGCTATGGTAATAGCACTAAACAAATTAACAAAAAAGGAAGAGGATGGAATTGAAGATAATATTCGGAGTACTGATATCAGCGATACTGATGAAGTGTTACCTACACCCAATGTTGATTCGAGCGGGGAGCAACTATCAATACTTAAAGATGAAGTGGGAGAAGAGGGAAGCAAAACTCCAAAAGAAAAAGTGGAAGAAGTATCAGAAATTTCTGAAAAAACAAAAACTGAAAAGTCAGATGTAGAGTTTATACCCACAACTGATGAAGCCAAAAAACTATATGGCGAGAAATCTCAAAAAAGAATAAAACATATATACCGAAGATAAGTTTGGATTATTCAAATAATTTTTGTATATTTAGTTAAATAAAATAAAAAAATATCGTTTATAATGGATGAATTATACGGAAGCACGACATCGGCTGGTAATATGGAAGTAAACTATGAGCCAGTAGATGGCAATGATACACAACGTAGATATTATAGAGAATTTGACTATGGTATTGATACAACTGATAATGTAATCTTGATTCAAGATGAGATTCAAGCTGGACTTACATTTGATATAGTATCTAAAGTTAGACTACTCAAAAAAATTAATGGTGAATTAGATACCATTAATGTTCTACTCAATTCACCAGGTGGTGATGTTATTGAGACCCTTGCGTTGATTGATTATATTAAATCACAAAAAGACCAAGGTATTAAGTTTAATATCATTGTAAGAGGAGCAGCTATGTCAGCCGCTGCACTTCTTCTAACGTGTGGTACTGGCATCCGTGCCGCATCTAAACACTCTAAGATTATGGTTCACCAATTGTCAACTGTTGTGGTTGGTAAGTTGAGTGATGTAAAATCAAACGCTAAGTTTAGTGAGGAGTTGGAGAACGATTGTAATCAACTTATGGCTGACAATACAAATAAAGACAAAGAGTATTGGGAAGGCATTTCATCTTCAGATTACTTTATGTCAGCCGAAAAGGCTTTAGATTTAGGTATCATTGATAAAATTATTTAAGTTATGTTAGATTTTTTCACCGCAGAGGAGCTCGTAGCAAATTACGAGAAGTTCCGCAAATTAATTAACCAAACTTTTTCTGGTGAAAGGTTGGAAGCTCTTAACAAGATGTACGACCATTTTGAAGAGAGAATGATTTACACACCAGCATCTTCAGTTGAACATTACCATAATGCTTTTCCTGGTGGATACGTTGACCACGTTCTTCGTGTAACTCGTAACGCTTTGAAAGTGTATGACCTATGGCAAGACCTTGGTATGATTATGGAAGAGTTTGACAAAGAGACTCTCATCTTTACAGCACTCCACCACGACTTAGGAAAGTTAGGAACGCCTGATGCTGATTATTACATCAAGAATGATTCTGAGTGGCACGTAAAAAATCAAGGTAAGATTTATAAAACAAATCCAAATATTCATTGGATGAATCTTAATGACCGAACAATGTACAATCTCCAACACTTTGGTGTGAAATATACTGAAGAAGAAATGATTGGTATGAGATTGACTGATGGTCTTTACGATGAGAATAATAAAGAGTACTACATCAAATACAATAATGATGATAGACTTGCTACTTCAATCCCATTTATAATGCATACAGCTGACCAAATGGCTGCTATCTATGAAAACAAAAGATGGGAGAATGAGATGAACCCTTTAAAATCCACTCGTACAAAAAAAAGTGGTAGACCAAAGAAGGGTAACCTAAGTGAAACTTTTGCTAATAGTACTACTGATACTAAAAGTGTATTTGACGCATTTAAAGATATTGTAGAATAATGGTTATAACAATTATATTATTGTCAGTAGCGACAATCACGTTTGCATTTACAACTTGGAATCTTCTTCGTAAGAACGAAGCTTCTGAAGATGTTATTTTAGAACAAGAAGAAATAATTTCAACTATGGCTTCTAAAATTGACAATGCTATGGCTAAAATGAAGGAGTTAGATTCCAAAGGTTCATTTGAGGCTGATGATGAAACAGGGTTTATATTTAAAAACCTATATGAAATTATTTCCGAATTAGAAAAATACTATGCCAAGGAAGAGAACTAAAAAAAGGTACTTCACAAAAATTACTGAGATTGCTATAAACGCATACAATAGTTGTGATGACCAAAAACTTAAAAATAAAATTTATAATAGATTCATTCACAAACCATTTGATAAACTTGCTGAGAATGTAATTCACACTTATAAAACATATTACTTTGATGTACCATATGATGATGTCAAAGCCAATGTTGTAGCTTTTCTAAATCAAAAGATTCATAAATTTAATGGAGCCAATGGTAGAGCGTTTTCGTATTTTACGGTAGTAGCAAGAAACTACTTATTCAACGAGAACAATCAGAACTATCAGAGAATGAAACAAAAAACCGATGTTAATTACATTGATACAACTCGTAACATAACAAATGAAGTTTACGATAAACAAGTAAGAGATGGTGTTTCAGATTTTTTTGATTATTATGTAAGATACATTGATGCCAATCTATATAAGTTGTTTGCAAAAGATAGAGACCAAAAAATTGCTGATGCTGTGAATGAGTTATTTAGAACTCGACAAGATTTGTATTCGTACAACAAAAAGGCTCTTTACATACTTATTAGAGAGAGAACTGGTGTACAAACTCAATACATAACAAAAGTTATTGGTAAGTTAAAAATATTGTACAGAGAACTATACACCGATTACTCAGTTGATGGATTTTTAAAACTGAATCATAGGATAGAGGAATTCGATGACTAAAGATGATGAAATTTTCAAAGGTAAATCTTTTTCAAGTTTGATGTCTGACATCTACTCGAATCAAAAAAAGAAAGACCGACAAATAAAACTACTGATAGCTCAACTTGAACCAATGGTTAAGAATCTAAATGATGCGTCAGTAGTTGTTCCATTAATAAAGGAATATCTTGAGATATCCGTAAAGAACGATGATGCCCTAATCAAACTGGCCGCTATTGTTCAAAGAATGATGAAAGATAACAACACCGCTGAAGGTGGTGGATTTATGTTATCTGAAGAAGAAAAGCGCCAATTGATGGATGCTATTGATGAAGTTGAAAAAGACTTACCAAATAAAGATGGAGATGAGGAATAATGGTTGGCCTCGTAAAAGAAGTAAAACTACAAGATAGTGATAGCGATAATCTACACGCTATAGTTGTTAGTGTAAATAACTTATCTAAGACATTCGTAGATATAACAGCGTACCCATTAGACACTAATATCAAACGGGTGCCAGTAATAGGTGAGTTAGTATACTTGGTCCAGAACCAATCACCAAACGCTTCTGGTAAACATAGAAGTCAAAACTACTACTACATATCTTCAGTATCGTTACAACGTAACGTAAACCACAATGCATTACCAAAATCAAATACACCATTTCAAGGTGCTGCTGGGGCATCTGACTATCAATCGGCTGGAGCTGGAAATCCAGAATCAAATACAGATACACCATTTAAGTTTGACTTTGGATTTGAAGAGGTAAAGGATGTATCTGCGTTACAACCATTTAGTGGTGATGTGTTGATAGAGGGTAGATTTGGACAATCAATCAGATTAGGATACACTCCATCAAATTCAAAAACCACACAATCACCTTCTTGGAAAGGAGACCCCACATCACCAATCACTATTATTAGAAATACACAAAACTCAAGCGGTTGGAACAAGTTTGTGATAGAAGATGTTAACGATGATGATTCATCAATATATCTTACATCTGGTCAAAAAGTAAATTTATCCACATCAAATCTTGGTAGCGGATTAACACCAGCATCAACATACCAAGGTTCTCAGATTATACTTAACTCTGAACAAGTTGCTATAAACTCCAAAACTGATTCGGTGATACTATCATCAAAAAGTGATATTGGGTTATCCACATCAGATTATAAGGTAGCATTAAATTCATACTTGGATGACCTATTGGATATTCTTGAAACAATCGCTAATGGTAAATACCCAACTCCAGTTGGCCCTACGGGCCCATTAGCGCCTGCTGTTACTAAAGTTAAAGCATTAAAACAAAAAATATCACAATAGGAGTCTGATGCCTTTAGTAAAATCTTTATTAAAAAGTGAAATACTAAGATACTTTAATCAAGTGGATGGTGGTAAAGTATATGACTCCGCAGCAGAAACTATTGGTGAGGCTATAATCACATATAGTAATCCAATCATATATGCTGTAAATGGTAAACCTCCGATGGATGAATCGTTTAGAGCCAATTTAAGACTGAGTAGAATACCTCCAGCGAGTAATGGTTATTTTATGATAAATTTCGCTAATTGGTTAGCAGCATATACGGCACAATTCCCAGCAGGTATGATAGCAGCAGGAGCAACAGCCGCAACTCCACCCGCCGGATTAGCGGCTTTAAAGGTATCATTAATATCGATATGGGGAACGCCACAACGACCCATACCAAACTCAAGAGAACAATTTGCTACTAAATTTTCAAATGCGGTGGACATTTATATGAGAACTGGTACTTACACAATAGGTACTACGTTATTACCTTGGAGTTAATTATTAATTAATTAGATAATTATAGATAAATAATATTTATAACTATGGATACAAAGAAACTAATAAAAGCAATTCAACTTATTATTAAGGAAGAAGTGAAGAAGGAAGTAGCTAAACGTGAGAAGGCTATTCGTGAATCTATCCTTAAAGAAGTTAAACAATCACAACCAAAAGTTGTTGAAAAAGACCCGCTTGATGTAGACCACATCTTTGAACAAAGAAAAGAACAAAAGTCGTTTACCAAAAACAGTATGTTAAATACTATGTTAAACGAAACTGCCCAAAGTGGTGAGTGGAGAAATCTGGATGGTGGGCCAAGAGTATTCAACTCATCACACGCTCAAGGATTTGGTAGTATGATGAACCCACAATCTTCAGTATTACAAACGCCTGAAGGTGGACAAGTATCTACACAAGAGTTACAAAAAACGGAAGCCGGTCAGGCAGTAGTTAGCGCATTAACAAGAGATTACTCTGGTTTAATGAAAGCTATAAATACTAAAAAAGGTAAATAATGGCTAGACAACGTGTAAGTAAGAGAATTAATCCGTTAGACCTACAAAAGAATACGGCAATTGGAATTCCGTTTCCTTTGGGGGGTGTTCCTATTTTCAGCAGTACTTACACAACTGAAGAACAAGCATTATCTAATTTAAAAAATTTATTATTAACACGAAAAGGTGAGCGACCATTCCAACCTTTGTTTGGAACAGACATCCCTTCAATGTTGTTTGAAAATATTGAGATTCCACTTTTAAGAAGATTGGAAGCTGGTTTGGAAGAAGACATAAAGTTTTGGTTACCATACATAAACATAAAAGATATTTCAGTTACGGAAGAGGCAGACCTAAACCGAATGAACGTATCAATAACCTTTTCAGTTGGTGAAAGTGGAACAAATCAGATAATTATATTAAATGTCGATGAACAAGCTGGTGTATCGATAGCATAGGGAAGCGTAAGATGGCTGACAAAATAAAAAAGAATGTAAACTTAATAGGTAGGGACTTTGGTGAAATCCGAGATAATCTTGTTGATTTCACAAAAACATATTTCCCACAAACCTATAATGATTTTAATGAATCATCGCCGGGTATGATGGTTCTTGAACTTGCCTCATATGTTGGTGATGTTCTTTCATACTATACTGATATTCAATTAAGAGAATCTATCTTAGAGCAAGCTCAAGAGAAAAAGAATATATTTGCAATCGCACAAGCATTTGGTTACAAACCCAAACTTAATGTACCAGCTACAACGACATTAAGTGTATACCAAATAGTCCCAGCGGTTGGTAGTGGTGATAATGTTAGGCCGGATTACTCATACGCTCTTACTTTAAAAGAAGGTATGAAGGTAACCGCTGAATCAGATGCTGAGATTGAATTCAGTACAACACAAAAAGTGAGATTTAGTTATTCATCATCATTCGACCCAACTGAGGTGTCAGTATATCAAATCGATGATAACACAAATGAACCAATTCAATATTTGTTAAAAAAATATGTTAAAGCCGTTAGTGGTAAAGAAAGAACAGCTGAATTTACATTTGAATCTCCAAAGATATACGACAAGATTAGAATCCAAGATGAAGATGGGTTAATTGATGTAATTAAGATTACAGACGATGATGGTGATGAATGGACAAAAGTTGATTACTTAGGTCAAGACACGGTATTTGAAGAAACACCAAATACTTCCGAGTATTCATTAGAACATTCAGCTTATAACAACGACACCCCAGCTCTTTTAAAACTTAAAAAAGTTCCAAAGAGATATATAACACGGATAACTGATGATGGTGAAATTGTAGTTCAATTCGGCGCTGGTGTATCAGCAAACTCTGATGAAGAGTTATTACCGAATCCCGACAACGTAGGTTCAGCGTTATACAATTCAACGGGTGATATCAATCAAGGTATAGACCCATCAAACTTTATGTATTCTAAAACATATGGAGTAGCGCCAGCTAACACAACACTAACTGTAACGTATAGAGTAAGTAATGGTGTAGTTGATAATGTGGTATCACAAGACTTAACACAAATTTCTGAGATGGTAGTAGAAACTCCAAACACGGGATTAGACAACGCACAATACGACTCTTCAGTATCTTCTATCGCTGTTACAAACGAAGCGCCTGCTAGAGGTGGTCGATTTGAAGAGGAGATGGAAGAGGTTAGAGAAAACGCTAAAGCATATTTTAGTGCACAAAATAGAAGTGTAACTCGTGAAGATTATCTTATAAGAGCATACGCTATGCCACCTCAGTTTGGGTCTGTTGCAAAAGCGTTTGTCGCTCCTGATTTTCAGATAAACACACTCTTAGATGATGGTAATGACCGAATAGCTAATCCATTAGCTGTAAATTTATATGTGTTGGGATATGACGCTGACAAAAAATTAGCATTACTAAACAACGCAACCAAACAAAACTTAGCAAACTATCTATCATATTATAGAGTTCTTACGGATGCTATCAATATCAAGAATGGTTATATTGTAAACATTGGTGTTGATTTTGAGATAATTGTAAAACCAAACTACAACTCAAATGAAGTATTACTCAAATGTATAGAAAAAGTAAAAAATTATTTTAGTATAGATAAAAGACAAATAAACCAACCAATATTATTATCAGACATATATGTTATGTTAGATGAAATTGATGGAGTTCAATCCGTGGTTAGACCTAATAGTGATGGTCTTGGTGGTTTACAAATTGTAAACAAATATGGTGGAACATATTCAAAACATAGATACGATATGAAAACGGCTACAAAGAACGGAGTAGTTTACCCACCAAAAGACCCATCTTTATTTGAAATCAAATATCCTGATACAGATATTAGAGGTAGAGTAGTTCCGTTATTTTAAAGGTAGATTATGATTTATAGAATATATCCAAGTAAAGACGCAACCTTATACGAAGACTCATCTCGTAAGTTACAAAACACGGGTAAAGATGAGATTCTCGAAATCGGTAAATTCTATGATACCGATAATACTACTCTATTGGGTAATAGTAGGGCTGTGGTTGAGTTTGATTTATCATCAATCTCACAATCTATTGTATCTGGCGATATTACATCACCACAATATAGATTACGATTAGAGAATATAGAAAGTAATCAAATCTCATCTAACTATGATTTATATGTATATCCATTATATCAAGGATTTACTGAGGGTCTTGGGTCTGAAGCAGACACGCCACATAATACCGAACACGTTAGTTGGGTAAGTAGAAGTTTATCAGATGCTTGGGATACAACAAACGCTACAGTTGATAGACCAACTGACCCATCACAAATTCCTGCCTTAGAAGCGTACTATAATTTTGCTGCTAATGTAGGTGGATTTGAAATGGTAGAACCTATAAACGGGACTCAAAATGAATCTCCTTCTTTAGCTGTAAGTGGTGGATTATTAATATTATCAGCATCCAACTATGGAGGTGCTACCGCCAATCTATCAGCATCTTTACAAGAGGATGTAGTGTATACTTTAGAATTTGAAGCAAATAAATTAACATTATCTGGTATAGACTTTAGAGTATATAAACCAGATGGTTCTTATTATGATGACTCCGAAGTAACAGGATACTTTGATACTCTTGAGGGTGATAGGTCATACAAAATGACATTCAGCGGTTCAGCTGCTGTTGGTGACAATGATGTACATAAAATTCAGTTCACATACTTTGACAACAATGGTGCGGATGGTTCGGTTGGGTCATTGGATAACTTCTTTATTTACTCAGTATTAGGTCCTGAAGTAATTGTATATGACCAATTTAATATTGATGGTGACATACCAAGTACATATGTTGTAAATAATAGAATTTTAAATCAAGGTAATTCACAAGAGAGTCAAGTAGTTAGAGACTTCAAACTAATAATGTCAGCTTCTAACTTTGGTGGGTCTACATTAAATCGTAAAGTAACATTACAAGAAGATGCTGTATACACGGCTAGCTTTGCAATCGACCCCGGTACAATTCACACACAATCGGCTGAGGGTGATGCTAAAGGTATTGTTTTTGATATTCAAGAGCCAGATGGTAGAATATTAGATTCATCTGAATATTTACAAAGCTCATATGTATCAGCATTAACATCATCACAAAACGTATCAGTATTCTTTACAGCACAACAAGATGGAATCCACAACTTTAGATTTACAATCTTTGGTAGTGGTAGTGGTGATTTTAGTGGTTCATTAGATAACTTTAAAGTATCTTCATTCGATGTTTCATCTGACGCAAGATATACTGATTTTGATTACGATGCTCATTGGGCTAAAACAACAGGTGGTGGTACTTGGTACACCGCTTCGTTTGCTAATGGTAGACACTACAAACAATCATTCACAAAATATACGGATGACCTTAATGTAGAAGTTACTGATTATGTTAGTGAGTGGATTGATGGTACAAGAACTAACAATGGATTTATTATTAAGAAATCTAAAACTGATGAACAATCAACAACTAAGTTTGGTTCAATCAAGTTTTTCTCTTCAGATACAAATACAATCTACCCACCAGTATTAGAAGTTCGTTGGGATGATTCATCATTCGTTACAGGTTCATTAGACGCATTAGATTCTGATGATATAATTCTATATGTTAAGAATCTTGGAACTGAGTACAAAGAATCATCTAAAGGTAAGATTAGAGTATTTGGTAGAGAAAGATTCCCAGCAAGAACATTCTCAACTACATCAAATTATACGTTGGTAAAATACTTACCAACTACCACATATTACTCGGTAGTTGATGCTGAAACGGAACAAGTAATTATTCCATTCGATACTAATTATACTAAATTAAGTTGTGATTCTGAAGGTAACTATTTTAAATTTTGGTTTAACGGATTACAACCTGAAAGATTTTACAAGTTTATATTTAGAGTTGACCAAAATGGAACAACTCGATACTTTGATGATAATTTCTTTTTTAAGGTAGTTAGATAATGGCTGTAGACACAAATACAAGTACGGGTACACCAATTCGTAGAGAAATAACACGAAACATTAGAGGGCAAATTGTATCATATACAATACCAGCGTCTACCGATTCTACGGTAGATACGCCTGAATATGGTAAGGTGTATATGGATACCGGTGAAAATGGCCCAACAGTTGTAGAACGATTTAGTAGAAACGATATTGTCAATAACTTTGAAACTAATTTTTCTGAATTGTCATTTCAGTTTCCAAACGTAGGGTCGAATGTAAATGTTATAAGTACATTCAATGTGGGAGTAGAAATTATTACAGCGCAAAGTTCGGGTGATGGTGCCGCAGGAAATCCAAGTGGTGGTAACAACACCGGCGGAGGTTCTACGGGTAGCCCATCTGGCGGTGGAGCTACTGGTGGTGGTTCTGGTGGTTGGTATAACGGAGATAGTTATGACAGCTTCTATGGTAATTTTTATTAAAAACGGATAAAAGATGTTTTACTTTAGAATCGGTGATATTGAAACAACTACTCCTTGGGAAGCCCCAAGGAAAGATAGATTTATAGGTTGGTGGAATAAGTTCAATTCATCGGTAGATTTATCGGACTATAAATGTTATTTAGTAGGGTCTTTCGCCGAAAATATGTATGGGGCTAATATTCAAACTATGGATGTTGATATTGTTTTAAGAAATGAAATCAAAGACCCATACAAGTTAAAAAACATTATGGATACCGCTATGGTACTTGGGTTTCAATCCAAAATGTTTGTAGATATAAAGTGGAGTTGTGAAACCTTGTGGGCTGAACACCTTGGACTTAGAAAAAAATGTGATAGACCATCAAAGTTGAACAAATTTAAAAGAGTCAAAAATCACAACTACAGTGTAAAGACTCGTAATGGAATTACATTAGAACGAAGGTTACTTCCTGAATCTTTAAATGTTACTAAAATAATTCCCGGTTTATTTGAAATAGAAGGGTATGATTATTATACGACATCAAAAGTCAGAAAAAGAATGAGAGAAAATATTTATAATGGTAACTATATGGATTTAAAGAATGCCCTTAGATAGATTTACAAATACAAGCGAGGTACTTTCAAAAGCTCCGACATTTGGTGATACATTTTCACCAAGCGACTTATCTATACTGGGTAATAACGTAAATTTACCACGAGTAAAACGACTCGACATAGAAGGGTTGCCAAATTTATCACAAGTTGCGGTTGAACGACATTACTATGCGGATGAAGCATTACTATCATCTACATATGACCTTCCAATAGAAACCGAAGGTAACTCTTCATTAGGATACACAATATGTGTTAGACCTGAAAAGGATATTAGAGACGCTGGGTATAACAGTGGTACATACAGCGTAGTCTATAACTTTTTACATAACATCGGTAATGTTAAGATAGCAGAAATATCGGGAGATAGAACTGAAGTTAAAATTCAATCAACTTATCCAAATGGATTAGGTGCATTTAGAGATTTGTTTTTAAAACAAACCGGCCTCGATGCTACAACAAATACATTTTCTGGTACCGATAGACATTTACCTGTAAATTTAAATCTTGGTGATAACAAGCTTGTACCAATTTTAAATGCGGATTTCTTTGGGCCAATTGGTGGTACTTTCCAAGCTAAACTTAGATATCCGAGTTCAACTAATGGGCAATTTTTATGGTTACCAATAAATCAAAACGCACTTGAAGGTAATCTTTTTGGTAACGATACTAATGAAACTCCTTATCAAACATTTGTTGAGGTAAATTTAGGAGAGGCTATATCTCAGGTTGGAGTAGTAGGAGGGCAAAATCCGATAACCTTATCTGATTATAATTTCACAACAGGCCCATCTACAGTTTATGTTAAAGCTACTGGTAATTTTGATAAATTTAAATTATTAAAAAATCCTGACAGCACTTTGTCTTGGATAAAAAAGGGAGACAACCGACCATTAAGTGAAAGTGAAGTACCATCGGATGTATCTGATAGTTTACGCGTTGCCGCTAATCCTGGTTCAAGTATTTATGTTCCAATTGGTGGTAAGAGTATGGAAATTTCATATCGAGCGTTAGACACCAATTTCACACGAATTGATGAGGCTATAATCAAGTTATACACACCACTACCAGATGAAGTAAATATAAATGATACTTCAAAGCTATCATTGGAGTTATTAAATTCTTATATAGAAAAAATAATTGTATATTCTGAATTAACAAACCAAATAGAACCAGACTTTTTCTCTGACCCAAATTTCCAAGTAGATATTGATTCGAATCGAGGAAGTAGTGGTGAATTTGAAAATTGGAATACATTATTAGATGGTGGATACCCTACGAGTCAAAAAATAGTAGATAAATTGTTTAGTGGCTCATTGGGTAATGTAAAGTTAAACATTGATTATTCATCATTTGATAACTTCGTAAACTTCTCATCAGCTAAAGAACGTGTTGAAAACTTTACATATAAAATAAAAGAAATTGAAAAGTATGATGCTAGAATCACCTTACTACAAGGGGTTAGTGGTTCTGAGGCATTAACAAACATATCATCTTCAATAAAAAGAAGAGATGCTTTGATTGGTACATTTGATGACTTTGAACATTGGATGTATTATAGTAATGACAATACATTCTATACCCATTACTCATCATCAGCATACTCAATTCAACCATATCCAAAAGTAAGTAGAGACCCACATACTCTTTACGACTTTACATCGGCTGACGCACAAACTTGGTATACTGGTACAATTGAAAGCGCTTCGGTATATGACGCTACAAACCAAAATAGATTATCAAGAATCATTCCTGTAAACATTCAAGAGGATGAAAAAAATATAGAGTATTCATTATTTGTTGATATGTTAGGTCAGCACTTCGATATATATTGGAACTACATAAAAGCAATAACAAGTATAAATGATAGAGAAGAACATCCATTAGATGGTATCTCAAATGATTTGTTAGAGTATGTAGCTAGCTCTATGGGCTGGAAATTGTACAACGGATATTCGGATAGGTCATTGTGGCAATATGAATTAGGGTTGGAATCAAATGGTAGTCCATTACAATCGGGCTCATTGTATTCTAAACCAACTAAACAAATTGTAGAGGAAACTTGGAGAAGGTTGGTAAACAACTTACCTGATATCTACAAATCAAAGGGTACTGCTCGTTCATTTAAAACATTAGTAGCATCTTATGGTGTACCACAAACATTCTTAAAAATTAGAGAATATGGTGGGCCAAGAATTCAAGATGATAAAAATGAATATGAACACGAGAGATTTGTATACAAGCTTCAAGCATCTCCATCAAAATATATTTCGAATCCGTGGGATGATATACAATCAGATAGACCAGATTCGATTGAAGTTATAGGTAAATTACCAAAACAAAATTATCACATCCTTAGATTAAATAGTACGGGTGGTAATATTGATTGTTATTGGGATTACAACTCAGGAGACCAAACTGCTAGAATTAGAGCTACTTGGCCTAATGGTGCTATAAGTTCAAGTTATGTACCATATGTAAATCGTAGAGAAGTTGTATTCACATTAAACTCATCATCTATTGATATTAGAGCCGCTTGGGTCGATGATTGGGGTAGGTTGTTAGGTAATCCAACTGCATCTAAGTCTGGTAACGATTCCGATTTCCAAAGTGTTTGGTCGGCTAATGGTACGGTACGAGTGCCTGGCCCAACTACTGATGGAAACGTAAATTCTTATGAAACGGCAAGTATTCAAGAGATTAGATATTATCGTGATGGTATTACAAATGAGATTATAGAAGCTCACGCTAAAAATAGAGAAGCATACTTTAGTGATGATAACACGACTGACTTAGATATTGATACATCGTATGATAAGTTAATGTATCGTATATTCCCTGATAGTAGTTTTACCACTAATACATCTTCTATAAGTTCAATTCATCCAAACCAAAAATTTACGGCAAGTGATAGCGGATTGGTATTATCAGCGTCTCTAATCAATATGAAACCATTGGATTTGGTTGGTGAAGTTGATACTCAGTTTGTAACTATTCCATCGGTAGGTGCTTTAAACTTATCAAATAAAAAAGTTAGAATTGAATCATCATCACTAAGAGGGTCGTTACAATTTGATAAATCAAACGAATTAAGTCAATACGATTTTGCAAGTACGGATTCAAATTTACTTGGAACATATTTCTCAACAACTGACACTATAAACTTTGACATATATGCTTCAGAGGGATATTTCGAAGCAGATGATTTAATTGGTGATACTGATGTAAGAAACATTGATGGGTATGATGATTTAGACTATCGTGCAAGAAATTATTTCCAAAAGTACACAAGTGGTACTGCTCTTGATTTGATTATGGATATTCTATCAAGATATGATATGTCTATATTTGATTCAATGAAACAATTGGTTCCTGCTAGAGCCGATTGGCATAAAGGTATCTTGATTGAACCACACGTTTTTGAAAGAAACAATTATAAAAGACCAGACACAATAACATATACTCAAAATCAATATGACAACGAACCCGCTCCGATAAGTGTATTAAATGTTATTACAGGTTCTTATTTAACATATACAAGTTCAATAGAAAAAGACGCATTTGCCGCATCTATTTACAAGTACACGGATATTCAAAGACTTAGTTCTTCAGGTGAATACTTTACGGATACAAATCCATATTGGGAATATTCTCCAACAGGTTCTCATATTTTAGATTCAAGATTGTCAAGATATTATTTAGAACCAAAATATTTTTGGAGTACCGAAGAGAGCGCTTCTATGGGAGTTGAGTTCGCTAATTCAGCATCATTCCATTTAGCACAAATACAAGATACACGTTTATCATTGGCTATGGAAAATCTGATATACAATGGATGTAAGGTCACAAGTGATTCTTTAACTACCGACTCATTAGATACGCCTGATGGTGAACCAGCTATCGTTGTTACAACGGTAGACCCAAATACATTGATATACAACACAACCACAACGGGTGTGGGTGTTGGTTCAGGTGGTGGTGCTGGCTCTGGTCGAGGTGGTGGTAAGAGACCTAAGACAGTAGAGCAGATTAGAAGTACCCCAGCTCAAGATTTAGTTGCGGTTCAACAATACATAAAACAAAACGAAGATAACGATACAATAAGTAAAGCTACTGATAGACAATCTGAAAGTAGTATCTTAAAATCAACGCCTGTATTTAGTAAAAGTCGTACTAATCCACCGGAAGTTAGACCAGTACCAAATCCAGATAATTTAAGACAAGTTATAAATCAACAACTTCGTAAAAGACAAAGAAGAAGAAGTAGATTTTAAAAAATCATTTAAAAATAAAAAAAACAATATTTATATATTGAAACAAAAGAGGAAACAATATGGGATTTTTAGATAATTCATCTGTAACAATAGACGCTATCCTTACCAAGAGAGGAAGAGAGTTACTCGCGGAAGGTAGAGACAAATTTCAAATTACCCAATTCGCACTTGCGGATGATGAGGTTGATTATGACCTTTGGAATCCTGCGCATTCATTAGGTAGTGACTATTACGGAATCATCATCGAGAATATGCCAATCTTGGAGGCTATTACTGATGAAAACTATTTAATGAAGTATAAATTGTTATCTTTACCTAAATCTACGGTAAAGCTACCATTTATCGAACTTTCAACAACTACAATTTCTGCAACGGAAGAAGGAACACCTGTAACTATTAACGTAACTACTAAAAATGGTGGTAATTCACAATTAGGATATACCGCTATATTACTTAATAGTGATGTTGGCGCAATTCAAGGGAACGCCGGTGTACCTGGTACAGTAACTCCTATTATAAATGTAAATTCTTACGCAACCAATAAGGCAATCGCTGTAAATGGTTTAAATCAATTTACATTTACACCAACAAATAATCTTCCTGTCAATACAACTACTACTACGAGAGTTATCATAGTAGGTAATGAGACTGGTGGTAGAGCTGAGGTTGATATAACATTAACACCCAAGGTAACTGAGAGATAAGGAGATAGACTATGGCATTTTTCAGTAATAATAATTATTTTGGTGGAGCAGCTGCTGGTAACGGATTTTATAACAATGGTGCTGAGTTTATAGGCGGCTTTGGTGGCGGCGGTGGTGGAAATGTAATATCACAAAACCTTAATGCTGGTGGTGGAAGAACCACACCTGTATTATCATCGGGTCCTCGTAGTTCTGGTGGAGTAACTCCAATTGATGTACTAACAAGCGATGACATCGCAACTAATGATACTCCTGTAATTCCAGCAGGCGCATACGATTATGGTAGTGGTAAAGTTTTTACTGCTTTTACAATTGAAGATATCGTAGAGGGTGGTACTAAAAGAGTAACAAGAGGACTATGGTCAGGTGGAAGTGGTGAATTAGATGTATTCCACACCTCATCTTACCAATCAAGTACTCAAAAATCATACTACTACGAAATCTATAACGGATTACCAACGGTATCAACAAATGAACCTCAGTTCTCAGTAGCATATGGTCACTACGCTGGTAGTGGTTCTGCCGGTACTAATGAAGATTCACCTTCATCGGCAATATATTCACAAATGCAACAAGTGTTGTTACCATCTAACCAAAAATTCTTTAGATGGGAAGATACTAATCAAGATGATGTTTATGTAATCGCTATCAATAGAGCAAGATTAAAAGATAGATTAGACCCAGGAAATTGGGAATTAGTTCTTTCAGGTTCAGGTGGTGAAACACTTAGATTAATCGATGATAGTGGTGACACTAACCAATCAGGTAACGCAAGACAAACTAAATACAATGTTGTATCTGGTTCTCTTGTAGGTGGTGTTGTAAATTCAACTTCTATATTTGGTGAAGTATACCCACAACAAGGTATCATTGTATTAGGGGCTGCCGCTCTTGATTCATCTGCCTCACTTGGAACAGTACGAAGTCAAACTGACCAACAAAACCACAATAGATTATTTACTGCTATTAGTGGTGCGGCTGTAGAAGATTCTGATGATGGTTTCCAAGCTAGAAATGAAGAAGAGGTTAAATCTACATTCTACTTTGTAAGAGCTAAAAATGCTGAGTATAATTTTAGTAATAACCCAACATATGTATCTGGCTCTGAAGGAAGATTGGCGCAAAATACATTTATTGGTGACCCTAAAACATATATCACATCAGTTGGTCTCTATAACAACGATAACGAATTATTAGCTATTGCTAAGTTATCTCAACCAATATTAAAATCTTTCTCTAACGAAATTTTAATAAAGGTTAAATTAGACTTTTAAATGATGAAATATGGCAAATGTGTTCAAACGGATATTCACTCAAGGGGTAACTGCATATCCCTATAAGGCTCATAAAAATTATGAAGTCACGGATGTTAATTACTCATCATCCTTTGAAATATCTATTTTAAGAGGTGTATCTAATAATGGTGTATTAACTGAAGTTTCTACATCTAAACATCAAGGTGTTACATATGATACATCATTGATTACTGGCTCTGGCGCAATTAGTAGGGAACTAAATAAGATTCCTCAAGAAATTGTTTGGAGTGGAGTAAACTCAACACATTTCAAAAACTCAGATAGATTATTACACCCAACCGCATCGATTGTATCTATACCATATTACAAGATGGGTGCCGGAATCAAACCAAATTCAGTAACTATTACGGATAACTCACACGATGCTACAACATTAACATTAAGTGAATCTAAACATACTGATGAGTTTGGGTATTTGTATGATGATGATATTGACCACACATCTTTTGTATCCGATAAGTATTCTAAATTGTACTTGGGATTCCAAAATGGTACAAAAAATAAAAAGTGGAATTATACAAATGATGATTCACCATATGACAATCGTGTATTTGCTACTAATTTAACGGTAGTAGATGGAATTGACACTACTGGTGAAATTACCGCCAGTGGATACGCTGTAACCTCTGATATATCTTCATCGTTATATGTTGAGTATAATGAGAGTAGATTAGGATTCTTAAATCAATCTCAAGACTTTGGTGTATCGTTTTGGGTAAAGTTACCAACAAGTCAATCTTACACGGATTCTACAACAAACCCATTGATACAACAAAGGTATCAGAAGAGAAATCCATATTTGTATTCTCGTGACAAACACGCAATTGATACAGGTAAAAATGACGCTACTTACCCATTCTCAATCAGAACATATAATCAAACTGCTGGTGCTGACGCCGGTAAAATTATTTTTGATTTTGATGATGGCCCTTCAGATAAAACTGTAAGTATACAAAGTACTACTTCTATAAACGACAACAATTGGCATAATATTATTCTAAAACATACAAGTGGTAAAGACACTGGTAGTTTTGAATTATTTTTAGATGGTAATTCTCTTGGTACTGCTAAAACAAGAAGAGGATTCTCGAATAATTCCGATGTTACAATTATGTGTAACAATATAAATGCTACAGGTACAAGTGGTTCTATTGATGAGGTAAGAATGTATCATACTACATTTAGTTCTGATAATGTAACTTCATTGAGTAACAACCACATCATAAGTGGGTCGGCATATCAAACAAGGAATGTTGGGTATGTTTTTTATAGAACTGGATTAATCGTAGTCTCTGACCCAAGACCTAAGTATCAAAATTGTTTTTTAGGTAATGGTGACTTTGATTACACGGGTAGAGGTTTTGAATTTAAATACAAATCTACAAAAGAAATTGAACAACTATCTTACTTATGTGAGATTGGTAGAAACGAATTTAATGTATCATCCAATAATACACTTAGACAAAGTGGTGATGACACTAACAATACACTAAAAGGTTTTGTAACAGGTTCTAATTTTAGACCATACATTACACAAGTTGGATTATACAACGACACTGGTGACTTACTTGCAGTCGGTAAGTTAGGGTCACCTCTAAAGAAAAGACAAGATGTTGATGTAACACTCGACATTAGATTAGATTTAGAATAATATGGCAAAAGGAAATTGGAGTCACATCCAAAAGATGAAAGGTCACAAATCTGGCCTTGAGACTAAAATCAACGAGCAGTTAAATATTCTCGGTATCGATGGTGAGTATGAAAAACACGAAGTTTCATATACTGTACCAGCGACTCACCACACTTATAAACCTGATTTTAGATTACCAAATGGAATCTTTATTGAGTCAAAAGGGTGGTTTTTACCTGAGGATAGAAAGAAGCATTTACTAATCAAGGAACAAAATCCAGAGATGGATTTACGATTTGTTCTACAATCCCCAAACGGAAAAATATACAAAGGTTCTAAGACCACTTACGCTATGTGGTGTGAGAAGAATGGATTCAAATGGGCTAAAAAAGAAATACCCCAAGAATGGATAGATGAAAAACCTAAAGAAAATTTCTTTGATTTTTCAAAATAATTTTGTATATTAGGTACGATGGAAGATAGACTACTCGAATTATTGGAGTCCGTTCTCGGAAAATCTAAGAAAACAAGTGGGGATAATTATGCCTTTTACTCACCATTTGTTGACCACTATAAACCAAAGTTAGAGATTAACATACGAATAAACTCTAAGGGTCAGAATCCGTGGCATTGTTGGATATCGGATGAAAAAGGTAGAACAATCAAAACTCTTTTCAAAAAACTTCGTGTATCTAAATCAACTTGGGATGAGTATAACTCAATTTTCAGTAGAATAAATCGTTACAATTACGACCAAGTTAACGACCAAGTTAACGACCAAGTTGAACTTCCAAAAGAATTCATTCCATTATATAAGCCATCCAACTCTTACAAGAGAAAACACGCACTAAACTATTTGTTAGGTAGGGGACTGAGGCCATCGGATATCGTAAAATATAATATAGGATATTGTGAAGAGGGCGAGTATGAAGATAAAATCATCATACCATCGTATGATGAAAGAGGTAAATTAAATTTCTTTGTTGGTAGGTCATTCTATCAGACAAAGTATAAACATAAAAATCCAAAGGTATCCAAGGACATTGTAGGATTCGACCTACTGATAAATTGGGACACCCCTTTGGTTCTTTGCGAAGGTGCATTTGATGCAATCGCAGTTCGTAGGAACGCCATTCCTTTATTTGGAAAAAGTATACAATCTGAATTAGAGAAGAAAATTCTTGGAAATAATGTAAAAAAATTGTATATTTGTTTAGATTCGGATGCCCTAAAGAATGCTTTGGGGTTGGCGAAGAAGTTTATGTCGTATGGAATTCAGACCCATTTAGTAGATTTGGGTGATGAAGACCCATCCGATATGGGCTATGAACGGATTAATGAAATGATATATAACACTCCACCATTAGACCTACGAAAGTTGGTAGAGTATGAACTATTTAGAGTATGAAAAGACTCAAGAAAATTAATGTCGGTATTGATAAGGTAAATAAAATTTATCATATCGCCGATGTACACATTAGAAACTTAAAAAGACACAAAGAGTATCGTGATGTCTTTTCCCACCTTTATGGTCATATATTGACTACAATGGAGGAAAATGACATCATCGTAATTGCTGGTGACATTGTACACGCAAAAACCGATATGACACCTGAGGTAATTGATTTGACGCAAGAGTTCTTCACTCGATTGTCAGATTTACTACCAACGATTGTTATACCGGGTAATCACGATGCTAATCTTAACAACCCTTCAAGACTTGATGCGTTATCACCAATCATCAAAGCACTTAACCTACCTAAATTAATTTATCTAAAAGATACGGGTGGTTGGTCTTTAGGTGATGTTACATTTGTTCACCAATCGGTATGGGATAAGTCACCCGGCTTTCCAATATCGGGTAATTACAAAGGTGATACTAAAATCGCTGTATTCCACGGGCCTGTTGACAAAATTGAAACTGAACACGGGTTTGCTATTGAGAACAAAAATATCAATGTAGCAAACTTTGATGGATATGATATGGTTCTTCTTGGTGATATTCACAAGCCAAATAATACAGTTCAAGGTGTAGAGACTATCAAATATCCTGGCTCACTAATTGTTCAGAATCACGGAGAAGCTAAATATCCAAATCACGGTATTTTGGTATGGGATGTAAAAACTCGTACAAATAAATTTGTGAATATTCCAAATGATTATGGATATGTAACGATAGATATAGAAGAGGGTAAGATTGTATCAAGTATGCCAATCCCTCAAAAGCCACGAATGAGAGTTCGTGTAAAAGACACAAAAGCTTCTGATTTAAATAAAATCATAGCTGAACTAAAGAAGGGTAGGTCAATACAAGAACTTACTATTCAAAAGGTTATTACACGAAAAGAAAACGGAGAACACGAAAAGATTATTCTTCAGAATGTTAGAGACTCCGCTTTCCAAAACAAACTTATTGAGGACTTCTTGAATGAAACAGAACATCTCACCGAAGAACAACTTGAAGTTGTTAAAGGTATTAACAATGATATCAATACAAAACTCGGAAGTCAGAGAGCGATTATCAACTCGACTTGGATACCAAAGGTGTTTGAATTCTCAAATATGTTCTCGTATGGTACTAACAATGTCGTAGACTTTAGTCAAATGAAAGGGGCATATGGAATCTTTGCTCCAAACGCAAGTGGTAAATCTACCTTATGGGATGCTCTATCATTTTGTATCTTTGATAAATGTTCTCGTACCAACAAAGCTGAAGATGTAATGAATTACTCAAAGATGAACTTTGATTGTAAGTTTACATTTGAATTGAATGGTACTGATTATACGATAGAGAGAAAAGCAAAAAAATCACCAAAGAGAGGAACTGTAAAAGTTGATGTTGATTTTTATCGTATGGTAGATGGTCAAAAGCAATCTCTGAATGGTGAACAACGAAGAGAAACAAACTCAATAATTAGGGAATATGTTGGAACATACGATGACTTCATCCTCACAGCGATGTCAACCCAATCAAACAACAGTGGGTTCATCGAAAAGTCGCAAAAGGAACGAAAGGAACTCCTCGCACAATTCTTGGATATGGATGTCTTTGAAGGATTATACCAAATCGCAAGTGAGGAGATTAAGGAATTATCAGCTCTTCTGAAGGACTATAAAAATCAAGACCTTCCAAGTCAACTTGCTGATGCTGAGGATACTTTATCATCTATCACAGGTTCGTTAACCACCTTACAAGATAGAAAGGCTGATTTAGAAACCAAGCGTGATAATGTAAATACAAAGATTGAATTTGAGATGGGTAGATTAAAACCCGTTGAAGATTTAGGAGATGTATCTGAATTACAAAATGATGTAAACACAGCCAAAGAAACAATCAAGAAACAAAAGATTTCGTGTGATTCTAACTTAACTCAAATCAAAAAAGTTAAAACCGATATCAAAGACATTGAATCCAAACTTAAAAAAATGGATAAAGATGATTTGTATGCTAAACAAAAGGAATACAATTCTTTAGATAAAAGGTTTAACGAGTTGGGCATCGAAATGGATAAGGTAGAATCAGAGATTGTCCACGCAACTAAACATTTAGAAGGAATTGGTTCTTTAACATTTGATGATAATTGTGAACATTGTGTAAAGAATAAAAACACACCATTTGCTAAACAATCAGAAAGTTTAGAAAAAGAAATACAATTATTAGGTGAACAATATTCTAAGTTGGTAACCGAACGAGTAGAGGTTATTGACCAAAGAACTAAATTGGATGTAAGCTCTCAGATTGATGAGTACGAAGATTTAGTATTAGAATCTCAAGAATCTTATCAAGAACTAAGAGAGTACGAATCCAATTATGAAGGATGTGTACTTCTTGTAGAAAAGATGACCCTTGAGTTAAAAGCATTAATGGAAAAGGTAAAACGAGCAAAAGACCAAGAGCAAGCCGTAAGCCATAATGCTAAAGTTCAAGAAAAGATAAAATCTTTTAAAGTCACACGAGACAAATTGAAAGAAGATATAGAATCCGTTACCACAAAAATTATGAATGTAAACTCGGATATAAAATTAGCTGAGAAAACAATTGAAATGGTAAATGATTCAATCGACAAATTAAAAGATATGGAAATCAGATTTGATGGTTACGAGTATTATCTTAAATGTGTAAAACGAGATGGTATTCCATATAACTTAATTTCTGAAGTTCTACCAAAATTAGAAGTTGAGATAAACAACATCTTAGCTCCAATCGTAGATTTCCAAATCTTGTTAAATACCGATGGTAAAAACATCAACTCATATATAGCATATGGTGATGATGAATATTGGCCGTTAGAACTGACAAGTGGTATGGAAAAGTTTATTTCATCCATAGCGATTAGAACAGCCCTTATCAACGTATCTAATTTACCAAGACCTAATTTCATAGCCATTGATGAGGGATTTGGTTCACTTGACACGGATAACTTTAATTCTTTATATTTATTATTTGATTACTTGAAGACACAATTTGACTTTATCATTACGATATCACATATTGACAAAACACGAGATATGGTAGACCAAATCATTGATATCAATAAAGTTAGAGGGTTCTCAAAAGTTTCATATTTATAGTATATGATGGAGTCTATGAATGGCATTAGAGTACAAGAAGCGTAGTAAACAAAACTTACTAAGATACGAAGCAGGTGTAATTGACACATCTGCTAATTCCCCTGATTACTTTAGGGTATCTTCTATTCCAGAATATTTTGGGAATGGTAAGAACGCATTTAGAATTTTAGGTTCTGATTCAGACCTACTTGCACCTAATTCTGAAATTAAAATAGAAGTACTCGATTCTAAGGGTAACGCGATATATCACGAAATACCAAACTATCAAGCTACTGATGGGTCACGATTAGTTACAGTATGGATTTATTCAGGTAGAGATGTTTCGAGAGAAAACACTCCACAAGGAGTTGGTACTATTGTTATTGTCGGTATAACAAGAGACAACCAATTAGTTAGATGGACACGAAGTATACCAATTAGACCTACTGAGCCATCAATCGCTCCAATCATCTTTCAATCGCCAAATCTACCAACGGCAACGTGTTCTGCTAGTTTAGATTCGTATAGCAGTATACCACAAACCGCTGATGGTATATCATTGACAACACAATCTACAAAAGTAAAATATATAAAATCAAATTATGGTGAAGACATTTCATTACAACGAAGTGGGTCTTTCGGCTCAAACTTTACAGGTGAAATGGTTGATGGTGAAATTAGATTAGATTTATCAGACATAACATTATACCCACAATCGAAAGGTACAAGTCAACCAACCGATTATACGGGTAGTATAAAAGCTATTAGTGGTAGTGATATTATTAGATTAGTCGCACCAATTACAGCAAGTGACCCACGAGGTGATGGGTCTACACACACATATATTTACTCAGATACCGCTGATATTAGTGGTAGTATTATATTCTTCTCATCGGCTTCAAACGCATCAACTGAAAACTTTGAAGCGGTTGCTAATATCACAATTCCAAACTTATCACCAATTCTTGGTAATGTTTATAGTCTAAACACTTCAATCAAATCAAAAGGATTTGGTGGTGATTTTGAAATATTAGCCAACACGAGAATTACAACTGATACAAATATAACGTATAAGGTAAAGATTCCATCAAAACATATTGGTGACCCAAAAACACTTAGGATTCAATTCTTAAATAAGAATGGTGAAATATCCGATAGTGTTATCTTAATTGAAGATGTAATCTTTGAAGGGGCTAATTCATATATTGGTGGACAAAACTCTCTCATAACGGGTTCTATCTTTATATCAAACGCATTAGGTAGTGGTATTGAAATCGGTGGTGCAAGTAGTGGATTCATTAGGTCGGTTGGATTTGATGGACAAACATCAGCTTCGTTAGGTCTTGGGCCAGGTGGATTCATATTCTACTCTGGTAGTGGTAATCTACAAGTTGGTGCTGATACCTTAAATGGTGTTGGTATGCAGATGATTGGTGACAATGATGATAGACACTTTATCTTTACAACTGAAAATGGTGGATTGCTAGATGTTAAAACAGACAAGTTTTTTGTAGGAACTTTAAATACACAATTCATTAGTGGTTCGGATGGTAATATTGAAATTAGTTCATCCATTTTCCACTTAGACCCTGCGGCAAATGGTGGTGATGGTAGTTTGATTATTGGGGCTAACGCTACAATCTTATCAGATTTAAGTGTTGATAATTTAAGAACTCCGGCGGTTGTAAATGGAGCACCATCTACTGAAGCAAATGCATCATCATCTATTAAGTCGGATGGTTTCGCAAGATTTGTATCAGCCTCAATTGGTGGTTGGGATATTACAACAGGTTCAATTGAAGGTGGTAATCTTATAATGAGACCCGAGGGTATTCTACAAACACGAAATTTTGCTAGTGGATTAAAGGGTTGGAAAATATCTTCTGAGGGTAATGGTACTGCAGAATTTGAAAACGTAAGAATTAGAGGTACGTTAAGAACAACTACATTTGAAAAAGAATCAGTAAACGCTGTAGGTGGTCAGCTATGGATAGCAAACGCTACTACAATCACAGGTTCAGTACTTTCTACCGAAACCACTATGTCAGTAAAAAATGCTAGTGGATTTTCTCAAGGTGAAATTCTTTTAATTAAACGTGTTGATGGTACTGGATTCCAAACTGAATACGTTTTATTAGATTCAGCCTCTATCGATGGTGACAATAGTGGTGAAGATGAAACCCACGGTCGAATAATGGTTACTCGTGCATATGGTAGTGGGGAATCTGCAATAGGAAATTTTGTTGGAGACCTTGCATCTGCCGCTCAAGCATATGAAGATGGTCAAGTAATCGTATCAACTGGTAAGTTGAATACTGGTTACATAAAAATGAACGCTAATCCAAATGATACTTCAACTCCGTTTATTGATATTGTTGAAAGAACTGGTAGTGGGTTATACGATGTTGCTCTGAAAGCCAGAATTGGTGATTTAGGTGGTATTGCTGGTAATGACTTAGTATATGGTAATTCTAATCCAGGATTTGGTATAGCTACTGATAACGTGTTCCTTCAAGGTGGTATCATCGCTAGAACGGGTTCTATTGGTGGTATTAATATGGAGGCTGGTAAACTCTTCATAGGAACGGGAACTCACGGAAATAGTAATACTGGATTTTATGTTGATTCATCTTCAAACTTTTCATTAGGTGATAGATTAGTTTGGGATAATGATACACTTACGATTACAGGTTCATTAGTTGACATTAGAGTATCTAAATTTATATTGGGTCAAATCGGAGGTTCGGACGCTTCTTATATTAGTGGTTCGGATGGTAATATTGAAATTAGTGCTTCTAACTTCCATTTATCATCTTCTGGTGATGTTACTGTAAAAGGTGATATTACTGCTGAAACGGGTACGTTTAAAGATGTTAATGTATTAGGGGGTAATGTTCAACTTGGAGCAAGTGGGTCACATAATGTAACTGAGAAATATAGAAGCTCTACTGGTACTCTTTTAGATTATCCAATATATCCAGGTCAAGAACCAATAACAGTTTCAGATGCGCCACTTTGGGTAGAAACTTGGGTAACACAATCAAACCCCGCCGTAACAGTGGCTGATAACTGGCAATTGAAGGATGTTATTGGTTCAGGCGTTGGTACTGGTGCGGTAGCAAAACATACAATTGGTAGTGATGGTAAATTATTTGGTGGTCAAAATGTTTGGAATAGATTTAGAACTGCTGAAGTTGGCGCCATATCCGGAAATTACCAAATAGGACATTATTCAGCATCTTTAACTCTTGAAGCAATTCGAGGTTATGGGATTGGCCCCAATGCAGCAAGGGGTGCTAATGATTATGGCTCAATTGAAAGTACAAAGCAATTTAGAACCATCCTTTCTATGGGTGGTGATATAGAAGATTATGAACAACCAATATATGTGAGCTCTGGTTCTTGGAGTGGGTCTGAAAAATTATTCAACGACGCTGTTTCGTTTTTAAAACCTATACTTAGAAACTTACCAAGAAATGGTAAAATACAAGGTATATTCCCACGGTATATGGATACTTCGAACATAGGTGAGAATTATAGAATTGGTATTACTTCTGACCCAATTGTTATAGGTCAAGAGATAACATTATCAGATGTGTTAACACTACAATTTGACGCATCTTTTAGTGGAAACTGGGATGGATTTGGATTTATTGTTAGAGCTGAAATTTTAACTGAAGGTGGTACTGTATTAGGTACTTTTGAACAAATATCAAATAATCCAAAACACGTTTTACAATTCGATATACCATTATCACAAACTCTTAGAACTGTTACAAGTTATGCGCCATCAATTGTTGATGTATTTAGAATACGAGTATCTTGGTATCAAAAAACTATTCTTGGTGGTGGTTCGCCGGGTGTTGCAACACAAATCAAACTCTCAGAAATGAGAATAGTAAAAGGTGTACGTTCTACATCTTTAAATGTTGGTATGTTGTCTGTAAACAATAAGGTAGCAATAACTGGTCGTGAAATAACTACATCGAATAGCGTTCAACCTGTAATGGTAATAAATGGTAATATAACTCCAGAGGAAAGTGGTATATATAGTTTAGGTGAAAATTCATTGTATCAAGGATTCCAACGATATTGGAAAGATTTCTATATGAATGGAAAGATGCAATTATTTGATGGAAGTACCACTAAGTTTTTTGTAGACAAAAACGCAGTATCATCAAGTAACATTTATCCGTTAACCACAGACATATATTCAGTTGGTAAATCTTCATCTCAATACAAATCATTTTGGGGTGGGTCTTCACAATATTTACAATATGGATATAACCCAACTTTTAATAATGCATCTTCGTTCACAGAAGTTACAACAGTAAACGGAGTAACAAATGGTCAAGGTTATAGAATGCCAATTGGTGGAAAAATTACACATTTAAGTGGGCAATGTGATGTTGTGAGTGGTGGGTTATCTGGTAGATATCTTAGAGTTGGAATTTGGAAAAATAATGTCCAACAATTTATCTTAGGCCAAGGGTATCAGAATCTTATACCCTGTTGGTATAATGGTGACCGCGGCGGTAATCTTGTATTATCATCATATGTAAGTTACCAAGCGGGTGATACGCTTATGTTGAAAATACAAGTCAGTAACGTGAATTTATCGGTTGATGACATAGCTCTAATAATGAGAGTCCAAGAAGAATTGTAATGTGTTTAATAGTTAAAACAAATACTTATTAATATGGGAAAACTGATTAAAGATTGGGTATTGGAATCAATACTTACTGAAGACATAAAGAAAACAGTCGTAACCTATGTAGGAAGATTCCACCCTTTCCACTCAGGCCATAACGCAGTATATCAACATTTAGTAAAAAAGTTTGGTAAAGACAATGTGTATATTGGTACATCCGATAAAGTACAATTACCAAAGTCACCATTCCGTTTCAAGGAAAAGGTTCAGATAATGACTACTATGTTTGGTATCCCAAAAAATAAAATATACCAAGTAAAGAATCCATACGCTCCAAAAGAAATCTTACAATCATTTGATGAAAAGACCACAGCCTTCATAACAGTTGTAGGTCAAAAAGACGCAGGTAGATTGGGTATGGGTAAAGGTAGATACTTTGACCCATATAAAAAAGACAATGTAACACAAGGGTTTGCTGATAAAGGATATGTTTATATCGTACCACCACAAGGTAAAGGTATATCAGGAACTGAAGTAAGAGCTGGGATGTCTGACCCCGATGAGAAGAAACGAATGAAGTTCTTCAAGTCGGTATATCCAAAATTCAACCAAAAGATTTTTGATTTAGTATCCAATCGTATTGCTAAAGTAGAATCGGTAATGGAATCATTTCTTCAAACATTTGATATGAATGAATTAATCAACGAAGCATCTCAGATTCCAGTAAGTGGTAAAGGTATTGTAGATGATGGGCCGGGTGCTTTCTATGGTAATATGAATACATTCAGAAAAGAAGCTGAAGAAGTAACTGAAAAATTGGGTTGGGAAATTATATCATATCTAATGGATGATGATTCTATGGAATCCTTCAGAGATACTCAGTATCCTAAAGGGCCAGGTCGTTTAGGTGTATCATTCTTCCCAACGGGTGATACGATGGATGGTCAGTCTAAAAGATATGGTAAAGACATTACAGGTCGTCCTGGTTATAGAAAATGGGCAAAACACATTAAAAGAGTTGCTCTTCGTTTAGGTATGCAATTTGTTAAGTTTGCTGAACCAAAAGAACTTGACAACCTTACTCCAAAAATTGATACTGAAAAACAAAAGGCAAAAGAGTTAAAGAAAAAAGAACTTCATATGGAAGGACTTTTAAAAGAAGGTGTTCTAAACGAAGGTGGTGCATATGGTCATATGAATCACCCATTTGATACTGAGTTGGGATTAACATTTGGTGATTTAAAATTAATCATCGATGGGGCACTCAATGGTAAGTTAGAGTTTACACGAGAAAAAACCGATGGACAAGCACTCGCTATCTCATATAGAAAAGATAGGGGTATCATCGCTGCAAGAAATAAATCACACCTCAAGGATAGAGGACTTAACGCATTAGACATTAAAGGTGTCTCAGATAAGTTTGCTAATAGAGGAGGGTTGACCGATGCGTATAATTTCGCTATGAGAGATTTGGAATCAGCGATTTCAAAACTTTCAGATGCACAAAGAAAAAAGGTCTTCAAAGATGGTTCAAAATTTATGAACATCGAAGTCATCTGGCCGGAGTCAGTAAACGTAATACCTTATGGTCAACCGCTATTAGTTTTCCACGGAACAATGGAATATGATGAGAGCGGAAAAGCTATCGGAGCTGATACTTCTGATGCGAGAATCTTGGCTGGTATGATTAAACAAGTGAACGCGGATGTACAAGACAAATATACAATCCAAGGGCCACCTGTTGTAAAGTTACCACAAAATCAAGAATTATCCAAATTAAAATCAAAGTTTTTTGGACAACTATCTAAAGTTCAAAAAGAATTCAAGTTGAAAGATTCAGATGGTGTTGCTGAGTATCACCAAAGATGGTGGGAATCTTATGTAGATAAAAATTCACCATCAACTTTAGATAATAAAACAAAAATGGGATTGGTTCGTAGATGGGCATTTTACGATAAGTCATTCCGTTTAGATAAGAAAAACATTTCTGATACTAAAACATTAGATTGGGCGAAGAAGACTGATAAACAAGACCACGCTAGAATTGCTAAAGAGAATATGAGAAAGTTCGAAGATATTTTCTTAGGAGTTGGCGCAGAGGTATTATCATTTATGTCTTCAGCATTAACTGTAAATCCTGAGAAAGCACTTAGAGATATTCAGAAAAGATTAGACCAAACAATTAAGGATGTTAAGAAATCAGGTGATGCTAAAAAGATAGCAAAATTAAAAATGGAATTGGAAAGATTGGCCGCTGTTGGTGGTAGAGATAAGATTGTACCAAACGAAGGTATTGTGTTTACTTACAAGGGATACACAATGAAGTTAACAGGTACGTTTGCATCTCTTAATCAAATCCTTGGACTTTTCTATTAATTTTTGTATATTTATATATTGAACTAAATTAGAGTTATGTCTAAAAAATTAAAAAACATCAAAGCAGTCAAAGAAATGATTGCTGGAACACATAAAAGTCAAACTAAAACCACAATCGGATTTGGTGAGACTAAAAACTTTGTTAAGAGGGAAATCGGTGAACGATGGACTGATGATGAAGGGAACACTTGGGAACAAAAGAAAGGATACAAAGTAAAACTTGGTAAACTTTCAGAGTTAAGAAAAGAACTTAACACTTTCTCAAAGTGTCCAAAAGAAGTTTGTACTTGTACGAACCCAAAACGTAATGACCACAAAATGAAGGCCATTCACGGAATGTGTTTCGATTGTGTGATTGATATGGAACATCAACTCAAAATCGAAGGTAAGTTCAAAGAGTACGAACGAAAGAAAATATTAGACAATGCGACTGCTTGGTTAAAACAAGCTGAGCTTGAAAAAGAAGCTTTGAAAGCAGCATTAAATGCTAAATTCATCAACGAGGATGGTTCTGTTGAGGAATGGGATGGTATGTCGTGGGATGAGATGGAAAAGAAAATAGATAACGAGTTTCAATTATTTAGAGAAAACTTTATCCAAAAGCTGGAGACCGATAATGAAGAAATTCATTAAAGAAACTTACGAATCATATAAAACCGATGGTGTACCTCATACATTAGCTATGGAGTATACCATTTCTGATGTATATGAAAAACTATGTTCAGAAGGTGTAATGACTGAAGACCTTCGTAAATGGTTTGGTAAAGGTGGTTCAGGTGGTACATCCAAAGGTGGTTGGGATAGATACGGAAGCGATGGTCAGAAGTTAGGTAAGTGTGGTGATGGTGAAAGGGGCGGCGCATACGCTGCTTGTTTATCTGCTGAAAAAGCCGCTAAACTCGGCCCAAAGGGAAGAGCATCATTCGTAAGAAGAAAAAGAGCCGCACAAAAAAAGGGTGGGGATTCTAAAAAAGGTGGAAATCGTACAAAGGGTAAAAAACCTACATACTCAAAAACTGGGGCATAATATGATTAAGTTAAAAGACTTATTAAACGAAGCAGATTACAAAGTATACCACAAGACATTTACTTCAGCAGCAGGAGCTGCAAAGGAGATGGCCGAGAAGAGAGGATATGAAATCGATGAAGATGATTGGAACTCTCAAATCGTAATGGGTGGTAGAAACATCAAATCAAGACCAAGCCAAGGTAAGACCCACGAGTTTACAGTAGGTCTACTCAAAGGTGGTAAACCACAAAGAAAGGCACTTCAGATTTCAGTATATGGTATGAAGAACGGGTTTGAACTTAACGCATATATCAACTAAGGAGTACTATGAATCCTCAACTCAATAAAAAAGTTAAAAAGTATTTAGACTCGTATTTTAGAGATACTAAGAAAAACTCACCAGAACACCACGAAGCTGTGATGTTAGTTATGAGAGGAGCATTAACTGATGCTAACTTCCATAGTGAAGCTAAAGAATTAGGTAAGTACTTCCCAAAAGCTAGTAAGAAATACATTGGCACTCCAATGGAAGATGTAATTGAAGATAAGGGTATAGATATTGCTAAAATGGCAAAGTGGGATGGTCACGACATCATTGACGCATTCGCATTTTACTTGAGTATGTCAATTGGGGGGTCATTTGGAAATAGATTGATGTCACTAAAAGAATCATTAGAAGAGTCATTAGTGAGTGAGGGTGAAAGACTTGATGAAAAGAATTGTCCTACTGACGCTTCTAAGTGGTCTTACTACAAATCACAGGCAAAACAAAAGTTTGATGTATACCCATCCGCATACGCAAATGGTTGGGCATCTAAACAATACAAAGCCGCCGGCGGTGGTTGGAAACAATGTGCTGGAGAATCAATGGAAAACACAAATGAAAACTTTGCCGTTCATATGATGGTCGCTAAGGCAATTGCTGACCAAAAGGTAAAGAATCCTGAAACTAAAAAGGATGTAAGAGTAACAACCGCATTGAAGGACAAACAACACCCTGCTCACGGAAAAGCAAAGTCACTTGTTCAAAGATTGAAAGACAAGTTTTCTAAAAAAGAGAGTATTGATGAAAAGATGATTACTCCACAAAGAGGACACAACTACTATCAATTAACCAAAGACACACCAATCAAATATATTTCAGGACATTCGGGAATCGGATTAGAAGTTCCCGGCGTATTACTTCATAACGAATACGACACGTTCAAGGGTAAGAAAGGCGCTTACATCATAGATTACTTTGGTAGACACTTCTATGTAGACATCAAAAACAAATTCGCATCTGATATCGCCAATCCAAGAAGTGGTGAACAAAACAAAGATTTGATGAGAAACGCAAAGTCCGTCGATAAAGCACCTGAATTTTCTGATTGGAAGAAATATATGAACGAATCAGTAAACGAAGCCGATGTAGTTGGTAAAACTGTATTCTCCGATGGTAAAGGTAAACTTCACTTTGGATACTACAAAACCGATGATGCTGTTGAATTTGTAGATTACAAAACTTGGAAGAAACTTTCTTTTAAAGAT